ATGCGACCAGTACGAGACCTCACCATGGGCTCCATATACCAGACCAAGGACGGCCGGTATCGCGCCGCTATCACCGTTGGCTACGACGGCAAGGGGCGCCAGGTGCGCCGCACTGTCTCCGCCAAGACGCAAGCGGAATGCGTGAGGCGTAGGAACGAGCTATTTATCAAGCTCAAAAAAGGACGTTCCACGCCCGAGGAAATCACGGTTGAAACCCACGTCACCCGCTGGCTTGAAACTACGGCGGCTGAAACTTTCTCCCCGAACAATTTGCGGAATCATAAGTCCTACGCCACCAAGTACATCATCCCAACGCTCGGCGAATACAAGCTCAGTGACGTCGGGGCGGACGAGGTGCGCGAGCTTGATAAAGCGGTGCGAGATGCCCACGTATCCAGCCGGACGGTGCAGATGGTGAGGTCCTCGCTGTCTGTTTGTATGGAGGATGCGGTGAAGCGTGGGCTCATCGAGCGGAACCCGTGTTCTCAGGTGCCTCGGCCTAGGGCGGTGTCGAAGAAGAGGACGTCGCTGACGGCGGATGAGGCGCGTCATCTTATAGTTCACTCGGCTCAAGTGGGGGACCCGTTCGCAACGCTCTGGGCGGCGTTTCTATTCCTTGGTCCCCGTAAGGGCGAACTACTGGGTTTGCAGCGCAACAAGGTGAACTTCTCCCCGGCTGGCTGCACAGCCGAGCTTGATAGGGCGCTGGTCGAGGTGTCCTGGGCGCATGGCGAGGGCTGCCGGTGCATCGATGGTGTGAGGCCGAGCAAGTGCCCCACCCGTGGCCTTGCTTTACCTCCTGGGTATGACTTCGAGCCCCTGTGGGGGAATCTGATTTTGGCGCCACCGAAGACCTCATCCTCGGTTCGTCTCGTACATGTTCCGGCTCCGCTGGATGCGATGCTCTGGCAGTATGTGCAGGCCGCACCTCCGAACAAGTGGGGGCTCATGTGGGTGTCCGAGCGCGGGCTACCGCTGCGCCCGAAGGTGGCGTTGGCTAGGTGGAAGTCTGCCCTGAAGGCGGCGGGGCTGCCTGTCGTTGACCTCCACACGGCTAGGCATACGGCGGCGTCTCTGCTGGCTGAGTGCGGGGTACCGCCTCAGGTGATTGGGGTCATCCTTGGTCAGTCCACTGTGGATACGACGCTTGGGTATGTGCATGTGGGGCGGGCGCAGGCTCAGGCCGCGCTAGCCCAGTACGCGGAGAGGCTAGCCCTGCCGACTTCCTACGGTCAGTCCCCTCAGGTAGGCGACGGCTTCCCGCTGTAGTGGAATGGGTAGGGCCTTGAGTAGCTGCGCCGCCTCGTCCTGTAGGTCTTCCGGGTTCTCCCGTTCCGGGGCGAGACCCGCCGCCTCGAGTACCTGGTTCACGGGGAGGTTGACGGCCTGGGCGGCTTTCGCTAGCGCTTCCGGGGTGGGTGTGATGGGGATCTTTTTGCCGTCTCGGATGTTGATTCCGGTCTCGAGTCGGCGCCACCAGGATTCTGATAGGCGGGATCGTCGGGCGGCTTCGGCCTTGGATAGGCCCTCGCGTTCGCGGGCGTGTTGGAGGAGTTGGCCAGCAGGCCACTGCTGGGGTGTGGTCATGGCTATGAGGTTATCAGTGGGTGTGTATTTAATTTTGCGCGGTACCGGATAGTACATTATAATACTGGGTAAGGGTTCAAAACGAGCCCAACTAGTACCGGACGGTACAGCCCTGCAAGGCAGAAAGGAATCACTATATGGCCTACAAAAACGATGGGCTATACAACCAGAAGGAGGCCTGCCAATACCTGGGAGGCATCTCACGGAACACGCTTTATCTACTCCGGAGGGACGGGCTACTCGCGGAGACCAAACTAGGGTGGCGAGTCTTTTTCAAGAAAGCCGACCTAGACCGCTGCATTGAGATGCAGGAGCTACTGAACGCAGCCTAAAACGTAAAAAGACCCCTCGGAGCTGCAACTCCATAAGTGAGGGGCCGCATCGGCAGAAAGGAATCTAAACACGATGCACACACATGATAACACCCCGACACCGGCGCTCGAAACCGCAGAGCGCGACCCGTACGAGAAGGTCCTACTCCAGGCCGTCGTGCTAAGGAAGCTCAACGGCATCCATAAGGAGTTCAAGGACAGCATCACCCGCGACATGAACCCGGGCGACAAGCGCACCGTGAAGAACGCCCAGGGCCTTGAGCTGGGCAGCGTATCGAAGTCCGCGCCCGGAATGAAAGCGGTCTGTACCGACAGTGCTGTGCTTCTCGCTATGGCTGAGGAGCAGGGCCGTGAAATTGTTGACGGGCTACCGTCGCCGTCTGATCCCCGCCATGAGGAAATTATTCGCCTCCTCATGGAGCTTGGGCGCACTGACCTACTTGAGTCCGCTGTCGTGAAGGAGGATGCGGACGAAATCGCCGCGAAAGTTCTCGAAGACTGGCAAATCAGCGGACATCTTCCTACCGGTTGGGAAATCAAGGAAGCCTCATCGCCACGGGTCGCTATCAATTCCAAGCGTTCTAACGCGGCGCGTGCAGCAATTGATCATCTTGTAAAAGAGGCGGGCACTGTCCTCGCACTCGAAGCAGGAGAGAAGTAAATCATGGGTGAGGAAATCTGGAAACCAGTAATCGGATTTGAGGGACTTTATGAAGTCTCTAGCCACGGAAAAATAAAGAGTCTGCAGCGCAAAGTACCGCATAAGTCCAGCGGAACCATCACAGTACGCGAGCGCATTCTGAAGCCTGGCGTGCGTAAGAGTGGGCACCTTTATGTGAATCTGCTAAAAGACTCGCATCCCCGAACTAAGCGCGTTCACGTAATCGTTGCCGAGGCATTTATAGGACCACGTTCTGCAGGCATGGAGGTATGCCACAACGACGGCAACCCAGCGAATAACCGCGTAGAGAACCTACGCTATGACACCCACGCTGAAAACATCCGCGACATTATTCGTCATGGCACGCACTTCCAGAGCAAGAAAACAACGTGCAAAAGAGGGCATCTGCTTACCGCGCCAAACCTGGTTCCGTCAATAGCCAAGAAAGGCTACAGGGACTGCCTGGCGTGCTCTCGTACTCGCGCTTATCTGATTAATCATCCGGGACTTGCAGATACAGCGCAAGAACTTTCAGATAGCTACTTCAACACAATCATGGAAAGGAAATAATCATGGAGTTCACAACCCGCCGACCATCTTGCAAGGCTTCATTCCCGTTGGTGCTTCTCGCCGGTGTCGAGGGCGCCGGTAAGACGTGGGCAGCTGTCGAGTCCACATCAATGAGCGCAGTTGACAAGGCATTTTTTATTGAAGTTGGAGAGTCTCAGGCGGATGCTTATGGCGCAGTCCCTGGTGCTGATTTTCTGATAGTTGAGCACGACGGAACCGTTGGGCAGATTCGTGGGGCTATCCACTGGGCTTCCCAGCAGGCCCCGGCTGAGGGTAAGCACAACCTCCTCATCATCGACTCGATGACCGAAATCTGGCAGCTGCTTCAGGACAACGGCCAGGAGGAAGCGAACCGCCGTGCTCGTAGCAAGGGCCGCAAGGTGCCGGAGGACGGTGTGCGGCTCAGCATGGACCTGTGGAATCAGATTAAGTCTACATGGAACGGCATCTTGCAGCAGTGCCGTCAGTTCCCCGGCCCGGTACTCATGACCTCCCGGCTCGAACTTGTGACGGCGATGGATGAGAAGGGCAACCCGACGCGGGATAAATTCTGGAAGGTGCAGGCGGAGAAGAATCTGCCGTTCAACTGCCAGGTTGTGGTTCAGGCGAGGGCTCCGCGCCAGTGGACGATGACGAAGATCGCTACCACGGTTCCCGAGCTTCAGCTCCAACCCGGTGCCGAGATGACGTTCAACGACTTCTCAGTTGCGAAGCTGCTGGACGGTATGGGGATTGGTGCCGACGCCGCCCCGAGCACGTTTGTGGAGACCCGCCCCGATGGGGAGTTCAGTGAGGAGAAGCAGGCCGCTAAGGCCGCCGAGGAGCAGGCGGAGGAGCGGAAGGCATACGTCTCTAAGCAGACTCAGGGGCTACTCCAGGCGGAGTCCTCCGGGGACGTGGATACCCTTCGCCGGGCGCTGCGCTACTACGAATCGAGGTCGGATCGTGAGCTCGTTGGCATGGCCCGCGACACGCTAGACCGCCTAGAGAAGGCCCAACGCATGGAGAAGGCGCAGGAGACCGTCGGGAACGTGCTGGACGGTGAGGTGGTCGAGCCGACCGCCGACGCCGCCTAACTACATTCCTCACTGCCCTAGGCCGGTGGGATTGCAGACCCCCGGCGGGTGACTGCGCCACCGGCCTAGCTATCTTTTCGTGCCCTGCGGCCCGGGCCATACAAGGGCCGCCCTACAATAATCCATGTACCCCACCTGTACGCGGCTGCAACCGTGAGCGGTGTGGGGGAGTAGCAGAAAGGAATCTTTGGGATGAAACGATCCCCTAGTAAAACGCAATGCTCCGTTGAATGGTGCGATCGCCCGTCAAGGGCGCGTTCGATGTGCACCAAGCACTACCAACAGGTGAAGTCATGGGGCGAGGTTCGCCCCGATAAAGAAAAGTTTTCGGTCTGCCAAGCCGACGGGTGTGAGCGGAAGCCGCGCTCGGGAGGTGCAAGCTACTGCGAGATGCACTACTACCGCCTTCGCCGTAACGGAACACTTAGCATCGTTGCTCCTCGCGTGCCAGACTCCGAATGCGTTGTAGGAGGCTGCGATAAAAAGGCTTTCACTACCGAAGGGCTATGTAGAAACCACAGTCTGGGCATGAAGCGAAATGGAGACTTAAAGAATCACGCTCGTGGGGAGCTGGCGTACAACTGGGTCAGTGAGAGCGAACTGGGGTATAAGAACGCCCACCGAAGGGTAAAAACCGCACGCGGAAGTGCGTCTAAGTACTCATGCGTTGATTGCGGGAGGAAAGCAAGGCACTGGTCTTATAACCACTGCGCGGAGCATGAACTTTCAGAAACCCATGAGAAGGGTGGGGTGGTCTCTTATAGCGCCAACATCTGGGACTATTCGCCCCGCTGCGTCTCCTGTCATAAGAAGTTTGATCTCAACATTATTGAGGCAAAGGGCGGTAAGTAGAGGTGGGCTACATCAAGCGTAAACCGCGCCGTGGCGGCAGAATGCCCCAAGAGGTCTATGAGACTACGATGTTCAAGCGCGCTCGTGGGCTTTGTGAAGCCGGGCTGCCGGGGTGTGAAAAGAACGCTACTGACTTCCATCATCGGCAGCGTCGGCAGCGTGGCAATGACACGGTTGTGAACTCGGCTGCATTGTGCCGCGCCTGCCACCATCACATCACGCACGTGTCCCCGGCAGAGGGTCGTGAGCGCGGCCTCATTGTTCATTCACATCATCCCGACCCGGGCAGTGTGCCGATGTGCGTTCGTGGACGCTGGTTCATGTTGCTGCCCGATGGCGGCATGGAGGCCACGGAGGCAAGGCCGTGACAATTCATCCAGACGTCCACTATGAGGGTGTGCGGTTCGCTAGTGTCCCGCACCAGCTTCTCGATGAGGTGGCCGATCCGGTCGCTATTGCCCTGTATGCGCACCTGATGAAGTTTGCTGACTGGTCTACAGGTCTTGCCCATCCGAAGCGTGAGACTCTGGCGAAGCTCATGGGCTACAAGACAACGAAGTCGGTTGATGCCGCTGTGAAGGTCCTCGCTAAGGCTGGGTGGCTGGAGGTGTTTCCGCGTTGGTCTCGGTGGAATGAGGAGACGAACGCGCTGGAGGTCATCTACGAGTCCCGCAAGGGATTCAATCAGACGTCGAACGGGTACAGGCTGTTTGACCGGCCACGACGTAGTGGTGGGGTGGGTACCCCAGAGGGACCCCACCCCCTACCCACTAGTGACCCCTCCCCATGCCCCCAGGGGTACACAAACAAAAACCATAAGAACGAGAACCATAGAACTAAAGATATTGATCATCCTGCGGATGATCGCTTCGATGAGTTCTGGGGCACGGTTCCGCGAAAAGTTGGTAAGGGGGCGGCGCGTAAGGCGTGGGCGAAAGCGGTGAAGAAAGCGGACCCTCAGGTCATCATTGAGGGGATGCGCCGGTATCGGGATGACCCGAACCGCGAGGATGAGTTCACCGCTCATCCTTCGTCGTGGCTGAATGCGGAGAGGTGGGATGATGATCCGCTTCCGGCTAGGGGAGGTGGGCAGAAGGCCCCGAGCTTCCTTGACTTCGCCCCATCTAGCTCTACACCCCGTAATCCGTCCTTTAACGCCCCGTACGGCGGCGAACTGCCTAGTTCTACATATTCACCCCTGCCGCCCGGTATTGAGCCGCCTACGGGGCCGCAGGCACTATTTGAGGAGTATCCAGAATGAGCACACCACAGCAGCGCGAGTTAGCCGCCTACGTCCTCGAGTATGGGAAGCGCCTGGCCCCGGATCGGTTTCCGCAGCCGTCGGCTGAGGTGGTGGACGCGTGGGGAGATGTTCTAGCCACGGTGTCCCTGCCTCCGCAGGTGTGGCCGGATGCGGTGAAGCTGTGGGCGCTGGAGCTTGCCGGGCCACGTATGGTGACGCCGCGTGACCTTAAGCAGGCGGCGTTTGCGGTGCGTGACCGGTGGGAGTCCGATCCGGTTCGGAAGCGTCAGCTGGATGCTCACCGTGAGCGGTTGCGTAAGGAGCGTGACGCGCAGTTGGCGGCGGGGACTTTCGGTGAGCTTCGGGGCTATAAGCCGTTGGAGGTTGGTCACGCCGGGGAGGTTGATACGGCGGGTATTGTGGAGCGTATAAAGCGCGGTTTACGAGGGAGGACGGGCAATTCATAGCACTCAATTTTACTTTTTGTAAACTATGATCTATACTTAAACACGTAAGCAAGAACAGCCCCTGCAAGGGCAAGCAGAAAGGAAAAAATGAACTCCACCGACTACTACGTCGCCTACAACATCACCAACGAATCCGACCTCGACATGGTGACCGTGGGAGGCCAGCCCAAGTACCACCTTGGCGGAAACTCCTTCATGTGCCGCATCGCAATCATCGAGGGCTACACCAAGGCCGAGAAGGAAACCTTTGAGCGCATCATCAGCATCAGCGAGAACGGCGCGGAGGTCGAGGTTTACGACTGGACACCAGCTAACTGCGACATGTACGCGAAGGTGAACAGCTAACCACCAGTACGGGAGGGGCACGCATTCACCCTAGTCACGCGCACTACATGAACCCCTGCAAGGGTTACGAGAAAGGAATCACAATGGACCTCGTTGAAGTCACCCACGAATACATCGCCAGCGTTAAAGTCACTACCCAAACGTATGACCTGTACCGTGACGTCTTCATCTACGACAACGGCGAACAGCGACCCTGCTACACGCTTCGCAGCCCGAAGGATGAATCCAAGTACTGGGCGGGGCGTAACCTCACCAGCACCGATAACTCCGCCGCAGGAACCTACATGTTCGCCACCGTCATGGGACCCCCAATTAAGAGACAGGGCAACATCGTGAAGTTCTTCATCGCGGGCGACATGATCGAGCGAGTCAAATAACAGGCCTTGGAGGGGAGCGCATTCCACGAATCACGCTCACGCCAAGCCCCTGCAAGGGTACATAGAAAGGAATCACAATGAGCGTCACAACGAGCTCCGTATATAGCCATAACGGGCTTGCCTACGAAATGCGAGTCACTGAGACCGGAAAGCGCCCACAAGATAAAGACGTCGAGATCGAGTACCTCGGGGATGATAAGGCCTCCCCGTTCAGCCTATCCGCCTACTGGAACGGCGTTAAGGAAGTTTGGGATGTGAAGGTGGAGTTTCTTCCACGTATCGCCCGTGACTCTCTGAACCTCCGTTCATATGTTGAGGATGTTCAGCTCGGAGTGGAGATGGTTACTGAGTTCCGGGAAATCCTGAACGCTGGGTAAGGCCCGGGGCGTGAGCGTGATGGGGATGACGTTCACGCCACCGACCACCCCACCTAATCAGAAATAATGCCGCCTGCAAGCGGCTGACAGAAAGGAATCAGCGCATGTCATCGCGCACCCTAGATTTAATCTTCATTGACCTTGCTTTATTGATCACCATCGTGTGGGCCCCGGTAGTGGCCGGGGTTCAGGCCGGGCGGAGTTTTCACTGGTCTATCGGCATCGCCGTGGCCGTCCTTCTTTCGGCTATCTCTGTCGCATTCTGGTACCGCTTTGCCACCTCCCCGGCGTCTCTGCCGGGACAGGACTGGGAGGGGGAAGAATGAGCCTCCCATACCCGCGCTACGACGAGCCCCACGACGACTACACCGAAGTCGAAGCCGTCGCCACCCTCGCCCACCCCGACGGCACCACCACCCGCCACGGCCTCATCATGAACGCCCCCGTCTATGACGAGCGCCCTGACCTGCTGGAGGCCTGGGATAACGAGGACTACGAGCCGGTCAACTTTGACGAGTTTGCCCAAGCTATGCGCAGCGCGGAGGAGCTTGTAGACCTCGATATTTGGGACGGCGTCACACCCGAGTTTGACCAGCTCTACCGCCCCTCCGCGCTCACCCTGGCTATGAGAAAGGCAAGCTAATGGCCAACCCATTCTCCTGCATCGCCAACGACACCGCCCGCTATTTCACCCACCAGGGCATCAGCTGTATGACGCAGCTGGGGCCATTCACCATCAACGGATACATCGAACTACCCGAAAACCACCCGTGGCTTGATTTCCCTGACACGCTTGAGGTGCACCCCGACATCGAAGTTCACGGAGGAATCACCTACCACGAAGGCCGCGTAATCGGCTTCGACACCAACCACCTTGGGGATGGACAGCACCCCGACGCCCCAAACGCGTACCCCTCCCACTTCACCGGCCATACCTGGACATGGGAGGAAGTCGAGGCGGAAACCCGCCGCCTAGCAGAACAAGCAAAGGATACACACACCATGACCCAACCAACCCGCCAAGAAATCATCACCGCGCACGAAGCGCTAGAAACGCTAACCGATACTTGTATTCATAGCAGCGAGCAGGCGGAAGAATTGCAGGAATTGGTACTCCGCGCCCTGCCACCGAAGCCACAACCCACAATGGCCGAGGAGGAATGGGACGACGATAAGCACTACCTCGCAGAGGCGGAGCACGTGAGCTGGGGCAAAATGGTCATGATTTACCACGATAGATTTGGGTCTATCCGCTGCGCAGTCAAAGGCGAGGTATACATTGCAGCCCGCGAAGACCTCACCCCGACTGGCAAGCGCTACACCCTCACAGAGGTGCAGGATGACTGACCTGAGCACCGCTAATCTGAAGCGCCTACTCGCTGAGGCTACGCCCGGCCCGTGGCGCGCCGAAGTTGGCGCGGCAGGCGTTCCCGAGGGGTGGGACGAGCACTGGCTAGCACTCCACATGGGCCATAACAGCATGTATGACGTGGGGCGCGAGCCGCCAGCGGAAGAGGAATATGCGAACTTCAAGCTCGCCGCCCTCGCCCCACAACTCGCGCAGGAAGTCCTACGGATGCGTGAGGAATTGCGGGAACTCCGAGACCAGCTCAAAAAGAGAAGCGAGCACTACGGAAAAGTGGAACTATCAACAGACCCGCTCGACGGCATACAGCTTGAGGACAACTACGCGGAAGACGAAATTAGCCGCATCCTAGGAGACCACGATGGATAAAGACAAGCTTCACCGCTCCCTAGCGCACATCGCCGCTGGAGCCGACAAAATGGCCCAAGCCGCGCACATCATTACTCACGGCATGAAAAACGGGGACAGCCCCGCACGTATCGCAAGGCATCTGGCCGACTACGGGCTACTCACCCCAGGCCCGCCGGAGCCGTGCATCTACCCGGATACGGGGGAGCATGAATGGCACATGGACGACGGCTACGTCTCCGTGGAGGGCGGCATTATTCATGTCATCCATGATGAGACGAATGATGACAATGAGCCGGACGCATTGATGCCCGATTGGGCTGAACTCCGCTTCTCCACCACCACCAAGGGGCGTGAGACTGCCTACGCAATCCTCGCCGCCTGCAACCACAAGGACGCACAAGATGAGTAAGCACAGCAGAGCCGCCAAAGCAATCAAATTCGGCATCAAACGCGGCTACGCCCCAGACCAAATCGCCACCCTGCTAGACAAATTCGGGCTACTAGCTGAAGACCTACTCGAACCGTCATTCGTCGTCAAAGGGGTCGAGCATGAATACCCCGTATGGGATGCCACGCACAGATTCACGGTGGAGGCACAATCCGGCAGCAGCGACGTCAAAATACGGTGCTACTACGACCCTGGCGAGTCGCTCACCCTCGCGCAAGCCCGCACCATACGCCAAGCACTCCACGCCGCAGAAAACTACGCAGAGAATCAGGAATAAGCATGACCAATTTTGACCAAGCCCTCCATATACTCGAAGCCGCCCGACGGCCCGGAGACCTACGCATCCACCCCACAGATGCGGTAGAAGCACTCGCCAACGCGGGGCTACTCATGCCAGAAGAAAAACCGGCAGTGAACTGGTATAATGGCAACAATAAGCCAGCCCCCGCAGGTGCTACCAACACCACGCGAGGGCCTAACCCAAAATCACGATAGGAGCGTGAAAAGGGCTATGCTCCAGCATACCTATACCCAACCCGAAGAATGGCGACCGATCCCCGGATACGAGGGCCTGTATGAAGTTTCAGATACCGGGAAAGTCAAACGAATACCGGCAATTGTTGATACCGTTCGTGGCCCGCGCCCAATTCCTGGAAGAACACTAGTTCCTTACACTAACCGCGACGGCTACGAAAAGGTTTCACTTTCCAAAGACGGAAATAAAAAGAGCTTTTTTGTTCATCAGTTAGTTCTACGTGCTTTTGTTAGGAATGAAAAAGTAGGAGAGGTTTGCTGCCACAATGATGGCAACCCGTCTCACAATCATTTATCAAATCTTCGGTGGGACACATACGCCGGAAATATTGCAGATGAAATCAAGCACGGCACCCATGTTGAAGCCAGGAAAACAAGTTGCCCTGTGGGCCACCCACTTAGCGGACGAAATCTAGACCCTGGCCAATTAAACAGGCACGGCAAGCGTCGTTGCTTAGCCTGCCAGCGTGCGCATGGGGCCATTCAAGGACGTAAACAGTACAAGGTTATTTTCAAGCAACTGGCCGACTTGAAGTACCAAGACATCATTAACGGCACGAAAACGAAGATCTATCTTGCAGATCTACTCGCAGCAGCCCAATACGCAAAGGAGGAAGCATGACCATTAAAGGATTCAGGATTAACAACAAGGGGCACGCAGCCCTGATAGCGATGCGGGAAAACAATAAGCAGGATGAAGAAGTCCCCGCGCATTACCGCATAGCTAATGAACTCGCTGAGGCGGGGCTACTGGCAGAGGATTTGCCTAAGCCGTCTAGGGGCATGGGCTCAGGCGGCGCAGTCTGGTACCTACCCGGGCCGATAGGCGACATTCGCCGCATGAGGGAGCACATCGTCATCTTCGGCCACGACTGCCAAGAAAAGTCCTTCCGCCTAGTCCTCAACGAAGCAGAGGCAGACACCATTGGACGGACGATACTCGCAGCATCCAAGCACAAGGAGGGGGAGGAATGACACCGGAAGACGCACGCTACTGGCTAGGGGACGGTACACGCCCACCAATCATCCCGCCTTACATCGCGCAGCAGGCATTGGAGACCATCGCCGCGATGGACTACCAAGAAGTGGACTACCGGCCACCCCGCTTCTACACCGTGGACGAACCCACAGAAAAAGGCCCAGACCTAGGAGGCCACGCAACCCGCGCACGCAGACTCACAGGCCCATGGGAGAAAGCATGAGGCCCCACAAGATCCGTGTCAGCCCACGCGGCGTCACCCTCGACGGTATCCCACTTATACACAGTGACGAAGCCCCAAGAGTCGAAACCCTCAGCCCTAACCTCCACCGCGTGCACCTCGCTGTCTACGCGGACAGTGTTCAACTCGACGGCGACAGCCACCAACTCCCCGAAGCTACACCCATCTACGACCGCATCAAGGGACAAGCATGACTACTCTCGCAGACCTCACACCCGAAGAAAGAGCACAGTGCCGAGGAATGTGGTGTGACTTCCCGGACCCCGACGAGCGCACCAACCTCGCAATCTACGTAGGCGACAGCCCAAACCATAAAGGATTCTGTGAGCTAATCCACGAAGGCCAGCTAGGCACCCTCACCATCCCCGAGAACCTCACCCCACGCCTAGACCTCCCTAGAGCCTGGGCACCAGACGGACAGCCGGTTCCCGGCGAGTGGGAGGACGGTCATGTGTTTGTTTCCTACGATGATCCAGACCCCTGGATTCTCAAGGACGCGGTAAGCATCGAGGGACTGTCAGAGGGTGGCATGAGCTACTACGATGCTCCGCCTAACGGTATTGAGGTGAAGCTAGATAAGTTTGGTGAGGGTGAGGGCAAAGCCCGCCGCTGGGTAGGGGAATGGGAGCAAGCATGAGCCGGTGGAGAATCTTCAAAGCGTATTACGAATGGCACGTGTACGAATACGGGCGGGAGCGCTATGAATCCTTCCCCACCTGGCGCGAGGCCATGGACTACGCCGACCGTTATTCCCGGCTAGCCCCGGACATCACCATTGAAGACCCAAGCGGCGCATTCTGTGACCTCACCGCCACCAACAAGCGAGAGTATATTCACCTCAAATCAGGCGGCGACACCTTTAACCTCGCACCACACGAATGGAAACCACTAGCGGGCTTCCTGCTAGACGTGGCCAACCTAGTGGAGGAAGCATGAGCGCGGCGTAGCTACCCCTAGATACGATAGAGACATGATGACCGATGACGAACTCGCCGCACTTCAGGGGCGGTACCTAAAGGATGCGAAAAAGGCACACCGGGAGGTGGAGGACTTGAAGGACGCCATGCGCGCTGCTAAGACCAAGAGATCTAACGCTGTTCGTCGGGCAAGTGCCGCCGGTGTGCCAATGGGAAAAATGGCTGAGCAACTCGGTGTTTCTAAGCCCATGCTGTCCCTTATTGCTAAAGGTGAACGATGAGAGAAAAGGACAAATCAATGCGTAAAATTTTGACCGTGGCCTGCGCCGCCCCGCTACTCCTATCGGGATGCGGCGGTGGGGCTGAGGACACCCCAACGCCCACCAGTGAGCAGGTAACGGCCACCGAGGCAGCCCCGGGCAAGACGGCCCCGGAGACATTCGAATCGGCTATCCAGGTACTGAACTACCTACAGGGCCAGAATGTGACATGCGCGAATACCGACAGCATCGAGCAGGGGTTGACCTGTGAGACGTCTGGCGTCTCGTACATCGTGAACACCGACCCGACCGGCAAGCTTGTGCAGGCAATGGTTGGCGCCGCCGAGCAGGTTGATAATACGGCCCTAATCTACGGCGATCACTGGTACATCTCCTGCGCCGGAGTATCAGCGCCGACGGCTTGCGCCTCGGCGGGAGCATCCCTCACGGGCTACGAAAAAGCAGGATTCTAGAAACTTCCCCTAAAGCGGCGGCTGCAACCGTCGCGGGGCTGACCGCCCCAAAAAATCAGAAAGGATACACCCATGACCATTCAAGACGTCACGATCGTCGGAAATATCAGCACCGACGTAGAGCTCCGATACACCCCGCAGGGCACCCCGGTGGCCCAGTTCAGTGTCGCGGTAAATGAGCGCCGCCTCAACCGTGAGACGAACCAATGGGAGGACGGAGACACCACGTTCTACCGCGTGAGCGCATGGAAGCAGCTAGGGGAACATGCCGCCGAAACTCTCGCTAAGGGCATGGAGGTTATCGTGAAGGGCAAGTTCACAGCCCGTAATTACACGACCAGGGAGGGTGTCGAGCGTACCGCGCTGGAGGTGACCGTGAACCCGGGCAAGGGGGCGCTTGGCCCGTCGTTGATGTGGATGGTGGGCAGCATGTCGAAGGCTCAGCAGGGCGGTGGGCAGCAGGCGCCGCAGCAGGACCCGTGGAATAGCGCCCCACAGGGCGGCTTCAGCGGTGGGAGCTCGGAGCCACCGTTCTGATAGGTGGCCTGCGAATACGTCCACAGTGGGGGCGGGTGTCGCCCCTATGTTCTAATATGGCCTTCGTTAGCCGCCGAGAGTGAGGAGACGCCATGCCGCCTACCGTTATTGAGTCCGCTAGTGGCACTGTCCGTGTGGAGTCGTTTACTGACACGACGCCAGGTGACGAGTACGCCGCTGTATCGCTGGAAGTCGCGGGTGTTCAGGTTGATTTGAGTGCCGAGCAGGCGGAGGTACTGGCGCGAGGTTTGTGGGCTCATCGGGGGCATCTTTCCGCCGCCCCCATCTAGTCTTATGGTGTCTTATTGCGTCCCGCGAGATGCGGGGTATTGGCACACAAGATCGAACGGTGAACAATAGCCCACGACACAAGAATCCCACCAGCACCACTAGGGAACGTCGTGAAGCCAGCCTGCACCAACACCAAGAACCGAGCATTCATCAACCCCGCCAGAGCACCGCACAACAGCATCGAGGCAGCGCTCAAAATGTGCCACGCCTGCCCACTCCTCAAGCACTGCGCCTCCGATGCCCTCACCTCAGGCACAAGCCTAAGCGAGGACTTGAGGGCACCCGCCGCCGACGTCATACAGGCAGGCGTCGTCTGCCACGGCGACCTAGACACCGCCTACAAGCTCGCCGCCATCGCCCAGGTTGAAGTCCCCGCCTACCTTATCGAGACGACGCGCCGCGACAATATCGGCGCCCGACGCCCCGACAGGTGCCGAAACTGCAACCGCCCGATGATCAAGTGGAACCGGCATGAGGAGCAGCCGGAAGGCTACCAAATGCACTATGCCCGGGGCTTCTGTACCGCCTGCCGCTCCGCCTACGCCCAGTGGAAGAAAGAGAACCCCACAGAGCAGCGGGGGCTGAGGAAGCCGATAGACCGCAAGCGCCACTCCGCACCGCCCCGCAAGCGAGGGGCCGTAACTATCCAGCCAACCTTATTTGAGATTCCAGCATGACAACACCGTTCCTCATGTCCTACCCGGACGATCCAAAGCACCTCGCGACTATCGAGCTCCCGTGGGAGAAGCCGCCCCTGAGTCTGAATGATTCCGCCCCGGCATCGAGAGGTGCCGTGTGGGGCCGCGCCGCGAAGAAGCGAGAGATTCAGCAGGCCGTTCATCTCTTGGCCCGTAACGTGCGGATGCCGGAGGGCATGCACTATCTGATTGTCCAGCTGCACTATCGGCCCCGCGATAATAGGGGCCGGGATACGGATAATGTGGCGGCGTCTGGGAAGCCGATTTATGACGCGCTGTCGAGGGGGTCTAAGCAGATTCCCGGCTTGGGGCTGGTGCCGGATGACTTGCCGAAGTTTATGGGTAAGCCAGAGCCGGTCATTTGGTCCGCCGCGAAGGGGTTGCGCGGCCGTATGTGGATGGATTTGTGGGTGTGCGAGAGCGCCCCTGAGCCTTACGTTAGGGCAGGCTAGAAGTCTCAATTTTACATTCCGTAAACTGTCATATATACTTAAACACGTAAGCAAGAACAGCCCCTGCAAGGGCAAGCAGAAAGGAAAAGAAAATGACCACCTACGCCCGCCGCGACGACGCTATCACCCGCGAAATCATTGAGCCGCTCGGTGAGTACGCCGCAGAACACAACATCGACGCCATCGCCGACGAACTGATCATCTGCGACGGCACCGGCCTCGACCCGGTGTACTACATCAACCCGGACGCCGACTTCTGGAACATCGTCGCAAACAACGCCCTATAATCGCCGCCCCCTAACCGCGCCTGCAAGCGCGACACAATCACCACAAGAAAGGAATCGCAATGACGGACCCATACCTCGCTATAAAGGGCCTAACCGCACTCGCAGAATCGCTAGGATTCAGCATCACCCCATCGAGCACCGGCCCATACATCTACACCGGACTAGATACATTCCTCAAGCTGGACACCGAAATCAACGAGGGTTGGGGTTCCGATGAGGAATACAACACCTACTACTTCGATCTAGACAACCCACAGGAGATAGGAGACTGCGCGGCGCTCCTCACCCGCCTAGCTGAGCACCAGCCCGAAACCGTATAAGCGCCTGCAAGCGTCGCAGAAAGGAATCCACAATGTTCAAGCGCAAGGGCCGTCACTGGCCACACAACATCCCCAACTCACGTCACGCACGGATGCTCATTGCTGAGCACCAATCCGGGATGAAAGGTGGCGCGGGGAAGTGACCCACAAAATCACCTACAGGGTGCAGCGCTGGGGCCGAGAAGATGACACGTGGTCATGGTTCGGCACCAGCGAGCACGCCACCCCCAACGGGGCAGTAAAGGAAATGCGCCGGATGGAAACACTATTCCCCCGTGCCGTGTTCAGAGTCGTTGAGCGGCACGTACAGGAGGTGATTTACCGTGTTCCGGCAGAGAACGGGTAGGACCACGGTGTTCTGTGAAGTAGGCGGGGGCGTTCGGGAGGTTGGCACCTACAGGTCCAAATGGGCCGCGAACTTCCGTGTTCGCATCCTCTCCGAGGCCGGTATTGAGGCGTGGACGAAACCGGAAATGAGACTCCTATTTAACGAGGTGAGCTACTAATGCGGGGCGACGCCTACCACTGGGCTGAAGACGCTAAATGTAGATCCCTACACCCGGACATCTTCGACCTTCAGGGCGATAAAAGGCCCCTTGAGGCTAAACGATCAATGGCGCGCAGACTCTGCGAGGGCTGCCCTGTTATTGCGGAGTGCGCCGAGGATGTTCTACGGCATGATTCTTTTGGTCTTGTTCGCGCAGGGCTATGGACCACCGGCTGGATGTGTGGCGGCCCTGCGAACCCCGGGGGCAAGCGAGGGGCTTTAGTGAAAGAGCTCCAATTTATCGCCGCCACCGGTCGGCTTCCAGAGCTCGAGGAGGCGATCTGAACCGAGTGGGACGAGAGCCGAGTTTGAAAACTATTCCCCCTATCTAAGGAGATCTTGTGAGCAAAATCATTGATATTCTCTCCACCGCCTACACCCCGGATGGTGGTCTGGCTGACCCGAATCATCCTGTGTACGCCTTGCTGTGGCTATTGAAGGTGTTCGCATGACCGTGCTTTGTACCCGGACCACTACCATCATGCCACCGTACAAGCCCCTCGTGGGGGAGGTGCAGCGCGTCAAGGTGGACGGCACCGTAGAATCCTGCACCCAAGCACGCCGCGACCGGCCAGAACCCCCAGAACTTCAATTCGAGGAACCGGAACCGGGACTCTTCCGCCGCTGCCACCAGTTCTACAAGCGCGACCACTATGGCGAACCGATTCAGCCGAAACCTATGTGGGATGTCCTCGACCTCTGGTACGAGGAATCGTAAAGAACACCTTATAACCCTTATTAGACGCCAGTTTAGATAGATGCCCTACCAGCGGATGACAGCGGCAGACCTACCCCGATACAAGGTTTGCCGCATCGTCCTCAACCCAGATTCTTATGACCCGCGCCTTGTGCCTGACCGTCTGGTCTACGCCGCCCAAGAAGGTGACCACGTGTCCGGCGCAACCCGTGACGGGCGCTTCGCCCTCCCAGCCGCCGCACCAGTCCTTATTGACCCCGAATCCTAGGAACCAATGAACGTCAACTATTCACTCGATACTCATGCTTACCCGCCGCGCCGCGCCTACACCGACGACGCTGGTACAGACCTGGCGCTGAATCACCCGGCGGTAATCCCAGCAGGCCAGCACCGCCTCTGCCACACAGGAGTGCACGTAGCAATCCCCAAGGGGCATGTGGGCATGATGTTCGTGCGCAGCTCAACGGGGATTAAGAAACACCTCGTGTTGAGCAATGGCACCGGCATCATCGACGCGGGCTACACCGGGGAAATCGTGCTCTCGTTGCACAACACCGGCAGGCACATGCAAACCATCCCCGAAGGCCACTACATCGCACAGTTGGTCATCCTCCCCATCCCGGAGGTTCGACTCAACCAGGTCCCGCAGCTTTCTGCCACTGAGCGCGGTTCTGACGGTATTGGTTCCACTGATAGCACTGCGTAGATGCCTCAATTTTACAAACAGTAAACTCTCGTATATACTGGGGTATGTAAGCAAGAAAGGCTCCTGCAAGAGCCCGCAGAAAGGAATCACAATGAACCCCCAGACCACCACCCTCACCGTAAACGGCTGGACCATCACCGTCACCGGCAATAAGAACATGCACTTCGTGAACATCGAGCAGCGCGACGATATTGCCGCGAACATCACCTGGGAAGACGACCAGGCCAAGGTCACCCCTAGGATCCTCTCCTCCATGACCGTAGATGAAGCAAATGACTACGCCGTCCAAATCAGCATCGCGGCGGACGTAGCCCTGAAGATTACGGGGCAGGTCAAGGAGATCGTGCGGAAGTTCCCGGCGTAAGCCACAACGGCCCGACTGGCGGACATCAAGGTTCGAGTCCTTGACGGGCACTAGCGCCACCTGCAAGCGGCGCACACCACCACGCAGAAAGGAACCACCATGAGCATCGAGCAACGCCTCAACGAAGAGGTACAGGTGTACCGCCTCGGCGACGGACTCAGCTTCACCCCCACCGGCAAGCACCCGACCGGCGTACTAATCGGCGTCTTCTACCACGAGGGGGACCAAATCGGTAGGGGATGCCTAAAGGTTAACGGCGACCAGTACGACGCACTGCTTGGGGGCTGCTAATGGCTATCAAAAAATCACCCCTCTGGCACTCACGTGAAGAGTTCAGGGGACTACTCGCGGACCATGAGACGCTCAATTATCTGCGTTCGGCTGAGCACATGAAGCTGGAAATCTGTACGCTTCACCTGCCGCCGCACTTGAAGCGTCGGGTGTGCGACGCGGCCGATCAGTGGGGGATAGCGCGAAACGGGATGCTCATTGAAATCATCCTGGGCTATCTCTCCTCCGACACTCAGTACACGCCGGAGAACCGTGTCGTGGCGAACACCCGGACCGCTGAGCAAACAAGCTTCCGGCTACCGTCACCGGCGATTGATCACATGCGCTGGCTTGCCGACGCCCGGGGGATAACGATCTCTCAGCTCACGGCGGACATGATTGTCGAGTACTTCAACAACGCCGAGACCGAGGACGACGCGGCATGAGGTACGACGTCTGGTTCAACTTCAACCACCCGCAGGTCGCCGAAATCAGGGCGCTAGACGGCGACACGCTGAAGACAGTGGACTGGTTCTATATCCCCGCTGGTTGTCTCGTAGATAGCCCGTCTAGCCCGGGGGATTGGCATACCCTACGCACGTGGGAGCTGAGGTGGCTGTTTAAGAGTTACGGCTGGCGGCTTATATCCGAGGGGGATTCTGTGTGGGCCGAGAAACTTTAGCGGGTTTCCGCTGACCGCCGGGGGAGCCTCCCTAGCCTGCGTAGGCATGACGGAAAAGGACACAGCGAACATCGGCACCCCACAACGCGTGCCACTAACAGACCTCAACCTATATCACAAGAATCCAAGGGTGGGCGACACCCAGGCAATCAAAGGAAGCATCGTAGCTAACGGCATCTTCCGGCCCGTAGTCGTCAACAAGGGAACCTACACCGACAAGCCGAACGAAATTCTAGCCGGTAATCACACGGCGAAAGCAATTCGTGAGCTTGCCGAGGAACACCCCGACGATGCGCGTTGGCAGCATGTAGATGTGTGGATGGTGGACGTTGATAGTGAACGCGCCGCCCGCATCGTTCTGGCGGACAACCGCACCGCAGACCTCGGCTCATACGACAACGAGGAGCTACTCGGTCTTCTCGAAACCGTGGACTACGACCTCGACGGTACGGGCTACGATTACGGAGACGTAGACGACCTCCGATCCCTTGTGGAGGAAAACGGTGAGGCGCCCGGCAGCGCGGGGCTACTCGACGAGCCGGACACCGACACCTACCGGGAAACATACGCCGTCACCGTCGTGTGCTCCGACGCCGAGGAACAAGAGAAGGTGTTTAACCGCCTAACCGGGGAGGGCTACGACTGCAAGGTGGTGACCGTCTAAGTGCCTATCGAAATCACCGTGAACAATAGGTGCGCCGACTCAAACACATACCGAGCAAACCGCGTTAAGTCGATGTTTAACGCTACAAGTGAGCAGGCTACACACTTCTCCCTTGACGCCACCCTCGGCGTCGAGGAGGACGGGGACTGGCAAATCGGCGTCGTCGTCGGGCCGTCCGGCTCCGGGAAAACCTCAATCGGAAGGCAGCTCTTCGGCGGCGGCCACATCTACGAGCCCAGCGGGTGGGAGCACGATAAGCCCATCGTCGACTGTATCGCCCCCGGCGGGGACTTCGACGCGGTAACCGGGGCGCTCTCCCAGGCCGGGCTTGGCGACGTGCCCGCGTGGCTACGCCCCTATCACGTCCTCTCAAACGGGCAGAAGTTCCGGGCCGACCTCGCGAAGATACTGGCCGAGCGTCCGGACCGGGTGATTATCGACGAGTTCTCCTCCGTCGTTGACCGGCAGATCGCCAGGGTCGGGGCGGGGGCGTTCGCCAAGGGCTGGCGGCGTGGGCCGGGTAAGGCCGTACTACTTTCCTGCCACTACGACGTCCTGGATTGGCTGGAGCCCGACTGGGTATTTGATACGGCAACGGGCGAGTTCCGTGGACGGGAGGGGGTTCAACACTTTAAAAGGCCAAGGATCGACGTGGAGATCCGGATGGGCGGGTGGGAGCTATGGCCGCTTTTTAAGCCGCATCACTACCTAGACTCCGGCCCTATGCCAATGGCGAAGTGCTACGCCGGTTTCGTAGATGGCGAGCCGGTAGTACACCTCGGCGTGGGAACACGGAACGTACCCGTGAGGCGTAACGGCAGACGCCTACAGGCGGTTGAGGCCCGCGCCTGCCGCATGGTCACGATGCCCGAGTGGCAGGGGGCCGGGGTGGGTACACGGTTCCTCAACACGGTTTGCCAGATTCAGCTCGACGGTAACGGGGTACTCCCGGGCCGCAAAATGACAACGGTGTTCCACACCTCCCACCCGGCGCTCTGCGGGTACCTCCGGCACTCCGGGAAGTGGCGACAGGTGTCCAGCATGACCTCCGGCGTAAACAAGGGAAGGTCGGAGACCTCAATGGCCGCAACCTCCAGCCGGGGTAGAAAACTTGGATACGGCGGCCACCTCCGCGCCGTCCAAGGCTTCCGCTACTACGGCGACAACTACAAGAAAGGCACCCCATAAATGGCAAAAATCTACCTCGCCGGTTCAGGCGCATTCGGCGCGGCCTGCGCCCAGGCCCTCACCAACGCCGGGCACACACTCCTCGGCATCGCCGCCCCCGAAGAAGGACGCGGCGGGCGGGGCGAAGCCCTCACCAACTGGGCCATGAGCCGCCACCTACCCCGCACCTCCAACGCCCTACTACGGGCCGACGACATCCCCGACGGCACGGACCTCATCCTCACCGCCCACTCCCACGCCTTCGTAGGCAGAAAAACCCGCGCCCGCGCCCCCTACGCCCTCGGCTACCACCCCAGCCTCCTACCCCTCCACAGGGGCCGCGCCGCCGTCGAGTGGACCGCCCGCATGAACGAGCGCGTCACCGGGGGCACTATCTACCACCTCACCGACAACGTAGACGGCGGCCCAATCGCCGCCCAGCGCCATGTAATCCTCCCGCCCCACCTCACCGCCTCCGAAATCTGGCGCGAATACCTATTCCCCCTCGGGGTAGAGATGGTGGTCGACACCGCCGACGCCGTAGACGCCGGGAACGTCCCCTACCAACCACAGGACGAAAGGAAGGCAACATGGGAGCCGTCCCTAGACTCAAAGCCCCTCTACCGGCCCGAGCTACTGGAGCTACCGTGACCGCCGAGGCTAACGACCCCTGGGACCCGCAACCGGCGATAGCCGCCATGCAGGAGGCGTTTGACGGAGCCGCCACAAACCTGAGCCTACCCCGCTCAACCGTAGCCCCCGGCTGACCGCCCCCCATAGTGTCCGACACTCAGCATCATGGAAGCAAAGGACACCACGGGGCACCTCGAACACCTCCCCATCGAGCAGCTCCGCAACTACAGCCGGAACCCACGCAAGGGCAGTATCCCGGCGATTAAAAACAGTCTCAAGAGCCACGGGCAGTTTAAGCCACTCCTTGTGAACACCGGCACGCAAACCGGGGAGGAGTGGGCCGTGCTCGCTGGGAATCACACGCTCGCCGCGATGCGCGAGCTGAACGCGGAGGCCCAGGAAGAGGGCCTAGACCAGCCACACCTCATGGTGCCCTGCTACATCATCGACGTTGACGCCACCCAAGCCGCTGAGATCGTCCTCGTGGACAACAAAACATCCGACGAGGCCACCTACAACGACGAGGCCCTACTCGACCTCCTTGACTGGCTCCCAGACCTCGACGCCACCGGCTACACGCAGGAAGACCTCACCGCCCTAGAGGACGCCCTCAACCCCGCAGAGGAACCGCCCCAGGAGGACGTGACGAACCCCTACGAGGACTTCATCACCGTACGGCTACAACTTCCCCCGCACCTTGCACGGCAATGGCTCACGCACACCACCGCTTTCGACAGCGATGAGGAAGCTCTCGAGTACCTCCTCGACCACAACGGGCAGGAGGCGGGCTAGTGAACATCATCGTCACCTACGTCCAGACTGGGGTCGTAACCGTCTGGGAGGAGGAACGCTGGGACGCCCTCACCGCAACAATCGGGGAGGCGGGAGAGCTCAACATCATAGACAAGAACGGCGACACCACCCGCACCTACGCCCCCGGCGTGTGGAAAACCATCGACTACCGAGACGCCCCATGAGCCACACCGACACCACATGGCTATGCGTGAGCAAGCAAGGGGACCGCTTCAACCACAGGAAGATGGTGATCCTCTCCGAACACGCAACCCTCGGCCAGGCAAGAGGAACCGCACCAATCCACACCATGAGTGGCATCCCGGACGTCCGCATCGTCCGCCGCCAAACCACCTACACCGCCATGCACTACGCCGAGGAGAAAGAAGGCTAAACCGACCGCGACACCCCGCCCGGCACACTCAGCCATGATGGAACAGCTGCAACTCATACAAGCCCCATACATGCGGGAATGCCACGCCCTCGGAGACTGGGCACACCACGCCGACAAAGCAATCAAACAACTAGCCGCCACCGGCCAGCCCTTCACCGCCGACGATGTACGCGCCCTCATACCCGACGGACTCACCCCAGCACACAACAACGCCTGGGGCGGCCTCTTCTCCGCCTGGAGAACCAACGGGACCATCACCCCCATCGGATACAGGCAATCAACCCACGGGCCACGACACGGCGGGATACAACGCATCTGGAAAGGAACCCACAAGAACCAGTAGCACCCAAGCATCATCTGACCCCATGAACTACTGATAATAAGCTAAATAGGAGACACCAATGGCTAAACGAGGCATGACCCCTAAACGCGCCGAACGCGCCGCCAAAGTCGTCACACTGCACGACGGCGGAGCCACCTTCGAGGTCATCGCAAAGCAGCTCGGAATTAGCTACACGCAGGCTAGGAACGACTACGAGCGAGCCATGGAGGATGCCCGGCCAGACCAGGCTCGGCACGTCTTCGCTAAACTCACCAGGCGTCTCAACCGCCTACACGCCGCCTACTGGAAACGAGCACTGGATGGGGACATTAAGGCCGCCCGCCTTATCCTCGACATTAATAAGCAACTCGCCCAACTATGGGGGCTGGAGGGCGCCGTGAAGCTCGACATTGAGGTTACAGGCGGTGATGAGTTCGCCTCGGCTATCACAAGCTTCCGGGCAAGTATCGAGGCTATGGGTGCGACGCTAGACGATGAGTAACGAGGGTTTCCGTTTCTCGCGGGGGCAGGTCACCGCTATCGCACACTCAACCCACGCCCTCAATATCTGGTACGGCTCCGTGTCATCCGGTAAGACACTCGCCTGGCTATTCATGATGCTCGGAGAGATAAAGCAGGCCGGTAAGTCCGGCAGTATCGTCATCTGCGGAAAATCACTTGACGCGATCTACCAGAACGTGTTCATGCCCCTGCAGACGGAGCCTATCTTTGCGACCGCCGCCCCCTTCATCCACTACGTGAGGCGCAACCCGACGGCTACCATCTTCGGCCGCGAGGTTCAGGTCATCGGGGTGAACGACCAGGGGGCTGAGGGCAGGATTCGAGGCGGCACCTACCAGCTCCTCTTTTATGACGAGTTGACTCTTTGCCCGGAAAACGTGTGGGAAATGCTCTGGTCACGCATGCGCGCCACGGGCAACCCAAACCCCCCTCGAGTGTTCGCCACCACCAACCCGGCAACACCGGCCCACTACCTCAAGACGAACTTTATCGACAAGCCGGGCGAGACCGACACCTACGCCCGCCTGTTCACAATGGACGATAACCCAGGCCTCACCGAGGAGTACAAGGAGCGCATGAAGGCGTCCTATACGGGTATCTTCTACCGCCGCATGATTCGGGGCGAGTGGGCCGCTGCCGAGGGCGCGGTGTATGAATCATGGGACCCGGACACCATGGTGAAAGGCCGGGCCGTGGGGACTGTGCTGGCTGTCGGAATTGACTACGGAACCAATCACCCTTCGGCTGGGTACGCGCTCACCGTGACCGAGGACGGGCTACAGGTAACACACGAGTGGTCGCCTCAAACAACGGGCCTAGGGGGCCGTACACGCCTCACAGACGGAGAACTAGCGGACTCCCTACAAGAGTGGCTGAGCACCCTACCGAACCAGCCTAAGGGTCTATATATCGACCCTGCCGCCGCCTCATTCCATGAGGAGCTCCGCCGCCGAAAAGTCAGGACTACTAAGGCTGATAACAGCGTTGTTGATGGTATCCGGCAGGTTGACTCGCTACTCACCAGCGGGGCACTCACCATCGCCCAGGACTGCAAGAGACTCATTGAGGAGATACCCGGCTACAGGTGGGACGCCTCAGCGGCAGAACGCGGCAAGGACGCCCCGGTAAAGGAACTAGACGACCACTGCCTGGTCGGCAGCACAATGATCGCCACCCCAACCGGCCCACAACGCTTAGACACCCTCAACGTCGGTGACCTCGTGGCCACGCCCCTGGGCGTGTTCCCAATTGCTGCGCACGAGATGACCAACCCGGCTGCACACACCATCACGCTTCATCTATCAGACGGCAGAAGCATCACCGGCACCCCGAACCACCCCATGCTCGTTAACGGCCAGTGGGTGCAACTTGGGGACATTCAGAAAGGACAAGCACTAACCTCATGGCACGCTCCGAAACCATCACCTACAAAGGAATCCGATTCCGCCGCTACCCAGATTCGCCAGTGCCCGCACACCGCAAATACTTCGTGCCCGGCGTTGGGGACAAACAACGCGGAGTCGATTACCTTCACCGCGAAATCTGGCGCGACCACCACAACCGAGAAGAAATCCCGGAAGGCTATCACGTCCACCACATCAACCATGACACCTTGGACAACCGGCCTGAGAATCTTCAACTCGTTAGCGCTTCGGAGCACTCTCGCTACCATGCGGGCATCAACCAGTCTGATCCGGAGTGGGCAGGCAGCAACCAGCAGCATCTTGCCCGTATCCGTGAACTTACAAAGGAATGGCACGCCAGCAGCGAAGGGCACGAGTGGCACTCCCGGCACTGGGCTAACTCACTCGGCAAGTGTCTCGTTGAGCGTCAATACACGTGTGAACACTGCGGTACCTGCTTCACGGTCGCAGCAACTAATAGAATCGCCCGATTCTGTAGCAACTCTTGCAAGTCCGCTTGGCGACGCGCATCCGGTGTCGATAATGAGCAACGAACCTGCGCCTACTGCGGTGAAGAGTTCACAACCAGTAAGTATTCCCGAGCTGCGTGCTGTTCCCGTGCGTGTGCTGGAGGTTACCGAAGAAGAAAGAACCGAGCCGGTGTATAACCTCACCGTTGCCGGGGCACACACTTACCTCGCCGAGGGCTTGGTCACCCACAACTGCGACGCCATGCGGTACGCCGTGTACTCGTCCCGCCACTTGTGGGGGCGTCACGTTGAGAAGCTGAGGGCCCAGCTGACCGCACCCCAGACGGCCGCATAGTCATAGCCGTGCAAGGGCGTTGTGTCGTTCGCATTCTCGGGCACGTAAGCCACCCCGCGCCAGCCAATCGTCGGCCGCCATAGGGTCGGATAGGCCACTATCCGCGCTCGTTCCCCAACGGCTAGGCTGCGCGCTCCGTCGCCAACTTCGGCGGTTGACGGGGGCTGCGCCCTTGCACCACCCCGGCAGACGTAGCCAAGGAGGAACACCCATGCCAATGCCCGCCCCAAACACGCCGTGGCCACCCGAGGAATACGCCCCGGCACTTGAGGCAATCCGCCGTGACGATGCGCTAATCTCCGGCGATACAGACGTCATTAATGAGCGTCGGGCTAGGCAGAATGGCAGGCCATACACCCACCGCACCCAGTTCAACGGCGGTGTGGTCGGTGCAGCATCCCGCGCTTTCCTTGGCAAACCACAGCGCAGCACCCCCGAAGCGTCTCACCTTGTGACGCATCATTTGCCCATTGCTGACGAGCTCACCACCGCCCTAGCTGACTACATGGCAGGCAAACCACCGCAGGCAAAACTCTCCGCCGAGGATGAGGGCAACATGGAGGCAGCCGAGGCCCTAGACCGTCTCGTATCCTCAGACCGCTTCGCCTCCGACTGGTGGGGCGCGGTCTACAGAGCCGGGTCACACGGCTGGGTATATGGCCGCGTGGTATGGAATCAATCAGTGGACCCGCACCCATGGATTGAGTGGGTTGACGCGGATAACGGCATGGCCGAGTTTGAGAACGGGCGCCAGATAGCGATCCTATTCTGGGACACCTACCAGCACGACGATGACTATTTCCGCCTCCTCCAGCGGCACACGCCGGGCCAGATTGAATACCAGTTGTTCAAGGGGTCAGACAGTAGTCTCGGCCACCCGGTGCCCTATGACGAGATACCGGAAGCCGCGTATCTCATGGAGCTTGAGGGCCTACGGGAGGGGACTATTCTCCCAACCGGCTCGGGGCTCATTACCGCCGACATGCTGGACAACTACAGGCCACGCCACGCCTGGCGGCAGAAGAAACTACTGCGCTACTACCACACGTCGGATGTGGCGCGTGCAGCGGGAATCTTCGAGAACATCGACCATAATTGGTCACAACTTCAACACGAGGTTGAGGCAGCACGCGGGCGTCTCTTTGTCTCCGAGGAACTCCTAGAGAGTGACGGGCCGGGGCAGGGCTCGTACCTCGATTGGTTCCGCGACGTGTACAAGGCGTCAATGTCCGCCAGCGTTGAAGCGAAGCCAACCTTCGAGCAGATCCAATTCGACATGCGTGTGGAGCAATACCTCACTCTCATCGACTCCGGTATCCGTAAGGCTGTATCCGCGCTGGGCCTATCTCCCTTCACCGTAGACATGGACGCTCAGGCAACTGGTGAGATGACGGCAACGGAGACACGGGCCCGCACCCGACGCACCCGCGCCACCGCCGACACGAAGGGCCGCCACGAGCGCGCCCACCTCTCTCACATCCTCACCGCCTATCTCCACATGGACGCGTTGCTGAACGGCTACACGCCACCAACCAAACCCGTGGTCGTGTCCCTCCCGGACCAGATAGAGGTCTCCGAGCAAGAGCTGACCGGCAGTGTCACCACCGTGTACACGAGCGGGCTCATGTCTATCCGCGCCGCCCTCACAAAGCTGCACCCCGAGTGGACGCCGGAGGAGGTCGAGGCTGAGGAGCTCAGAATCAAGCAGGACCAGGCCGCCGCCATGCCGCAGGACCCGCTTCTTGGGCTGGGTGAGGATATGGCCCCACTATCCGATAGTGAGTAGCCCATGGCGGACAGTAAAGACAGGCAGGCTGCCCGCCTTGTGCGCCTCTATGAGGACGCGGAAATACTGATCCTTCGTGAGCTCTCGGCAGCTATTAAGCACGGCACCTATGAGGATGTTAACCGGCTCCTCTACCGCGACGCTGAGGTTCGGAAGCTCTTAGAGCGGGCCCGTCGTATCCTTACCGCCGCTGGGGCTAAGACCACCAGCATGGTCGAGGAGTTGGCCGTGGCGGAGTTTAAGGCCGCGATGCTCGGAGTCCTAGAAGATGTGGGGCGCAGTGCTGAGGCGATACCCACCGTGGCCGCCCTGTCAGCCGTACAGGTAGCGGCCACCGGCGCCTCGCAGGCGATAGCGTCCACACATCTCAGGGTCGTCCGTGAAGTCTCCGACGTGTACCGCAGTATCACCGCCCAGACGGTACAGTCCTCGATTATTGCCGGGGCTGACCATAGGGCAGCAATGAGGCACGCCCTCAACCAATACGCCGACAGGGGCATCACCGCATTTGTGGATAGGGCCGGGCGTAAATGGGCGCTTGACTCCTACGTGGACATGTCCGTAAGGACGATGAGGAATCAGGCCACCCAGGAGGGGCACCTATCCGGTTATGAGCAGGCCGGTGTGGAGCTGGTGCGCGCTTCGTGGCACACGGCCTCGGCGCCGCAGTGCTACCCGTTCCAGAATCAACTTTTGGCGATCTCGGGCGGGGCAGGGGTACGTGAGATGGTAGACCCGGCGACGGGGGAGCAGGTGACGGTGCATGTCAAGGACACGCTGAGGGGTGCAATCAGCAAGGGATATCACCACCCCAACGCAATCCTCGGAGGAGAGCAGACTATCGACACCTTCGCCGGAACCGTAGGCGCATCAAAGGGCACCTACTTCGGCCCAGCGTTCACGATTCGCACCGCGAAGGGACACAAGGCGACCGTCTCCCCTGAACACCCGATACTTACCAGCAGAGGGTGGCGTACTGCCGAGAGCATCCGCGTAGGCGATCATCTTTTCAACACCGTCGAGAGTGACCGGACGGTACCCGTTATCGGAGGTGAGCCGAAGCTCGAAGAGATGCCAGCCACTGTTGAGGATGAATTTGCTTCGCTCAAACGCTATGGCACGAGCACTAGCGCTACTACCTCCGGATACCACTTCAATGACGACAGGCAGTTTCTCAAGGGTGAAGTCGACGTTGTAATGGCCGATGACTGTTTGCTGCCTGTACCCGACACCAAGATCGTTAAGGAAACCGGCGAAGTGCGTTTCGTTTGGCCCGATATGGGTAGGGGCGAAGCAGTTGGTCATAGCGGTCTTCATTCGCTGCTCCATGGAGTTGCTACTCCGGTAGGAGGGGCCTTGCCTCAAGGTGATGCCTTCCTTCTTGAGGCGTCGCCTAATGGTGGTGCCGCTAACCCCAAGCTGGGAGCCAATCTGCTCGCAGCTGAGGCCGGTTTCGTACAGGTCGATAACTTCGGGGATGTTGATGTTGCGCCGGGCCTTGATGGGCGGGAGACCGGCAGCCTTGAGGCGCTTTCCTACCGTCGACCTGGAGACTCCGAACATCCGTCCGATGTCTGTGCAGCTGTGCCCGGCGTTGTGGAGTCGGACGAGGTGGTTAGTGTCGAGAAATTCATATTTAGGGGCCATGCGTACGACTTCCAAACCGAACTAGGTTTCTATGCTTTGAATGGAATTGTAGTACACAACTGTCGGCACCGCGATACCGCCTACACCCCGGGCGACCCAACACCACAGGTCCCGATGGATAGCCCCGCTGAGAACAAACGTAAGTACAAGGCGACACAACAGCAGCGGTACATGGAGCGGCAACTCCGCCGCTGGAAACGCCGCGAGGCCGTAGCTCTCTCCCCACTTGACCGGGACACTGCCCGCGCCAAAACGAAAGGGTGGAACCGGCGCATCCGGGAGCACGTCAATAACCACGAGCACCTCACCCGATGGTCGCACCGCGAACGACCGAGAAGCTGACCGCACACACAACACCCGCATCATCTGGGGCAGTGGCAGACCAGGAGTTACCACAAACCAAGACAATGAAGGGACACCCATATGTCAGACACCACCGCCTCCGTCGCCGACGAGCAGAACACTGAGAACACCACCCAGCAGCCGGGGCAGGAGGAAGGCCAGGAGCCCACCAGCCCGCAGCACAACGAGGAGGGCGATGACCGTATCTCCCAACTCAACGCTGAGGCCGCGAAGTGGCGCACGAAGTTCCGCGAGCAGGAAAAGGCGACCGCCGAGTTCGAGAAACGCCAGCAGGAGATCGAGCAGCAGTTCGAGTCCTACAAGCAGAACCTGGCTAAGGTCATGGGCCTCGCGGAGGAGGAAGACGTCGAGGACCTCGGCAAGAAGTACCAGGAGCAGGCTAAGGCCGCCGATGAGCGGTACAACCAGCTGCGTCAGCGGGTAGCGCTCAGCGAAGCGGTACAGAAGGCTAAGGCCGACCCGGATCTGACTGTCCCCTTCATTAAGGGCGGTGAAGCATTCGCAGCCCTTGACCCGTCCGCCGATGACTACGAAGCCCAGGTGGCTGAGCTCGTCTCGGAGACGGTGGCAGCAACCCCGAAGCTGCGCGCCCAGGTGGCGCCCGCATCTTCCGGTAACGCTCCGACACCATCCGAAAACAGTGGCTCCCGCAAGCTCACCGTAGAGGACCTGGACAACATGTCCCCTGAGGAAATCTACGAGGCGCGTAAGGCCGGGAAGCTAAACCACCTATTCTAAGGAGATACGCGTATGTCTGTCGCATCCTTTATCCCTAAGCTCTGGGCACCGGAACTCATCGTTCCGTTCCAGAAGTCCAGCATCTACACCCAGCCGGGCATCGCTGACACCAAGTACCAGCCAATGCTCCAGAACAGTGGCGACACCGTGGAGATTAACTCCATCGGCAACGCCACCATCAAGAACCACGACCGTACCAAGGACCTTGAGTACGACGACCTGACCACGACCTCTGTGAAGCTGGTCATGGACCAGGAGAAGTACTACGGTTTCCGCGTCTCCGACGTTGACCGTGTGCAGGCGGCCGGTGACTTCGCCTCCGCCGCTACCAACCAGCACGGCTCCGAAATGGCCGACGAGATTGATAAGGCTGTCGCAAAGGCATTGAAGGAGGGTGCTAGCAACAAGCTGCCGAACCAGACGGTGTTTGACGGCTCCGACTTCTACCGCCCCGGAAAGGGCCAGATCACCGCGTGGGACGTTGTTCGCAAGCTCGCCACCGAGCTGAACAAGGTGTCCGCACCCACCGCCCAGCGCTGGATCGTGGTCGGTCCTAACTTCGGCTCCGCCCTTCTTGCGGACCGTCGCGTCACCCAGGCGCATGCAGCGGGTACTGACATTGTGGCCCGTAATGGCCTCATCTCGTCTATCCCGCAGCTTGGTCTGAACGTGTACCAGTCCAACAACGCCCCGGTCACCGCAGGCCGCGAGGGCATTGTGGCGGGTGTTCCTGGTGCCCTGGCGTTCGCTACCCAGCTCCGTGAGCTGGAGGCGTTCCGTGACCCGGATCGCTTCGGCGATATTATCCGTGGCCTTCAGGTCTTCGGCGCGAAGGTAGTCAACCCGAAGGGTCTGGTCTACGTCGAGACCGACGTGGCTCAGGGCGCCCTCGGCTCCGCTGCACCCGCCGACGCGGCCTAGCAGCTAGTGCCCTACCTACGGTTGCCACCGGCACGGCGACCTAGGGCGGGCGCTACATAGGGCGGTCTACCCATCCTCTAGATAGGTGCTAGAGGGGTGTTGGGTAGCCCGCCCTTTTCCATACCTACAACACAATGATGTTTCCCCTTTTGGAGGTGGGGAGCGGTGAACATTGAAATGAACTACATTGACCGGACGGAGCTTATTGCTGACGCTATTCCCGGCACCTATGACGGTTTAGACGATGCTCAGCTAGACAGTCTCATTACCCGGGCATCGATGCTGATGCGCCGCTACACTAAATCCGCTGTCTACGCGGTAGACGAGTACGGGATGCCGACAAGTGACCGTATTCGGTCGGCATTCCGTGACGCCACGAGTGCCCAGGTACTTGCTTGGGTTGAGGCCGGGGTTGTGGGGGAGTTGTCGACCGGCGGCGCCAATGTGGAGGCATCCGTGGCCTCCTCATCTAACAACGGCTCGTCGGTGTCTTTCGATAACAGCGTATCTACCGCAGCCCGTACCCGTCTTCTCGCCGGGGAGCCGTCCGAGGGCGCGCTCCTCATCCTGGAGGACGCCGGTCTTATTGGTGTCCAGCCATGGATTCGGGTGTAGAGGCGATGCGTAGCAACACGAGCGAGACCCTGGCGCGCCTCTGGTTTAGGCATGAGGTGAAGCTCCAGGGTGAGGAGATACGAACCGCTAGGGGCGTCACATACGGGCCGGAGCGCACCGTCATGGCGTCTATCAACATGCAGTCCCGCGTGGTGCAGTCCGGCGTAGGGCGTGGGGAGGAGGTCACCGTGGCCGGTACCCTCAACTGGGATGTGGAGGGGCCACTCCCAGCTATCGGCTCCACGGTGACGATACCGTCAGAGTTCGGGGCGAAACCGCAGCGGAAAGTCGTCACAGCCCGCAGAGCCTACACCGGAACCGGGTTAACACCGGACCATGTGGAGGTGACTATCCTATGAGCCTTCGACTCAACACCGAGCAGGTCAAGCAGCGGGTGAAACAGGGCGCGGTACAAGGCGTGTCGGAGGCGGCGCGTGTCGTTGAGGCCACCTCCGTCGACCTCACCCCGCTGGGCGAGACAGGAAACCTACGCCAGTCCGCACAAGCAGTGCCCGGCACGGATACAGGCGGCAAGGTTGAGGGCGTTGTTCGCTACGACGGCCTGCCCTACATCCGCCGCCAGCATGAGGAGACCACCTGGAACCACCCGCGTGCGGGCCAGGCCAAGTACCTGGAGACGGCGCGGGCCCAGAACGCCGAGAGAGTGGCCCAAATTATTCGGAATCATGTTAAGGGGATGATCTAGGTGCCCGAGTACAACACGCAGAGCGAACCACGCCCCGCCACCCATGAGGACTTCGCCGACCACCTCGCCGCCTACCTCCACGCCCAGGGTGTGTGCGCGGACCCTACAGGAAACCAGGAAGACGGGGACACCCCGGCCGTGTTCATCGGGAGGATGCTAGACCAACCGGACCGCGCCCTCTGCATCTTCAACGTGAGCATCGGGAACGACTGGTCCGACAGCAACCCGACAGCCCGGTTCAGTCTCGCATTCCGTGGCGCATCCGAGGACCAGCTGACCCCAGCTAGGGACGCAGCCCGCGCCATGAATGCCCTGCATGACCTCACCGATATTCAGCTGACCGCGCAGCAGGGCGTCCTAGTCTGCCGACGGGTCTTAAATGATCCACCAGTGCCGGATTCAAACATTCGCTGGCATAGCATCGACACCTACGAGGCAGTGCTGGCAGTCCCATCAACTCCCTAGGAGACCATCATGGCAATTGCTAAGTACGCGACGGCCCCGAACTCGTGCGAGCTGAATAAGCAGCTCAACCGTGGCTGGGCATTGCAGGTTAAGCCGGTAGGCGCCGACCCGGCAGAATACAAGTTCGTGCGAGGCGTCACCAGCCTCGGCGTCAACATCGAGACCAACACCGTCGACGCTTCCGATATTGACTCTAACGGCTGGGCGTCCGAGGAAAAGACCTCTCGTTCCCTCACTATTTCGGTTGAGGGCCAGTTTGCCCGCAAGGGTGACCTTGACCTCCTCACCGAGGACCAGCAGCTGCTGAAGGTGACCGGTGAGGAGCTCGGCTCGGACGGCAAGGTTGACTTCCGCACCTGGCGCACCGACATTGACGAGGGCTGGGAGGGTACGGCGACTAACTCGTTCACCTCCGGTTCCGGTGGCGCGAACGACCTCCGCACCTTCACCTCCGATCTCAAGTCTTCCTGTGAGCCGACCCGTATTCACTCCGTGAAGAAGGGCGAGGAGAAGAAGGAATCTACCCCGATTGATGAAGACGAGCTGCTGAAGATTATTCGCCCGAAGGGTGCAGCAGCAGCCGAGTCTGGAAACCCGGGCGGTGTGCCTGGCGCTTCTGACCAGTAGCCAGAGCGGCAGCCTAAACCCCAATTCTCCCCGCCCCAGTGGCGGGTGAGCGAACCCCCGCGTTGCTTTGTCCTTTCCTGCGCGGGGGTTTCGTCATGCCGTAACTGACCGCGTATGCGGACCGTTCATAATCCAGGGTGTTGAAACACAAGCGCATAGGAAAGGACATGCGATGACCGACTTCGGGCAACTACAGGAGCACCTCGACTCCAACGACGTAAAGTTCACGCTGAACGGCAAGGAGTACACGGTGGACCCCACCGCGCAGGACGTACTCAAGTTTCACGTACACCTGAACTCGAGCACCGAGAAAACGGCGGCGGGGCAGGGCCTCGCCACCTTCGAGCGCGTCGCACACCTCGTCGGGTCGAAGTTCGATACCGAGACCGGCAAGATTACCGGGGGCCTCCTCGGCCAGCTAATGAAGGACGGCGCCACCTTCCCACAGCTCAACCACATCGTGGAAACCATTCACATCAAGTACACGAGCGGCGACGACCTGGCTAAGGCGTACTTTGAAACCGGGTCGGTAAAAAAAGCACTCGAGAAGTTGAACAACGACTCCCAGGAGAACCAGGAGACGGGCCAGACGAGTGGCGAGACCAGTGGGGACGACTAAGACGTGACCCCGATGGGTGGGCCTACGCCCCGGACAGTGACCTCTGGTACGACCCCTACGCGGGGGCATACTCGGAGAACGATCCGGGAGGCGGGCCGCCAGACCTCTTCATCCTTGAGACATACGGCGAGTACGTACGTGAGTGGTGGGCGGAGAAGATTCAAGAACGGCCCGACGTGGATATGTCTAAACTGACATGGCCCTCCATGCTCTCCCGCTGGGACGACATAGAAACCGACTTTCATCACTTCTACCAGATAGACCTTGGTGACGGTGTGCTAGCTGACCGCCGCTGGCGGTGGTTCAGAATACGGCTAATCAGGCTACTGGGCGAGGATACAGCCATCGCCCGTGGCCTTGGATTACGCAAAACACCCAGCTTGAAGGAGTAGCGTATGGCCGCCCTGGACCTTGGCGATCTTGGTTTCAAAATCACGGTTGAGACCGGCGAGTTTGACCGTGCTATGGGCCGTGTTGAGCAGGCCGCCAGGAAGGTAGACAAGCAGCTCGACAATACCGGCAAGAAGAAGCTTTCCGTCAAGGCCGACGGCGGGCAGCTCGATAAACTCCAGTCCTCGGCTAGGGACGCGGCTGGTGCGCTTGACCAGGTAGGCAGCAAGCGTGTGGCCCCCAGTGTGGAGACCGGGGGCTTGGGGCAGGTGAAGACAGCGGCGGCTGAGGCTGCCGGGAGCATGGGGGAGCTGAACTCCCACGCCGGTGAAACCGGCTCCGTGTTCTCCGGTGCGGCTGGCGGTATCGCCAAGTTTGTTGGCGCGGCTGTAAGCCTTGGTTCTATTGCCACGGCGGCTAAGGCTGTGGCGTCTGCCGGTATGGACTTCCAGTCCCAGATGAACACCCTATCCGCTGTTTCTGGGGCGACTGGCGCGCAGCTGGCGGCGGTTGGCACCAAGGCCCGAGAGTTGGGCACCGATGCCTCCCTGACAGCCACCTCGGCCTCTGACGCGGCGGCAGCCATGACTGAGCTGGCTAAGGGTGGCTTCACCGTTGAGCAGTCGATGACGGCGGCGAAGGGCACCCTTCAGCTGGCGGCTGCGGCGCAGGTTGAGGCGGCAGACGCGGCGACTATCCAATCCCAAGCGCTGCAGGCGTTCAACCTTGGGGCTGACGAGGCGGCTCGGGTGTCCGACATTCTGGCCGGTGCGGCTAATGCTTCCTCGGCTGAGATGACTGGTATCGCGCAAGGCCTTCAGCAGGCCGGTACCGTGGCCAACCAGTTTGGCCTGACTATTGACGACACCGCCACGTCCCTAGCGATGCTGGCTAACGCCGGTATTCAAGGCTCCGACGCCGGTACTCTGCTGAAGTCTGCGATGCTGGCGCTGACGGACCAGGGTAAACCGGCACAGGCGGCGATTGAGGAGCTGGGCCTTACGGTGTACGACGCCAACGGCAAGTTTGTTGGCATGTCTGACCTCCTGGGGCAACTCAAATCTGCCTCGGAGTCGATGACGGAGGAGCAGTACCAGGCGGCCACCGCCGTGCTGTTCGGCTCGGATGCTATGCGCCTTGCCGGTGTCGCTGCGGTGCAAGGCTCTGAGGGCTTCGACACGCTCAAGGAAGCCGTCACCAGGCAGGGGCAGGCCGCTGAGGTCGCCGCAGCACAGACACAGGGCTTGCCGGGCGTGTGGGAGCGCGTGCAGAACACCATGGAGGACCTCTCCCTCGGCGTGTTCGACCAGGTGGATGACCAGCTGGTGCGCATGGGCAACGGCGCGGTAGACGCCCTTGACGCCGCCGCCCCCAAGATTGAGGCGTTCGCCTCCAGTATGGCGGGCCTGGCCGGTACCTCGATGGACGGCTTGGGCAAGACGGTGGAGCTGTGGGGCAAGCTGCCCGGCCCGGTGAAGGACACCGCCGTCGCCCTTGGTGCGGTGAATATGGCGATGAAGCTTCTTCGCACCGAGCGGGGCGCAAACGCGGTAACCAAGCTGGCTGAGTCCTTCGCTAACACCAAGTCAAGCCTTAAAATCTTTGGCTCCTCCATGTCGGAGGCCTACGGCTACATGCGGCAAGCCAACCCCGAGATGAGCCGCGCCGGTGCCGCCATGCGCGTCCTCGGCGGGCAGGGCGGCGTAGCTGCCGCTGGCATGTCTAAGCTCAAGGCTGCCGGTATGGGCGTGATGGACATGTTCGGCGGGCCGTGGGGCATTGCCCTGGCAGCCGCGACGGCTGTCATAACTGACGTTATCGCCTTCAACCGGAGGGCCTCGCAGGCGCAGGAAGACTACAAGGACGCCACACGGTCGGCGGCTGAAGCGCAGGAACGGCTCAATAGTGCCCTCGCAGGCACCCACGCCCCATTCACCAAGGAACAGTTCGAAGACGCCAAGCTGGTGGCTGAGGGCTACACCGCCAGCATCCGCATGAACGGTGAAACCATGGCAGGCTGGCGCGGTGAAGCCATTAAGGCCGTTGATGTGGCCGGGTTACTCGGCTCAAGCCAGAGCAAGGCGTGGCAGGAGACCATTAAGCAGGCCGAGATTATGGGTGAGGCCAGCCTCCTCACCGGCGACGCTCTGAAGGCCCAGGGTAAGGATTGGGAAGACCTGGGCGAGATTGTGGCCCGGGGCGGCCAGGAATACAAAGACGTTATCGCGCAGCTCAATAGTGTCGAGGGGCACTGGTGGAATGACCAGGGTGAAGCCGCCCAGAAGGCTGTGGCAGACCTTGAGTCTGCACGCCACGAGTACGAAATGGCTATTGATGCGGCGCGTAGTGCCGACCCCGCCTTCCAGGCCATTGGCGAGTCCATTGGTGTGCTGGCGGACGAGGCGGCCTCGGCTGAGGATAAGCTTTCCGCTCTGAAGCGCATCATGGATGAAATGTCTGGTGGCGCGTTGAGTAAGGACCAGGCGCAGGCCGCCCTTGTGGGGGATATTGAGCAGCAGGCTGAGCAGGTTGAGGCCCTTGCCAAGGCTGTGGCCGAGGTTGGGCCGATTGAGCTTGACCCCGACGGCACGATTGACGCCACTACCAGCTCCGGCGCGAAGGCTGTATCCATGATTACTGAGCTTGGTGACAGTATGGCGGAGGCCGCTGTGGCTGGGGTTGATGTGGATGAAATCTTTGCCTTGCAGGCCGACAACATGGAGGGGCTACGCAACGCCCTAGGCCTGACCGAGGAGCAGTTCCAGAACCTGATGCAGTCCTACGGCATCACCCGTGAAGTCCTCGCCCTCCCGCTTGAAATGAAGGGCGCGGACACGGTTGAGCAGCAGATAGCCAAGCTGGAGACCGGGCTGGCCGGATTGAAGGAAGGCAACTCCGTTGAGATTGCCCCGCCAGACCCCGCTGTGGTGCTTGCCCTCGAGGACATGGGCTACAAGATTGAGCACCTACCCAACGGCAACATCGAGATCACTTCTACCGCTGATGTGAACATCGAGGAGCTGGACGATCTTCACTCCAAGGTGGACGAGATTGACGGGCTGCACGCCAAGGCCACAGCCGAGCTGGATACGACCGAGTTCGGACTGAATGCCGAGCAGGCCCGCGCCATTGGTGAGGAGCTGGACGGGCTGGACGTATCCCCCGAAGCCGACCTGATTATTGAGAAGCTCCTCCAGGGCAAGGATGTATCCGTTGGTGAGCTGAACATGCTGAGCCAGGAGAAGGCTGTGCCCACCGCCGACCTTGAGAAGTCCCTGCTTGATGCTGGTGTGTCGGATGCTTTGGTGAAGACCGCGAACCTTGGGGAGCAGCGCCCCACCCCGAAGTCGGATATGGATAATTCGTCGTTCATGGCGAAGGCCCGCGCCATGATGGACATGATTGGTATGCTCACCCGCCCGATGACCACCACGGTAACCTTCGTGGGTAGGAAGGTTGGCCAGTGGCTGAGCCGTGAGCACGGCGGGCAGATACCAGCCCTAGCGATTGGTGGAAACACTGGCTACAGGCTGCCCGGCACCGGTCCTGGCACCAACATTGTGGACGGCTTCATGGGCGTCACAGATGACGGATTCCCCATTGCCCGCGTCAACCGCAACGAGTGGGTGATTAACGACAAGTCCAGCGAGAAGTTCAACGGCACCCTCGCGGCGATTAACGCCAACGACCCCCGTGGCATTATGGCCAACCTGGCGCATGAACTCCCCGCCCTTGAGACGGGCGGGCGCACCAAGTCGGAAGAAGTCAAAAGCATCCTTGCCCCGTACAACAACGGGCCCTATGTGATGGGCGGATTCAGCCCTTCGTCGTTTGACTGCTCGGGTGCAGTGTCCGCAGGCGTGAACACCTACCTTGGGCTTGACCCGTTCGACTCCCGCATGTCCACCGTCAATGAGGGCGCATGGCTGGCTGCCAAGGGCTTCAAGTCCGGTCGCGGCAACGGCAACGAGCTTGTGGTGGGCTGGTATGACTACGGCGGCGGCGCCAATGGCCACACCGCCATGATGCTGCCGGATGGAACGTTTATTGAGTCGGGTGGCAACACCGGGCAGGGTATGACGATTGGCGGTGCTGCCGGGCCTTTGGATGGGCGCGGCTTCACCAACTTCATGTACCTGCCCGGCTCCGATAAGGACAGCGGCAATGGGATGACTGGCGACCTTGGGGAGACTGACGGCTACGGCACCGACATTGGGGACATTGCCGATGTTGCCGGTGGTGGTGCCCGCGCTCGGGCCTCCTGGAAGAACGTTTCGGCACCCGAGGCGGGTAAAACTTTCCACGCTCCAGGCCTTGCCTCCAACCGTGTTACAGCCACCGTTGGCGGCTCCTTGGGGGCTGCTAATAGGGCGCAAGCCCGCCAGTACGCCGACCAGTACGGCGTGCCGCAGTCAATGGTGGATCAAGCGTTCGGCTTTGCTAACCCGTTCGTTGGACAGAATAGCTACAGGCAGACCCTTGGCGAGCCTGCAACCAAGCAGATTCTCGGCATCGCCAAGCAGCTGGAAGGTGCTTTGGGTAAGGGCGGTATCGCCGCGCAGGTTGAGGCCGCCCTGAACGCCAAGACACCCAACTGGGATGTGTGGCTGAGGGTCAACGAAGACACCTTGGCCGCCTTCAACGAGCTTGGGGAGGCGCAGACCAACCGCAAGAACGCCTCCATGGAAATCACCGAGGCGGAGGAGAAGCTGGCGGAGCTTCGTAAGAACGCCTCCAAGTCGGATAAGGATGCGACCGAGAAGCTTGCAGAGGCCTACAAGAACCTGGAGAAGGCCAAGAGTAAGGAACTCACTAAGTCCTACACGGCGGCGAAGCGTGCCGACGATATTGAGAAGGCGGAGAAGAAGATCCGCGACCTCAAGGAGAAGGCCGACGAGAATGATGTGAAGTCGGCGCAGCGTATCGCTGAGGCGGAGCAGGATCTTGTTGAGGCGCGCCAGGCCGAGAAGGAAGCCATCGCTGAGGTCAATGACGCCCAGATTCGGTACAACGCTGCCCTGACTGTAGCGCCGATTAAGGCCGCCGCCTCCCTTGCGGATACCTTGGCTGAGGGTATGGGTCGTGTGGCGGACACCATGGGCCTCATGGCGGAGAACATGGACCGGGCTAACAAGGTGGCAGATGAGCGCCTTGAGGCTGAGCTGGCGGATGTTCAGGCCAAGCGTGGCGCTGTGGACGCGGCGCAGGCGTTGCGTGAGCTGGAGCGGCAGAATCAGCAGGCCCGCCATGATGATGTGCTAGCGCAGCAGCAGGCCGAGTATGACCTTGCTATGGCCCGCCACGAGCACGCCCAGAACGCCGGGAGTGCTGAGATTGACCTTGCGGGGCTTAGGCAGAAGGGCATTCTCGACGTGGCGCAGAGGGCTACCGATGCTGACCGTGTAGCTATGCTCTCTGCTTCTAGTGTGGCGGTGGCGGAGATGAATCTTGACGCTAGCCGCGCCGCTTCGGCTGAGGCGGAGTTCAACCGCAAGGTTGCGGTGGAGGAAGCTACCGCAGACCTGAACTATTCGCAGGAGATAGCCAAGCTCACCTCGGAGCGGCTTTCCGTCGCCACGATGAAGCTCGCCCAATCAGCGGCTGAGGCCGCCGGTGTGCTGGGTAACTCTGCTAGCGCTTTGGCTAAGGAGCAGGAAGGCAAGCAAAAGCAGGCCAAGGGCGCGGCTGGCATTCTTGGCGGTATTGCCCAGCTTGGTGCAGCGTTGGCGATGACCGTTGCCACGGGCGGCGCAGCACTCCCGGCAGCGTTGGCGTTGGGTGTTAGGGGTCTTGGTAGCTTGACGAAGGGTGCCACCAGTGTGGCTGAGGGCCGCGCCCAGGAGAAGGCTTACAAGGAGCAGGCAAAGAAGGAATACGACTCCCTATCGAAGGACGATAAACGACGGGTTGATACCGCTCGTGGCGGCCTTGCCGCTGGTGTGGTCGCTGGTGCCCTTGTGGGTGCTGCCGGTGGCTCCGGTGATGATGTGGCGGGAATGTTTGACGCCACCAGCGGACTGTTCAACTTGCCCCTGTACAAGAAGCAGATGACAGCCAAGTATGGGGCCGAGGCTGCCGAACTGTTGGCGGCGAAGGCGGAGGCTGACATTAACCGCCGCCGGAAGAAGCTGGAGCTTGACAAGGCCCGCCGCGACCTTAACCGGGTGAACACGATTAACCCGCGCAAGAATGAGCTGGCGGAAATGGCCCAGACCCTGAAGCAGCAGCTGGCGGAGCTTCAACAGGAGAACTCCCAGCTGGCCGGTGTTAACAACAGGCTGGACACCAACAACAGCCTGCTGGATGACAAGAAACGCTCTGTGCTTATGACGCTCGGCGGCTCCGGCTGGGGCCAAGACCTTGAGGCCGGTATGCGCGCCGCCGCCTCAGCAGGCGGGTTTGGTGGCGTGACCCGCGACGAGGTGGGGGAGTGGTCATCCCTCAATGTTGAGCAGGGCTGGCGCAACCTGGATAAGATGCGCGCCTTGGTGGAGCCAACCCTGGCACCGAAGGACACCGCCGCTGATGCTGCCGCCGCCAACGGCCTCATAGAGGGGCTGCCGGAGACTGCGGTGGGAGGGCGGTACGCCCGCCAGCTTGCAGACAGTGTTGTGGAGGGCGCGCAGCAGGCCGCCCAGCGCTCAGCCCAGGCCGGGATGGAGGCCAACCGCCGCCGCGCCTACGAGGACGCGGCCCAGGCCGTCCTCACCCAGATTGGCGGCGCCGGGGATACGACCCGTATTGATACGCAGTTCACGGGCGCGGTGACCGTGAACGCCAAGCTGGAGGACAAGGTGCTTAGTGGCCTGTCCTCGATGGTGAAGAATAGATAGGGAGACAGGCTGTGAGTATTGCTTGGGATAAAAAGTTTCGTATCACCCTGTGGGGTGTAGACGGGGAGCCTTTGGCGCTTAGCCGTCCGCGTAGGAAGCGCGAAGGCGTCTTCCTGGACGATGTACCGGACGGGCTTTCTGGCATGGCGAAGAAGCACCTTTGGGATGGGGCGTCGGGGGTGTGGCGGGGTACAAGCGTTACGCAGAATACTCTCCGTCTGGGCCTTGTTGTGCGCGGCCGTAATGTGCGTGGCGATGTTAACCGTCTCCTGTCCTCCCTAGGGGATGGGAGTGAGGCTGTTGGGTTGTCTATTACCTCGGCGGAGTGGGGGCATAGGTGGTACCGGGCGCGGACTCAGGATGTTTCAAAAATTGAGTGGTTCCAGTCTCCGGGCGGGGCGAAGGTCGCGAAGCTTAGCGTAATCCTGGAGTTCTCCGGAGATACGACACGCAGGTTTAGGGAGCGTCTGGAGCTTGGGCCGGGGGACCTGTACGGTCTTATCCCTATACTTATAGACGGGGATACGGACATTTGGCCTTCATTCCGTATCTCGGGGAGATATAAAAGCGCCAGGCTGAGGCTGACCGCTAAAGATACTTGGCAAGAATTACCCTATCGTGCTGCTGGGTGGGCTATTGACTCCCACCCCGAGCGGCGGTACGTCACTAACCTTTCTGGTGAGCCGGACTTTAGCGCTGTTGTCCCGTTCTGGCCTAACCCGGTTCATCCGGTGGATGGTATCGGCCAGGTGGAGGTTGACGTGGTAAGCCCGGGTAGTGACTTTAAATGTGTTATCGAGTGGATACCGGAGTTTAGCCGAGCATGGTAGTCAAGCACACCCCCCGCCATGAAGTCATCGACGCCCGCGTCTGGGATGTGTCAATGTCCCAGTGGTGGAGCCTCGCCCCTTGGGAGGAGATTAACCTCCAGTGGCGTGAGGATTGGGGCGTGGACACAGGTGAGATTCGCCTTGCGGAAGACCACCCGAGGGCTTCCCGGCTACGCGCCGCCCGCCATGTGCCAGTACCAGTCACCTTCGAGGTGAATGGTGTGCGCTGGGACGGCTACGTGGAGTCCACCGAGACGGGGCAGGAGGCAGATGGCACCCGATACCTGCGGGTGACGGTTCAGTCAGAGACGAAGCACTTTCACCGCATGTTGGGGCGCGGCCCTGTGGCGTCGGCGGCGGATGGTTCCTCAGATGTGGAGGAGGGACCGTTGGGGGAGGTAACCCATAAGCTTATTGCGCGTGGCGCGGTGCGCACCGGGCTTCCAACCTATGTGCTGATTGACCACGCGGGGGACCCGGTGCAGGTGGAGGTGCGCACCGAGGATTACGTGGCCGGTCTTTTGGAGGAGCCGCTGGCCGGGTCTGATTCTTTTGTGCAGGTGCGTAAGCTGCTGCCCGGTGAGGCTATTCCCGGGGTCGGTACGGCCCTCCACTATGAGGGGCCGATGGAACGCGATTGGGCTAAGGCCCAACTTGGGAAGGGGGTGTGGCCGATGGCGTCAATAAACCCCCGCGTATACGGTGCCGCCGTGCCGCTGGATGTTCCCCCTATGCCGGATAACTCTTGGGCCGGTAGGGGCCAGGTGGGGGATGGCGCCCTACTAGCCGAGCCGATGGACGGTATCTGCTGGGTGCCGTTCGAGACGGTAGTGGAGCGCCCTGTCGGCTACTACGCCGAGGTTGACCCGGCCGGCGTGCACGTGATTAGCCGCGACCGGATTAGTGTTGCCCCTGGGGCGCAGGCCGGACGCCCGCATTTCGTGACCCACTGGGCGGCGGGAACTTTCAAGGAAACCCCCGCCCTTAAGGCATCTATTTCCGACGGCCTGGTGAGAACTACCCAGGGTGAGGCTATAGGTAGTGTCGCGGAGGCACTAGGGAAGATAGGTAAGGGTGAGGCCTACGCCTGGAAAGATGGAGCGGGCTGGGTGCTGGCCACCCCGGAGGAGTTCCGGGCCGATAATAAGCGCTACGCGCCAACGGAGTACGGGCAGCCCCAAACGCCGGGCGTTTTGGTGTGGCAGCACGCAGGCCGGGATAGGCGTGGAGTCGTGTTTTCCTCCGCGCCCGGTGGTGGGCTGAAGCGGTGGGCCACTACGGAAACCGCACCCGATGGGGCGATGCTCATTGGTGGCGGCCAGTTGGACGCGCAAACTATTGCCGCCCTAGAGTCGGGTGTGCTTAAACCGCAGGGGACTGTGACCTCGGCGGAGGGCGATAAGGCTAAGGCGTTGCTGCCTTCCTCGGCTACGATGCCGGGGGCGGTGGAGCGCCTGGACGTGGACGTTCAGCCCCACGCCACGATTGACGGGACCGATGTGTCCTTCAGTAGGGCCGGGGGGCGGGTGAATATTGAGGCGGCCGGGCCTTTCTTCCTGCGGGAGAAATACATGAGTCTTTCCTCCACAGGGGGTACGAACCCTACCGCTGATATTGCCCGCGAGTGGGCGGCTTCCCAGGGTACAACTAGCATGAGCCTCACCCCAGGGCACCACCAAAGTGTAGTGTTCGGGGATGATATGCGCCGCCCCGATGGGCGTGTAGTACCGGGCTGGAAGCCGGGCGACCGTATCAGCTTTGTGGACGGTAACACCCGCGTCTCCGAGGTGATTATGGGCTATACGCTGAAAGCGTCCTCCACAGAGGAGCTGACTGTGGAGCCTATTCTTGGCAGGCGCGATAATGGCATTATGAGCCGGTTTAAGTCGTTGGTGTCCGACTCTGAGAGGTCTAGCCGTAAGGCTTTACTTGCCCCCGCTAGGAAGGTCCCCAAGCAGGCTGTGCAGGACATTGTGGATAAGTCGACGGGGGAGCTAACCCGCAGCTTCGAGGCATCCTATAGGGCTTACAGTGCCTCGCTAATGGAGCTGGGAGATACGTGGCGTCAAGAGCTTAAAAACGGATTGAGCGCGGAGCAGCAGGCCCGTGTGGAGGCACTACGTAACGAGCAACAGGCCCGTGAAAGGGCGGGCACAGACCTACGCGGACAGCTGGAGGCTAAGCTCAACTCGGCTAGCGCACAACTGTCTGGCCAGATAGCCTCTGAGCGGCAGTCCCGGCAGTCTGGTATTAGTGCCGAGGCTGAGGCGCGTAAGAATGCCCTGTCTTCGGAGGAAGCGGCGCGTAAGGCTGCTATTGCGGCTGAGGCACAGGCCCGCGCTTTGGGCGATTCTAACGAGGCTCGGGCACGCCAAAAGGCAATCAGCGACCTGTCCACCTCGTTCACGACGGAGCTGGAAACCTACGGGCGTCTCGTGAAGGAGGCCAAGGAGTACGTCGACCCGGCGACCGCCGCCGTGGTTGCTTTCTGGTCTGAGGAGAATCAGAACAACTTCAACAAGGCTGTGCAGCTCACCCTGGCCGCCCAATCTGCCTACAACGACGTAAACAACATCAAATGGGTATCGCAGGATGCGTGGAATGAGCAGCAGCAGAAAATCAACGACGCCGCCGCTAAATTCCAAGCGCAGCAGCTGGAAATCAATGATCAGAATGAGGCGTTCCGCAAGCTTACAGAGGAGCTTGACGCCCAGCAGACTGAGCAAATCGTTCAGCTTATTGCGGTGCAGAAGCAAATCGCGGATGAGTCTCGGGGCCGTATTCGGGAGATCATGGCGACCCCGGCAGGCACGTCAGACCCACGTATCCCCGTGGAGAAACGAAACGATGGGGAACCGGGGTGGCAAATCACGCTCACCGATATGGTGGGCGGGAGCGTATTTAACGTGCAGTGGCATGCTAGCACCGGCACGGCTCCGTCTGGCGCTACTGAAATCAAGCAGACTTATAGTATCGTCCGCACGCTTGATTCAAACTTAAGCTCGTACAACCTTACGTCAACTCCTAACCATGCTTTTGTTTTCGCCCGGTGGGCTTCCGTCTCGAAACGGCAGGTCACGGTTGATAAATCTGCTGACAGCAGCGCCATACCGCGTAGAACCTGGCAGAGCATAATGACTTACCCCGCCCCGACCAAGGTTGCCCGCCAAGCTACCTTGAGGCTGAAAGTCACATGGGCGGCATCTACCTATGACGACATGTACGGCATCCGTATTCGTGCAGGCGATAGGACGCTCCGCCAGTACATGATGACGAAGTTGGGGCCGCTGACTTTCCTCGGCAATGGCGAGAAGTGGATGTCCACGACGGTGTCTAACCAGGTGTTGCAGCCTGGGGAGACTATCAGCGCCGAGGTTTACACGTCGGCTCTTACGGATGGTGCTCGGCGTATGAAGAGCGCGGAGCTTACCGGTACCTGGATTGAGGAGGTCTAGGCGCTCCGCCTTCCTAATTCCGACCGCATTCACCCCTCCCTCACACTGCCCTCATGAGCACAATTAAAGCGGCGGAGGTGACGGGGTGCAGGAAGAATTCAGCGCTAAGGTAACCGCGAGGTTTGTTGACGATGACGATATCGTCCGCACCGGTAGGGCGATGATTGAGCTGGATGGGGTAAATATGCTCCACCTGCCAATCCCTACCGGGTACGACGGGGATATTGAGGGGTTGTTTAACTCCGCGGCGGATAAGCTTTCGGTGGCTAAGCGGGCTGAGGAGGCGGCTATTAGGTCGGCGTCGGCTGCTAGGGCTGATGCGGATAGGGTCGCGAAGGTGGCGGAGTCTACCTCGTGGGAGGGAGACCGGCTGACGGTTGGGGGTAAGACGTCGCCCTCGTTGAGGGGTCCTAAGGGTAATCCGGGGCCTAAGGGTGACACGGGGCCTAAGGGTGACTCCGGCCCTGCCGGTCCTGCTGGTATTACGGTGGTGGCTAGCTCCGCTGAGGCGGCTAGGCTACCTATCGGCACTTTGTACGCTATACGTGCCGCTGGTGTGCCCGGCGGGGTTCCGCCGAATCCGTCGCCTAACCCCGGCGGGGGTATACCATCGGCGCCTGAGCCGCTCCCGACCGATATTACGATTGTGGGCGTTGCTTCTGGTAACTCTTCCGGCGTGTCGTCTATTGTGCCGAAGATTTCCGGTGCGAAGCCGGGCGACAAGATCATTATTGCGATTAACTCGCAGGGTAAGTCTGGTATGTCTATGACACCCCCGGCTGGGTTTACGCAGCCCGTTAACGGCTACTGGGTAGGTACACAGCAATCCTGGATTATTGAGGGTGACTACACGACTGATTTGACTGTGAAGTCTGCTCTTCCTGCTGATGTTGGCTGGGCTGCTATTGCGGTTCGTGGGGCGTCTACGGTGACTGCTGGTGCGGTGGCTGACCGTACGCAGGGTGGCACACCTACTACGGTTACTGCCCCGGCTGCGCCCGCTGTGGCCGGTGACCTCATTTTGGGCTTTGCTTTTGAGCGTACAACTGCGCAGGAAACCGCTGGTCAGATTAGTATTTCCCCCGGCTGGGAGAAGATTCACGTCACCGAGCAGGATGCGAACCCGCAGACCGTTGTGGTGGCGAAGGGCGGGCCTGGCGACATGCTAGTCACCTACCCGAACCCCCAGGCGTCGAACGGGTCTGGCGTACAGGTGGTGTGCCGTGCTTAAGGTCATGATGCGTACCCCGGGCGGGGACCGTGAGATGCAATTATGGCGGCGTACCCAGGGCGGGGATATTCCCATGGTGTTGGGTCAGGTAGGCGACGACTCGCAGGGCGATACACCTAACCCTAACCCTGTGGCGGAGCCTGGTGTTAAGGGCTTCCTAAAGACCCGCCCGTTTTACATGGCGCACCGCTTCGGCGGCACCGAATACCCAGAGATGACCAAGGTAGGCCTACAAGCGTCGATTGATGCCGGGTTCCGCTGCTACGAGTTCTCCACCTACCGCACCAAGGACGGCGTGTACATCGGCTCGCATGACTGGACTACGAAGCGCACTACCGGCGTAAAGCACGAAATCTGGAACACCGACTGGGCCACTATCAAAACCTTAAAGCAGGAGACCGGGCCGTTTATGCGGCTAGAAGAGGTCGTAGAGATGATGCCGGAGGGGACGGTGCTGGCCCTGGACCACAAGACCACCTCGGCGGGCATTAACACGAACCCGGACGACCTAGCCTCGGAGGAAGCGCTCTTTAAGAAGCTAGAGGAGCTTTTCGACGACCCTACTGAGCGTGTCATCTGGAAGCTTTTCTCTGGCTCTGATAGCGCCGAGCGCGCCAAAGCTAGGGGCTACACCGTCATGTGCATGGTGTACGAGAACGAGCTAGACGCAGCGGACCTGTCACGCTGGGACATCCTCGGCCTGGAATGGAACGCCACACAGGCAGGCTGGGACCGGCTGAAAGCGGCAGGTAAGCCGACGATTGCGCACATCATCACCTCCGCGTCGCAGGCCCGGGTGGCCCTTGATAAAGGGGCGGATGGGTTGATGTCATCAGTGCCGAGCACCGTACACCCATAAAGAAACCGACCGCGCCCCACGGGGCGCTAAATTTTTGCCCAAAGGAGGGATCCATGGATTGGATGAACGTCGAGCCGGATAAATACAACCTGCTCAGAAAGCACTACACACCAGGCAGGGGCGGGGCGAAAATCGAGTTCGTTACTCTGCACCACATGGCCATGATTGGCGACATTGACGACTGCGTAAGAGTCTGGCAAGACCGGGCCGCTAGTGCCCACTACGCCATCTCCCCAACCGGGATGATTGGCCAAGCCGTCAACGATTCCGACACCGCATGGTCGAACGCGAACTTGTACTCAAACCAGCGCTCCATCAGTATCGAGCACTCTAATAGTGGTGGACCTGACCAGGATTGGCCTATCAGTGAAGCCACCCGCGAGGCAGGCGCGCACCTAGTAGCCGCTCTGTGTCGCTACTACAAACTAGGCAGGCCCGTGTCCGGTAAGAACGTCAGGTTCCACAGTGCGGAGTCTGGTGGTTCCACCGCGTGCCCGTATCACCTACGCCCCGGCCATAAGTACCACGATGCGTATATTCGTCGCGCTCAGCACTGGTACGACCAAATGACCGGCAAGACTACACCAAAGCAACCGGCCAAGAACACTGGAGGGAGTAGCGTCACCATGAACGCTGTAGAACAAGTAAACGCGCACACCCGCGCATTCATTAGTGGGTTTTTCACCCCACAGTTTGATGCGATTCAGGAAATCTGGCGGCAATTGCGTGGCCCGTCGGGTAAGGGTTGGCCTCAATTAGGGCAGGATAGCCAAGGCCGCAACCTCACCCCGGTTGATGCACTTGCAGCAATCCGCTGCCAGCTCGCGCAGATTCAGGCAGACCTAGACGAATTGAAGCGGAGGAAGAAGTAAATGGGAAAGCATTACAAGAACCCAATCTTCACGACGGTGGGGGAGCAGGTTGCGGAGGCCGTTGCCGCTGAGCTGGTGGCGCAGCCGTGGTGGCTACGCTACAAAGGCACCATCATGCTCGTGCTGCAAGCACTGGCGTGGGTGGCGGGTGTTGCCCCCGTGTACTTGGCGGACGCCCCGGAATGGACGGCACTTCTCGTAGGTGGTATCGGTTTCTTCGTCACCACACTCGTCAACCGCCTCACCGTCGATGGTGTCACCCCGTCCATGGCGCCGCGATTGGCGGAGCAGGCGGAGGCCACCCAAGCGGAGCAGGCACCGCCCACCCTGCCGGTGTACACAGGGCCGACCACAGCGGCGGAGTAGCCGTGACCCGCACCCTACGGCTTATTATCGCCGCGCTCGCCTTCCAAGAGGCGTCACGCGGCCTCGACTACCTCTTCGGTGACAGCAGGCCCGGCACCGGTGTCTTCGAGATAGACAGTATTGGCCCCGCCTTCGCCTGGGGGCTGGCGTGTGTCGTCGCCGCCCTGGTCATCACGGCGGGGCTGGTCACCAAGCGGGATAACGTCGTGCGCTCGGGCGCAATGCTGTCGGCGGCTATCTACATCGCCTTCGCCCTCATGGTCGTGGACAACGTCTACGCGGACGACACGATAGACGACTGGCGCTATCTCACCCTGTACCTCAGTGCCGCGTTCATCTGGGGAGTCATCGCCTGGGCCTTAACCGTCCGCATGGCAGTCGCTAAAAACCGGAAGGAGCATAGTGCAGATTGACGAAATACTCACATTCCTATCCGGCTCCAAGAACCCGTTGGGTTTCTTCCTCTCCATCGCGATTATCCTCGCCTTCGTGAGTGGCCTATTCTCCAAGGCAGCAGAGAATTACGGCGGCATCATAGGCGCAGCCTCCAAGGCGCTCACCAGGCACAAGCAGGCCGCAATCGCCGCCGATGAGGCCAGTGATGCGCGCCGTCTTGACCGTATGGAGGAGACGATTCAGCGCCTCGACGAGGAGGTGGGGGAGCTACGCGCCAAGGACAAGTCGCACCACGAGTACCAGCTTTATGTTGCTGGGTACTGGCGCAAGCTCCAATTCTGGGCCGTGGAGCGTGACATTACCCTCCCGCCGCCGCCGATGATGACGTACCCAGAGTGGAAGCTTTCGACGTATCCCGGCGCTGACTAGGCTTGTGAAAGCCTTTGAATTTTGACCCTCACCCCACGCGGGTGGGGTCATTTTCTGCGTTTTAGGCATTAAAAAATCCCCGCTAACGCGGGGAATAAGAGCAATCTGCATGACGTGTTGAGCATCAGCAACGGCTCACCCCTGCTAACACAGGGAAATAGAGCTACAGTGCGATGTATTGAACATCGACAACGGCTCACCCCCGCAAATGCGGGGAGCACACATGAGCCTACTTCATGCGCTTCCGCCGCGCAACGGCAGACTGCCTGTGGCCCGCGCTACCCCCGTTTTATACCCCCTATTTTAGTACGTCTTGCGTATTAGTACGCGGTGCGTCATAATGGGTATGTAAGCAAGGAACAGCAAAGCAAAGGAACCCACCATGGCACGCCAGATGCGCACCCACGAAACCCACTACACCACCGAGGACTACCAGGTGGTCACCCAAACCGGATTCGTCAACGGTAAGCGCGTCTACGAAACCGCAGTGGTCAGCCGCAACACCGGGCGTGAAGAATTCCGCAACGTTGAATCCGTCGAGAAAGCCATCACGCTCTGCGACAAGCGACAGGCTGAACTTGAAAAGCTGCGCGCCGAACTCGCCGCCAAGCGCGAAGCCGAAGCGCAAGCAGAAGTTAAGACCACCAATGAAGAGGTAGCAGAAAAAGAAGAGACACGCGGCCCACTCGCCACCGACCGCCAGGTGGACTACATCATGAGCCTGCTCGCACAGCACGGCGGCCAGAACACCACCTGGTTCAGCGCTGGCCCCACCACCCTCAAAGAAGTCGCCAACATGACCCGCCGCGACGCATCCACCTACATCTCCGCCCTCAAAGGCGACAACTAGAAAGGAACCCCACCCATGCAAATCATTAGCCCCGACACACTCAACCGCATCGGCACGAAAATCACACTCATTGGCATGGCCACCAAGACGGTCAGAGCCGAGCGCACGACCGGCAACCGGGTCGCCCTCGAATCCGCCCGTAAGGGCCTGGCCGCGTCGGAAGACGATTACGAAAAGGCCACGGGAGAGCTTGCCCCCGGCCAGCGTGCCTGGGTGGAAACCCTGTTTGCGAAGCCGCTAGAGATGGCGCGTGCTGGGAAAGATGGGTACAACGAGGCCGTGTACATGGCGCAAATCAAATGGGCAGATGACCAAATCCGCGAGCTAGAGACGATTACCGCAGAGCTGAAAGATGCCCGCTCTGAGTGGGTGCAGGATGCCATGTCCTACGATGTGAGCGCCTATCAAGTTGCGAAAATGTGCGGGCGCACCCCATCGACGGTGCAGCGCTGGGTAAGGTGAGCGGCTAGCTACCTTGTCAGCTACCACGGCTACCGGTACAGGCCGGTACAAAAATAGCCCCACCCTCTATTTGTGCAGGTGGTGGGGCTATTTTGCGTGGAGGGAATGACGGGAATCGAACCCGCGTCTTCAGCTTGGAAGGCTGAGTAAAAATGTTGTATCATGCAACATTTGTAGCTATTTACGCAGGTCGCTGGAAAGCCCAAAATGTTACCCTGTACCACAGTTTAACACCATCAAACATGGTCATGGTTCTACTTTTGGTTCTACTAGAACCAGCGGACAGAGTGAAAGGGAAACACACTCATGCCCCAAGTCAGAAACATCGGAGACCTCAACTTCGATAAGAAGAAAGAGGTCTACTACCGCATCATCGACCTAGGCCATAGGCCTAACGGCAACCGCTGGCGGGTGCGTGTCACCGCGAAGACTAAGCAGCGTCTAGCCGCCAAGGTCAAAGCCAAGCTCAAAGAGCTAGAGGATGGCACATACCAGGCCGGAACTACACCCACCCTTAATGAGTGGTGGGCCTATTGGTGTGACAATATCGCCTATCACAGGGTGCGGCCCCGCGTCCTAGATAACTATCGCTCCTATGGGAGAAACCACATCCCTCACATCGGGCGCAATCGCATCGACCAGCTCACCCCAGAGCACGTGCGCCACCTACACAAGAAGATGCGGCAAGGTGGTGCCAGCGACCGCACGATACAGGCTGTCCACGCCACGCTGTCTAAGTGCCTGAAAGACGCGGTACATGAGGGTAAAATCACCGTAAACCCGTGTGACCGCATGGACAGGCCCAAAGCCAACAGCGTGCCGCGTGAGGCCTACTCAAAGGCGGAGGCTAAGGCCATTCTCACCACCATGGCGGGGGACAGCCCCATGATGCGCGCCAGGTGGGCACTAGCGCTGACAATGGCTGTACGTCAAGGCGAATGCTTGGGGCTGGAGTGGGACAGGGTAGACCTCGACCGTGGCCTAGTCGATTTGTCATGGCAGGTGCAGCGCATCCCATGGGTACATGGCGAGGGCTGCGAATGCGGCAGTAAGGTCACGGCGGCGAGGTGCCCTAAGCGCCGCCCGGATGTAGCACCAGGGTATGAGCATCGCCCGTGTCACAAGGGACTGTGGTTTGTTCGTCCGAAGACGGCGCGGTCATCACGTGTGCTGCCTATGTCGAACGTGTTTCATGCCGCGATGGTGGAGCTGCACCAGGGGCAGGAATCAGGATTGGTTTTCCACGATGAGGGTAAGCCCATTCTGAACAAGGTGGATGATGCGGCATGGTATGAGCTGTGTGAGCGTGCTGGGGTGCGCAGGATGGTGCTTCATACGGCGCGCCATACGGTGATTTCGCATCTGCTGGATGCGGGTGTGGATGCGGAGTTGATTAGGCAGTTTGCTGGGCACTCAACGCTTTTGTCTACGCGGCATTATCTGCATTCGTCTGAGGATGCGATGCGCGACGCGCTAGAGAAGTTGGACTAAGCGGGGATTAGCATTGTGGTGGTGATTTTTAGGTCACCATCTATGATGTGGGCTACGGCGACTGTCCATGTATGTTCGAACGATAGGTTAGTTTCGGTGCCGTAGTCGCGCCATGCCTTTGTGGCATGTTGGGCTTGGGTGGGGGTTAGGTGTGGTGCTGGTTGGGTAATGCCAGCTTGGGGGATTACTAGGAGGTCATAGGTGTCTACCAGGCTGTTTACCACTTTCATTCTGCTTGTTCCCGTCTTTGAATTCTTTGACTAACTGTTCGACTAACTTAGCCTGCGAGTTGGACAGGGTGGTTATATCGACGGTTCGAACATTAGCACTCTTCGAACGTATATGCGATAAATCGGGCCATTCTGATTTATCAATCCCAGAGGCCACCAGCGCCTCCACAGGGTCAATATTGAGCACCGCCGCGAGCTTTAGCACCATTTCCGGCTCCGTCTCAAAACGGTTGCCGTTATAGCGGCGGCCCCGCTCCAATTGCACTACCCAACTACGGTCGCGGCCCATCGCTTCGGCAAGCTCCGCCTGGTTCATTCCGGCCCGCTGTCGCTCTAGGCGTACTAATTCCGAGAGGTTAAAAATGCTGTTTATCATGACAACAAATGTAACCCAATGTGACATTTGCGCGTAATGACATGCGCGTAACTACAGTACGACGCAACAAAAGTTGCGCCCGATTGTCACCTCATGTAACATTAACGGTGTTGCACCAAGTTGCACCAAGTTGCACTATGTAACACCACCCAACCAACTGCCAAAGGATACAAAATGCCAGAAAAGCGCTATATGAGTGTCACCTCAATGGCCCAAATGTACGACCTCAGCCCCAACTTCATCCGTGGCCATATCAACGCCGGAAACCTCACAGCCGTCAACATTTCCACCAACGCAGTCAAACCAGCATGGCGAATCAGTATCGAAGACGCTGACGACTTCATGCACTTCCTAGCCCAACAAGCAGAAATGCAGGAACGCAAACTACTCACCGCATAAAAGAACCCGCCACACAAAGCACGGGAACTGCCATTCCCAAAAGTGTGCCGGGGCAGGTTCAATACGAATCCCAACCAATAGGAAACGCACATGAATAATACCACATACGTGCCGCTACCAGCGACAAACAATCGCGCAGAATGGCTAGCGCAACGCAACGAGGGTATCGGAAGCAGCGACGCATCCGCCATCGCGGGCCTATCCACCTTCGAATCCCCCTACAGCCTATGGGAGATTAAGACCGGGCGCGCACCCATCGACCCACCCGTAGACAAGACCACAGAGCGCCTACGTGAATGGGGAAACCGCCTAGAGCCGGTCATCCTTGACGCAACCGCCGAAGAGTTAGGCGTAGGGATTGTAAAGCCAGAAGTAGGCTACAAGTCCACTAAACACGACTGGATGCGCTGCAACCTCGACGGGTGGACAGAAGACGGACGCATCTTTGAAGCCAAGACCGTGCACCTATCGCAGCGCCACAAGTGGGACGGCCAGATAGCAGACCACGCTGAAATCCAGGTCACGCACTCCGCAATGGTCACAGGGGCAGATAGGGCAGTGGTAGCCGCCCTCATTGCTGGGTCAGACCTGCGAGTCTACGAGTATGAAATCAACCCCCGTATTCAGGAAATCCTGTTCGACATGGAACAAAAGTTCTGGCGCTGCGTAGAAACCGACACACCACCAGGCGTAGACGGACACGCCCGCACCATTGAAGCCCTCACAAGCGAGTGGGCGCACACCCCACAGCCGCGTGAGGTAAGCGAAGACGAAGTGCAAGACATTTGGGACGCATGGATGGATGCCGATACCCGAAAGAAGCAGGCAGAGCACGACCTCAACCAGGCTAAGGCCCAGCTCGCGCAGCTCATGGACGGCCACGACAGCCTTACCAGCGGTGATCGAGTATGGGCACGCACCCGGCGCGGAAGGCTCAACTTGAAGCGCCTACAGGCAGACCAGCCTGAACTAGTCACCCAGTACACCCGTCCCCGGCCCGTGTTCGACATGGACAAATTCAAGGCTGAAAAACCCGGTGTTTACACCGAATACCAGTACACCAGCATCAACCCTGTAAAGGAGAACTAACAATGGGAAACAATCTAGAGCAGCGTATGGCCGCTAACAACGCCCCGGCTAAGCAGAATCGCCCCGTCACCCTGGCAGACCAAATCCGAAGCATGGAATCACAATTCCAGCTCGCAATGCCAAAGGGCATGGAGGCACAGCAGCTAGTACGTGATGCGCTTACCTGCCTGCGCCAAACCCCGAAGCTTGCAGAATGCACCCCACAGTCCGTACTGGGTGGACTCATGACGTGCTCCCAGCTTGGTTTGCGTCCCGGCGTACTAGGCCATGCTTACCTGCTGCCATTCTGGGATAGGAAGCAGGGCGGCATGGTGGCTCAACTTGTGGTTGGTTACCGTGGCTTAGTTGAGCTGGCTCACCGCTCTGGGCAGATTCAGTCGCTTATCGCCCGCACCGTGTACGCCAACGACCACTTTGACGTTGACTATGGGCTGGATGACAAGCTTGTCCACAAGCCATGCATGAACGGTCCGAAGGGCAACCCAATCGCCTACTACGCGGTAGCTAAGTTCACCACCGGGGGACACAGCTTCATCGTCATGAGTAAGGACGAAATGCTGGCCTACCGTGATGAATTCGCCAAGGCTAAGAACAAGCAAGGTGAAGTGTTTGGCCCGTGGGCTGACAATTTTGACGCTATGGCCCACAAGACCTGTGTACGCCAGCTCGCGAAGTGGATGCCGTCATCTACCGACCTAGATCGGGGTATCGCAGCGGACGAAACAGTGCGTGTAGACCTATCCGAATCCGCCCTTGACTATCCGCAGCACGTGGATGGGGAAGTGGTGGATAGTAAGCCCGCTGAGGGCGAAGCCGCCTAGCGCGGCGGACGGCGGGGAGGGGCATCCGCTAACCACACCCCCACAAGCCATATTCATCGGGCCTGCCAGCCCCAAACACACACCCAACCAATGAGCAAAGCACCATCCTGCAACCGACCCAACTGCCAAAACAAGACCTACCGCAAAGACGGACTATGCGCCAAACACGCCTACCAGAAAGGCAAATTGCACCCCAAGCACACGGTAGAAGAAGCCCAACAAATTATCCAGCATCTCACCGATAACGGGTGGAGCATGAGGGCCATCGCCAAGGCCTCCGGCCTCAACTACGTATGTCTCAGCCACATCACCAGAGGCGCTAACAAAGCCACCCATCACGCCACAATCCGCAGCCTCAAAAAGCTACCTACCACACCACCATCCCACATTGGATACACCCCCGCATGGCCCTATGAGCGCCGCCTCCAATCCCTACAAGCAGCCGGATACAGTGCTGCGAAGCTTGCGGAAATCAGCGGACTAAGCCGCGCCCTCATCTGCAAAATCACCCTCAACCGGGCAGATTGGGTAAGCCCCGAAACCGCGAAAAAGGTCACCGCCATGTGGGAAAACCTCGCAACAAAGCCCGTTATTGGCCCGCCTACCAAGACAGCAACGCGCCGCCTCTGGGAAACACCCATGATGTGGGATGACATAGATGACCCAAATGAGCAGCATCCAGAACCGCGCACACTGATACAGCTCACCAAACGCGAATTGGGCTTTGCTGAAAGCATCCTCGACTACTACGAAAACAAGCCCTGGCCACTCAAAAGACAGCGAAGAACATTCAGACGTCTCGTGGAAAGCGGTCACACCACTAGCCCAACGCTGCGCCTCATTTACCGCGAATACACCCGCGTAATGACGGAGCGCTCCCGCGAAGCCCGTAAACGCAAGACCATTGGACAAGCAGCCTAGGAGGCCACGATGCAGCTCATGATTGATATTGACCCGCGTGATGCGGCCTACATGGCGGAAATCGCTATCCACCGGGGATGGAATGTGGCCGCGCAAAAAGCTATGGCGCAGCTCGCTAGCACGGGGGAGCCATTCACCGCGCACGACTTTCGGGAATTGCTAGGGGATGCAAAGCCACATCACCCGAACACGATTGGCAGCTTCTTCCGTCATGCACGCGCTGATGGGCTAATCAAGCCGACAGGCCGATTCGTTGAGTCCCAAACCCCGTCCCGTCACGCGGCAGCAGTCCGCGAATGGGTAGGCACGAATCCCCGCATCACAAACTTGTAATTACAGGGACCGGTTACGCAAGTGACGGACAACGAATAACCACACACACCATCACACGAAACAGCCCGCCCGGTGCCACCACAACACCAGACGGGCAAACCACCGCACACAACCAGGGAGGATGTGCCATGGCTGAGACACAAACTAACCCCAACGCCAACGTTGTCGAAGAGCAACGCATCATCAACGAAGCTCTAACCGTGCTCATTGAGAGCCACCGAAACGACGCCGGGGAAGGATACCCCATGGACTTTGGGGTTAATTTCCTGTGCCAGTACACCATCCTCAACCACCATGAGCCGGTAGTGCGCAAGGCATGGGGTGAATTCTATGAAGCCTACAGCTTAGGAGGGGATGAATCTTAATGAGCCTGAGAGCCATGAACTGGGTCATGGAATCTGCCCCCACCCGAGATGCAACAGCTTTGCTTGTGCTTTACGCGCTCGCAGACCGCGCCAACGATGACGGAACAGCAGCTTTCCCATCACAGGACTGGATAGCTCAGCGTGCCCGATGCTCAGTGCGTACCGTGCGCCGCAAACTTAAGGACTTAGAAACCGGTGGCTTGATCCAAAAAGGCGATCCGCGCTTTGTGGAGCACATCCGTCAAGACCGGCGACCCACAGTGTGGAACTTGTGTTTATGGAACCGAACGACCGGACATAGTTATGACCACCCGCACCCCGAACGACCGGACATAGATGACCGGGCGGACAAAATGACCGGGCGGACATCTGAGGCACTACGACCGGACACCACGGGTCGAACGACCGGACACCCAGGGTCAAACGACCGGACACAGCTGTGTCCTACAAACCGTCCTGAACCATCCTTAACCATCCCAGAACCACCCTTAGGGCAAACACCACCCAAGCGACCCGCCAAACGCGCACACCTACTCCCAGACGGATGGACACCAGACCAAAAAGTCATCACCCAAATGAAAACCGAATGCCCAACCATCAACCTCGAATTTGAACACCGCAAATTCACCGACTACTGGAACTCACAACCAGACTCCAAAGCCCGGAAAAAAGACTGGAACGCCACCTGGCGCAACTGGATACGCAACGCACGCCCCCAACACCAACCACGACCACACACCCCAACCAGCACCGCCCAAGACTGGCTAGGCACCACCCAACCACCCATCATCGACGCAGACCCCATAAAGGAACTCACATGGTAAGCCCACGCATCGCCGCTGAAATCCTCAACCTAGGCAAAAAACTAGCCCCCGACCGCTTCCCCAAACCAGACCCCACCATCACCCAAGCCTGGGCCACCGCACTCAACCGCGAATACCCCCCACGCCTCTGGGCCGAAGCCGTCTACCTCTGGGCAACCCACCGCGTAGCAGACAAAATGTGCACACCCCGCGACATGCTCCAAGCAGCCCACGACACCGTAAATCGCTGGGAAACCAACCCCACCGACAAGCAAGAGCTAGAAGAATTCCGCACCCAACGACTCCACGCCAAATACAAGCAAATGCTAGGCGACCGCTACACCCCAGATGCCGTGCCCGGCGCGCCACCCCAACCGCACGAAATCACCACCGAAGGCCCAGACTTTCAGGCCCTGAAAACCCGTCTCGCACAAACCCGAAAGGCAATCCACTAATGGCAGGCCGTCAACTCCGCACCGCACGAAACACCGTGAATCTCCACCCCAACATCTGGGACGAAACCCGCTTTCGCAACCTCCCCGCCACCGCCCAATGGCTCTACCTCGCCCTGCACACACACCAAGACCTCAACCAGGCAGGTGTCATTGACTGGCACCCCGCACGCCTCGCCGGAATGAGTAGTGACCTCATCTCCGAAGACATAGAAATCGCAGGCTCACAACTCGAAGAAGCTGGCCATCTCACCATCGACTACGGCACCCAAGAGGCCTACATCAACGGCTACAACGCCAAAAACCGCTGGCTCAAATCCCCCACAGTAGGAATCGCCGTAGGAACCGCAGCCCAAAAAACCCACAGCCGCAAAATCCGCCAAGTACTCAAAGAAGAACTGAGTTACCTCACGCAACAAAACCCCAACAACAGCGCCCTCCAAACACAACCAATCCTCGACCTACTGACAGAATGACATCAATACGCCTCAAAAACCAGGGCCAACGGGCACGCAGAGCGAACAATACCGGCCCTCTGACATCACCATGCGGAGAGCATATTCCAACCGCTTAAACGGGCGTACAGCGCACCGTGAAAATGACCGCACAACAAAAGTTGCTTTAAACAACACCTTTGGGGTAACATTTGTTACGTACCAAGGAAAAGGGAGCTGCCACTCCCACAACCAACCAAGGAGAAACCAATGACCACCTACACCACCCGCAACGAAGCAATCCAGCGCGAAATCATTGAACCGCTCGGTGAGTACGCCAACGAGCACGACATCGACGCCATTGCCGATGAACTCATCGTCTGCGATGCCACCGGCCCGAACGCTGTGTACAGCGTGGGCGAGGATGCCGACTTCTGGGCCGTCGTCGCCGCAAACACCATCTAGGGCACCGTCATGGGAATCGCACTATCAATCACGCTCATTGCCATATTCACCGCTGTTAACAGCCTCGCCCGCGAACACCAGCGCCTCAACCCGGAGAACCACTAATGCCTAACTTTGCAATGCCCAACGTCCAACTACTCGCACACACCAAGATTGACGAAAAAGCGGTAGGGGAGTGGATGGGGATTCAAGACGCATCAACCGATGCGGAAACCCTACTCACCATGGCGGGCAGGAATTGCTACCGCAGCTTTCACCGTCCGAACGCCAACACCTATGACGATGCGGACTACCTACGCCGAACCCTGTTTACTCAGGGTCACTGGTCGATTGCTGAGCACGCCACCGCAACCCTCTACTTCACCGGCGTGAGCCGTGCTTTCCTCGCTGAACTCACCCGCCACCGCCACCTGAGCTTTAGTGTGGAATCACAGCGTTTCATTGACGCGGACAACATCAACATCGTCTTACCCCCAGCAATCCGCGCCAGCGCAGACCCATCCGTACGCGCCAGCACAGACCCATACGTGCTACGCAACTTCACCAACGCGGCAGACGAAGCAATCACCGCATACATGATTGCCCGTGACGATCTAGAAGGCCTACCGAAGAAGCAGCGGAATGAGGCGGCACGTGGCCTACTCCCGAACTGTGTCGAAACCCGCATGGTAGTCACCGGCAACCTCCGCGCCTGGCGTGAAGTCATCGACCGCCGCACCCAGCCGGATGCGGATGCCGAAATGCAACAAGTCATGCGCCTCGCCCGCGAAGCGCTACACGCCGTCTCACCCATCATCTTCCCAAAGGAGAAGTAAGTGAACATTACGCCATTGAATAACGAAAAGTACGCCAACCTCACCGCTGAAGCGTGGGGCGCGTGGCTACTCGCCAGTGCGCACTGCGACACCCACAACACCCGCGTCATGAACTCCAGCCAGTTCTTAGAGATTACCCGCATGACCAGCCTCGAAACCTACAACCAACTAGAAGACGCAGGCCTAATCGAAAAAACCGAAACCGGCCAAACCCAAATCAACCACCTGGAGGAAACCAACTAGTGGCATTCGACACCATCACCATCAACCGCGCCCGCGTCACTGATAAGGGCGTGGAGATGCGCACCAGCAAGAACGGAAACGAATACGCCTCGCTGACCGTCATGTGGTCATCCAGCCGCAAAGACAAAGCCGGGGGAACCGAGTACGGCCCAACCAAGTTCATCAAGGTCACCGTCACCGGATTTGAAGCGAAAGACGTATTCGCCAACATTCGCCCCGGCGACCGCGTAAACGTGACCGGGCGCATCCAGCATTTTGAATGGCAATCCGACAAAGGCCCACAGGATGACTGGTCAATCCTAGGTACTGTGAGCCTGCCCGTGCCGTATGCGGACAACCAGCAGCAGGGCAGTGCGTGGCCTGAACCCAATACGGGTAACGCCTGGTCTTCACAGCCCACAGCCCAGCAAGCCCAGCAGAACGTTCAGCAAGGCCTAGGCGCGCAGGAAGGAAACCCGCCGTTCTAATGAGTAACTACAAGTACGACCTATTCAAGAAGAACCTCATCAACCGGCAAGACACAGACCCTAACGCCGGGTGGTTACCCTTCCCCAAACAACGCGAACTCAAAGCCGGAACCCTCAGCATGTACCGCACCCGCATCAACAAGGGTGTGATGTTTGGCAACGGTTTCAAAGCACAAATGCGCAACGGTCACCTATATGCAAAGTACGTAGGAACCGACAATTAGGAGCACAACATGGCATCACTTTCTAACGTGGAATCCATCGTCAACAGCATCGCCAAAGGCATTAGCACCAGCGTGAAAACCAAATTCACCAACACTGACAGCGGCTACGCATCCGCAAACGGCAGCTTTGCGAACGGCACCCGCTTCAACGTCATCGACATCGACGAAACCAAAACCACCGTCTGCAACCTCGCCAAGAACAATGATGAGTACGTAGAACTCTCCATGCGTCAAAGCCGCACCAATTCGTATATCGCGAGCAATGCTGTGAAGGCGTACGCCGCCATCTAACCTTTCGAGTTGCGCGACACAACAATATGGGGTAACATTTGTTGTGTAAGGCGGGGCTGCCACCCCGCACCACCCAACCAAAAGGAAACAACATGAGCCTCCCATACCCCTACTACACCCAGCACCAGGATGACTACACCGAAGTAGAGGCCATCCTCACCATCATCCACGAAGAAGGCCCGGACACCACCCACCCCGTCATCGTGCAGCTCGACCCGAATGACGCGGACGATGACCTTGTATCCGCTGTGGTGGATGACCGCTACTGGGCCAATGCCCCCGAAGCGTTGGAAGCCGCCCTCAAGACCAAGGTGGACTTCGAAATCGCCTACTGGGAAGACGTAGAAACCAGCTGGACTGGAGTCTGCCCCTTCGCCGCCTAACACCCAGCCCCGCCTGATAGTGGGGCACACAACCGACCAAGGACAATCAATGACCAACCCTTTCGCCTGTATCGCCAACGGCACTGACCGGCACTTCACCCATCGGGGCATCAACTGCATGACACAACTGGGGCCATTCAGCATCAACGGATACATCGAACTGCCAGAAAATCACCCGTGGCTTGATTACCCCGACACGCTTGAGGTGCACCCCGACATCGAAGTTCACGGCGGAATCACATACGAGGCAGACCTAGTGATCGGCTTCGACACCAGTCATTTCGGCGACGGACACCACCCCGGTGCTGAGCGCGCCTGCCTAACAGGGGACTCTCTGAACATCCTCGGCCACGCCCCGCATATCTGGACGTGGGAGGAAGTCGAAGCAGAAACCCGCAAACTAGCAGACCAAGCAAAGGATACACACACCATGACCCAACCAACCCGCCAAGAAATCATCACCGCGTACGAAGCGCTAGAAACGCTAACCGATACCTGTATTCATAGCAGCGAGCAGGCGGAAGAATTGCAGGAATTGGTACTTCGCGCCCTGCCACCGAAGCCACAACCCACAATGGCCGAGGAGGAATGGGACGACGATAAGCACTACCTCGCAGAGGCGGAGCACGTGAGCTGGGGCAAAATGGTCATGATTTACCACGATAGATTTGGGTCTATCCGCTGCGCAGTCTAAGGCGAGGTATACATTGCAGCCCGCGAAGACCTCACCCCGACTGGCAAGCGCTACACCCTCACAGAGGTGCAGGATGACTGACCTGAGCACCGCTAATCTGAAGCGCCTACTCGCTGAGGCTACGCCCGGCCCGTGGCGCGCCGAAGTTGGCGCGGCAGGCGTTCCCGAGGGGTGGGACGAGCACTGGCTAGCACTCCACATGGGCCATAACAGCATGTATGACGTGGGGCGCGAGCCGCCAGCGGAAGAGGAATATGCGAACTTCAAGCTCGCCGCCCTCGCCCCACAACTCGCGCAGGAAGTCCTACGGATGCGTGAGGAATTGCGGGAACTCCGAGACCAGCTCAAAAAGAGAAGCGAGCACTACGGAAAAGTGGAACTATCAACAGACCCGCTCGACGGCATACAGCTTGAGGACAACTACGCGGAAGACGAAATTAGCCGCATCCTAGGAGACCACGATGGATAAAGACAAGCTTCACCGCTCCCTAGCGCACATCGCCGCTGGAGCCGACAAAATGGCCCAAGCCGCGCACATCATTACTCACGGCATGAAAAACGGGGACAGCCCCGCACGTATCGCAAGGCATCTGGCCGACTACGGGCTACTCACCCCAGGCCCGCCGGAGCCGTGCATCTACCCGGATACGGGGGAGCATGAATGGCACATGGACGACGGCTACGTCTCCGTGGAGGGCGGCATTATTCATGTCATCCATGATGAGACGAATGATGACAATGAGCCGGACGCATTGATGCCCGATTGGGCTGAACTCCGCTTCTCCACCACCACCAAGGGGCGTGAGACTGCCTACGCAATCCTCGCCGCCTGCAACCACAAGGACGCACAAGATGAGTAAGCACAGCAGAGCCGCCAAAGCAATCAAATTCGGCATCAAACGCGGCTACGCCCCAGACCAAATCGCCACCCTGCTAGACAAATTCGGGCTACTAGCTGAAGACCTACTCGAACCGTCATTCGTCGTCAAAGGGGTCGAGCATGAATACCCCGTATGGGATGCCACGCACAGATTCACGGTGGAGGCACAATCCGGCAGCAGCGACGTCAAAATACGGTGCTACTACGACCCTGGCGAGTCGCTCACCCTCGCGCAAGCCCGCACCATACGCCAAGCACTCCACGCCGCAGAAAACTACGCAGAGAATCAGGAATAAGCATGACCAATTTTGACCAAGCCCTCCATATACTCGAAGCCGCCCGACGGCCCGGAGACCTACGCATCCACCCCACAGATGCGGTAGAAGCACTCGCCAACGCGGGGCTACTCATGCCAGAAGAAAAACCGGCAGTGAACTGGTATAATGGCAACAATAAGCCAGCCCCCGCAGGTGCTACCAACACCACGCGAGGGCCTAACCCAAAATCACGATAGGAGCGTGAAAAGGGCTATGCTCCAGCATACCTATACCCAACCCGAAGAATGGCGACCGATCCCCGGATACGAGGGCCTGTATGAAGTTTCAGATACCGGGAAAGTCAAACGAATACCGGCAATTGTTGATACCGTTCGTGGCCCGCGCCCAATTCCTGGAAGAACACTAGTTCCTTACACTAACCGCGACGGCTACGAAAAGGTTTCACTTTCCAAAGACGGAAATAAAAAGAGCTTTTTTGTTCATCAGTTAGTTCTACGTGCTTTTGTTAGGAATGAAAAAGTAGGAGAGGTTTGCTGCCACAATGATGGCAACCCGTCTCACAATCATTTATCAAATCTTCGGTGGGACACATACGCCGGAAATATTGCAGATGAAATCAAGCACGGCACCCATGTTGAAGCCAGGAAAACAAGTTGCCCTGTGGGCCACCCACTTAGCGGACGAAATCTAGACCCTGGCCAATTAAACAGGCACGGCAAGCGTCGTTGCTTAGCCTGCCAGCGTGCGCATGGGGCCATTCAAGGACGTAAACAGTACAAGGTTATTTTCAAGCAACTGGCCGACTTGAAGTACCAAGACATCATTAACGGCACGAAAACGAAGATCTATCTTGCAGATCTACTCGCAGCAGCCCAATACGCAAAGGAGGAAGCATGACCATTAAAGGATTCAGGATTAACAACAAGGGGCACGCAGCCCTGATAGCGATGCGGGAAAACAATAAGCAGGATGAAGAAGTCCCCGCGCATTACCGCATAGCTAATGAACTCGCTGAGGCGGGGCTACTGGCAGAGGATTTGCATAAGCCGTCTAGGGGCATGGGCTCAGGCGGCGCAGTCTGGTACCTACCCGGGCCGATAGGCGACATTCGCCGCATGAGGGAGCACATCGTCATCTTCGGCCACGACTGCCAAGAAAAGTCCTTCCGCCTAGTCCTCAACGAAGCAGAGGCAGACACCATTGGACGGACGATACTCGCAGCATCCAAGCACAAGGAGGGGGAGGAATGACACCGGAAGACGCACGCTACTGGCTAGGGGACGGTACACGCCCACCAATCATCCCGCCTTACATCGCGCAGCAGGCATTGGAGACCATCGCCGCGATGGACTACCAAGAAGTGGACTACCGGCCACCCCGCTTCTACACCGTGGACGAACCCACAGAAAAAGGCCCAGACCTAGGAGGCCACGCAACCCGCGCACGCAGACTCACAGGCCCATGGGAGAAAGCATGAGGCCCCACAAGATCCGTGTCAGCCCACGCGGCGTCACCCTCGACGGTATCCCACTTATACACAGTGACGAAGCCCCAAGAGTCGAAACCCTCAGCCCTAACCTCCACCGCGTGCACCTCGCTGTCTACGCGGACAGTGTTCAACTCGACGGCGACAGCCACCAACTCCCCGAAGCTACACCCATCTACGACCGCATCAAGGGACAAGCATGACTACTCTCGCAGACCTCACACCCGAAGAAAGAGCACAGTGCCGAGGAATGTGGTGTGACTTCCCGGACCCCGACGAGCGCACCAACCTCGCAATCTACGTAGGCGACAGCCCAAACCATAAAGGATTCTGTGAGCTAATCCACGAAGGCCAGCTAGGCACCCTCACCATCCCCGAGAACCTCACCCCACGCCTAGACCTCCCTAGAGCCTGGGCACCAGACGGACAGCCGGTTCCCGGCGAGTGGGAGGACGGTCATGTGTTTGTTTCCTACGATGATCCAGACCCCTGGATTCTCAAGGACGCGGTAAGCATCGAGGGACTGTCAGAGGGTGGCATGAGCTACTACGATGCTCCGCCTAACGGTATTGAGGTGAAGCTAGATAAGTTTGGTGAGGGTGAGGGCAAAGCCCGCCGCTGGGTAGGCAGCTGGGAGCAAGCATGAGCGCCACCTTTCTCAAAACGATGAACTCCGCATGGGCACGCGGCAGAGTCCAACAATCCGACCTCGACGTGTTCAAAACCCACGGTGCCAGCACCCCAGAACCGCTTTACACAATGGCTGGAAACGGCACCCTCAACATGGATTGGTTAATCGGATACTGGCGAAAAGTCGCAATCCGAGGGGAGGAATAAACACGGCCCTACCACTAGTTACTGGTGGTGGGTCTTTTTGTTGTGTAATGAAGTTGCGTGATGCAACATCATGGGGTAACATTTGTTATGCAAGCAAGAAGTTCACAAGGAAGGCAACATCATGAACTACGAAATCCACCCCAGCTACAAGGTGACCAATGAGGGCACCGTCCCGGCCGATGATGCACGCACCATCACGGCGGACGGAAAAGTAGCAGGAACCGTCATCTATAACGACTGGAATAACACAGCAGTCATCACACGATTCGTAAACGGCGATGCAGAAATCACCTACACGCCCTGCGAATCCAAAGACCAGCTAGACGAAGTAATCCGCAACGTCTTCTAAGCCCAAAAGGGGAGGGGCGCGCATTCCCCCAATCACGCGCACCGACTGCCATCGGAAACACCCACCCAACCAGGAAGGAAACCCATGAAACTGCACGGTCGCACCGTCATGCGTGAAACCGCTGACCTCGACGCTCAACAGCTACGATTCATCCTCTGCTACCTCATGCCCTACATCGAACAGGGGCGCAGCTACGAGGAAGCACAGGAAATCCTCATGACCGCCATCGAGAACGAAAAGCGCATGGCAGGGGACGCAGCATGACAACGGCAATCCTCACCCACAATCCCACCATGCTGAACATGAACCGCTGGTGGGAGAAAGCCCAATGCGCAGGCCAACCCCTCAACAACTACGTACTCACTGGGCAGCGCGATAAGCAAGCCACAGCCCGCCAACTCTGCCAACACTGCCCCGTCAAACCACAATGCGCCTACGACGCACTACAACACGAAGACAGTGGAGTAGTACGCGCCGGAGTATGGATACCAGAAGACACCGCCGCCATGCGATACGAACGTGAAACCGTCTACAGCCAACTGTATGACGCAGTAGCGGAAGGGGCGTAACCATGGAACTGATTAACGACCACTTCCAGAATTTTAAACGGTATAACTTTCCTAAAGCTCAGTTGCTTGTCGCTGATATTCCGTATTCGCTAGGCACTAATGCTTACGGCTCTAGCCCCGCCTGGTACATCGGTGGCGACAACAAGAACGGCGAATCTGAACTAGCAGGCAAGCAATTCTTCGACACAGACAAAGACTTCCGCGTCCCCGAATTCATGCACTTCGCCAGTAAGATGCTCCGCCCGGAACCGAAAGCCAAAGGGCAAGCACCTTGCATGATCGTGTTCTGTAGCTTCGAACAGCAAATACCACTGATTGAGGAAGCCAAGCGCTACGGCTTCAAGAACTACATCAACTTAGTGTTCCGTAAACCCACCTCGCCGCAGGTGCTTAAAGCCAACATGCGGGTAGTGGGCAATGCTGAATATGCCCTCATCCTCTACCGCGACAAGCTGCCGAAGTTCAACAATCACGGCCACATGATCATGAACGTTCAGGACTGGGCAAAAGACGGCAAGCACATTCCGAAAGTGCACCCGACGCAAAAGCCTGTAGCGCTCATCGAACGCCTCATTGAACTGTTCACAGACCCCGGTGATGTAGTCATTGACCCGTGTGCGGGTAGTGGTTCCACATTGGTGGCGGCGGAAAACCTAGGGCGGCGCGGCTACGGATTCGAAATCAAGAAAGATTTTTGCCGCGCATTCGAACGGCAGATGCGCCCGGCTGTCACACCATCACTCAACCTTTGGGAATCTTCTATGGAGGAAGAATGCTTAACACTCTAATCAACCTGCTATCCGCCGCTGCTTACACCCCGGATGGTGGCATCGCAGACCCGAATCACCCCATCTACATCCTGCTGTGGGTATTGAAGGCGCTGTCATGACCATCCTCTGCACCCGAACCACCACCATCATGGTGCCGTATAAGCCCCGCGCTGGGGAGGTGCAGCGCGTCAAGGTGGACGGCACCGTAGAATCCTGCACCCAAGCACGCCGTGACCGGCCCGAACCCGAACACCTCCAATTCGAGGAACCGGAACCGGGACTCTTCCGCCGCTGCCGACAGGCCTACCAGCACGACAACTGGGGCGAACCGACTCACCCGCTACCTATGTGGGTCGTCTTTGAACTTTGGTACGAGGAATCGTGAGGATAGGCGGCATGTTTGCGGGCTACAGCGGCCTAGGAATGGGTGCGCCCCAAGCCGCCGCCACAGCACTCACCCACCTATTCCAACGCGCATGAAGAAGCCCCACCATTGGGAAGGCAATCAATGATGGGGCTGAGCCACAGAAAAAGGTGGAGAGTGTAAGAGCCAAGTTGGGGAAACAGCACTTACAAGGCACAACACTACTCAACACTGTCACACCATGCAACAAATGATGTTCACGATCCCACTCACATTCACCAAACCACCCCTCAACATGAACCAGCGCCTCCACTGGGCCAAGAAAGCAAAAATCACGAAAGCAATCCGAACCGAAGCCTTCATCCGCTGCCGCGCCGCACGCATCCCCCGTGCCAAACACCTCACCGTACAACTCCACTACCAGCCTCGTGACAACCGGCGCAGAGATGCGGATAATCTAGTCCCCACACTCAAAGCGCTATGTGACGGCATCGTAGACGCAGGGGTAGTGCCCGACGACACGCCGGACTACATGATCAAAATGATGCCCACCATCCACCCCGCAGTGAAGGGCGAGCCGGGCCGCATGTGGCTCACCGTCGATGTTGCCTAATACAACAAATGTTGTGTAAGGTAACAACATGTGAAGCAAACTAAACCACCCTGCCATGGTCACCCAGTCTTCACCAACCCGCAGCCAGTAGACCCCAGCACTATTGACGCTATGGAAGCCTGCACCTACTGCCCAATCCGCAAACAGTGCGCCCTCGATGCACTCACAGCAGGTGACAGTCTCGACAAAGCACACCACCAACCAGCAACAGGGGTCATCCAAGCCGGGGTGTGGTGCACAGGTGACCAAAACACCGCCAATCAACTCGCCGCCATCGCGGGTGTCACCCCACCACACACGGGTGCCCAAAAACGCTTCACACCACCCACAACCTGCAAAGGGTGCGGCAAACCCATGGCCCCACGAATAAAGGACAAGCCACTCGAAGACCAACCACTAACCCACGCGGCACACGGCTACTGCCGAATCTGCGACGCACGCCGCCGCCGACAAAAAGACTGGCAATCCACCCAGCCAAAAAACACCACCGTATTCACATGGAAAGAAAAACGACATGCACGCACTAGAAGCAATGGGCCTGGCCGTCATCATCCTGCTGGCCCTGGGCCTCGCAACCGCCCTGGTCATCATCGTGAGCAAGCAGCACCAGGACGCAAAACACAACAATCCCTCTTCTAACCGGCCCCTACGCATCGAAGTAGAAGGCGAAGCAGCGTACCGCCCGGCCCGTGCACACACAGATGACGCAGGATGGGACGTTCGCGCCGCCGAAGACGTACACCTAAAACCAGGGGAGCGCGCCCTAGTATCCACCGGAATCAAACTAGGAATCCCCACCGGCTACTGCGTCCTAGTCCTACCCCGTTCAGGGAATGCCCACAAGCTAGGCGTCACCGTAAACAACGCGCCGGGCCTCATTGACGCGGGCTACCAAGGCACCCTCTACGTCAATCTCATCAATCACGGGGATAAAGCTATCCGCTTAAACCAGGGTGCGCGCATCGCACAGCTACTAATCCAGCCCGTCACCTCGACCTGCTTCAACCCCGTCAAGAACCTCACCGGCACCACACAGCGCGGCACTAAAGGCCACGGCTCCACCGGCACCAAATAAAGAAAGACACCATGAACCTCGCAACACCCAACCATGCCACACCACAAGACACCATCGACCCCATCAACTGGAACGAAATCACCGACCAAGTAGACAAAGACGTATGGGACAGGCTCACCAGTAACTTCTGGTTGCCTGAGAAGGTGCCCGTATCCAACGATATTCCCACCTGGAAAATCATGGACGAGGCGGAGCAATGGGCCACCATGCAAGTCTTCACCGGCCTAACCATGCTTGACACCATGCAAGGCACCGTAGGCGCACTAAGCATCCTGCCAGACGCAGCGACCCCACACGAAGAAGCCGTGTACACAAACATCGCCTTCATGGAATCCGTACACGCTAAGTCCTACTCCAATATCTTCATGACGCTGGCGGACACCCCCACCATCAACCACGCATTCAACTGGGGAAGGCAGAGCGAACGCCTACAGTACAAGGCCCACCGCGTCCTCGACTTCTACAAGCGCGGCAACTCGCCCATGCGGAAAGCCGCATCCACCCTGCTAGAATCCTTCCTCTTTTACAGTGGCTTCTACCTGCCGTTGCGTATGGCGGCGCACTCTAAGCTAACCAACACCGCCGACATCATCCGCCTAATCATCCGCGATGAGGCTGTCCACGGCTACTACATCGGATACAAGTACCAGCAGCAGGTCAAACACCTAGACCAAGCACAACAGGCAGAACTCCAGTCCAAGGTTATCGACCTGCTCCTAGACCTCATGGATAACGAGGAACACTACACCCGCGACCTGTATGACCCGCTGGGCTGGACAGAGGATGTACTCGCATTCCTGCGCTACAACGCAAACAAGGCGCTCAATAACCTGGGATATGACGGTATCTACCCGCAGGACATGTGCCGATTCAACCCTGGGGTGATGACCTCACTTAACCCTGGAGCGGATGAGAACCATGATTTCTTTTCTGGTTCTGGTTCGTCTTATGTGATTGGTACGGCGGAGGATACTACCGATGAAGATTGGGCGTGGTAGCCGTGGATGCTATCAACCCAACCCACTACCAGGGGTTTAGTAATGGTGCACAGCCAGTCGATATTGCAGAACACCTGAGCGGCAACGGAGCGCAAGCTCTGAAATACATTGCGCGTTCCACTCGAATTGATGGAGGAAACAAAGGAGAAGTCCTGCAAGACCTCCAAAAAGCAAAATACTTCATCGAACGTGAGATAAAGAGGGTAAGCAAAGATGTCTAGAGTCTGCTCTATTGATGGATGCGAGTCCCCTCATGAAGCGAAAGGCTTTTGTCAGCGCCATTACCAGCGGAACTATCGCACTGGGTCTCCCATCAAGAAGCCACGTAGGGCAAATCCATTGAGAGACCGTACTTGTGCGTATTGCGGTTCGTCTTATCAATCCCGTTCTAATCACACCAAGTTTTGTAGTACGAAATGCCTGGACAGAAATAACTATCTGCGCCACAGGGAACAAAAGCTTACTTCGGCTAGGGAGTATCGCAAGAATAATCAGGAAAAAATCAAAGCGAGCCGTAAGGAAAAGTACCAGGCCAATCGGGATGAAATGAGAATTAGGAATAGGGAAAACTACTTGTTGAACCGAGAGGAACGGGTAAAGGCTGCTATCAAATATCAGGCAGAGCATCCTGAAATTGTGGCTTTGACACGTTCCCGTAGGCGTGCAGCTGTCAACTTCAGGATTTCCACCAAAGACCACAGAAAGCTACTCCACCTATATAGAGGGTGCTGTGCGTATTGCAGCGTGAAACTAGGGAAGTGGGGACGGAAAGAGGGCAACTCACTTCAGTGGGATCATGTGGTTCCTCTGGCACGTGGAGGCGCTAATGGTGTTGGCAATCTTGTCCCTAGCTGCCGTAACTGCAATCTTTCTAAGAATTCTTCAACGGTGATGGAATGGAAGATTCGTAAGGCCCGCTGGTACATCGACAGGGAAATCACCCGGCTAGGTGGTGGGGAATGCTAACCGCCATCCGCATCATTTGGGCGGACTTCAATCTGCTAATCAAGCTCAGCATCGTCGGCTTATTCCTGCTCGCCCTAGTGGACTGTGTTGAGGCCGCGTTACACCCATCATGGGAGTCGCTGGGGGATGCGCTGGACACAGTATTTTTCGCCGTTGCTATCACCACGATTAACGGGATGCTCACTGTGTCGAAAGCCTTGTTTGCGAACAACCGAGTACTAAGACCACTGGCCCACATGGGCTACCAGGTCACCACCTCACTGCAAGAAACCGGCAGCATCAACGTCCACACAGCCGGGGACAACTACATCATCGAAACCATTGGGGAGGAATCATGAACGATTTTGAGCGCTCGAAGTGGAACCACCCATCCATGAAGAATCGTATCGACGCTGAAATAGCCATGATGGAGGCCTCGCTACAGGATGATGCCCAAGAGGAACCACCGGCGCACAAGCGGGCTAAGCGTGGTGGTAGGCGTAAGCCCCGTGGCTTCGGCATGACATGGCGGTACTAATGACCACCTGTCCAACACCAAGAAAGAAAGCCTACCCGTGCAAATCCCACGCCAAGAACGCACTCTGGAGGGAATGGCGCGAAGGCCGTGGAAAGCACATGCCCATCCGTATCTACCACTGCGAATGCGGATGCTGGCACACCACATCGAAGCCCTACAGGTGGTGGGAGAATGCCTGAACTGTATGTGAGTGAGACGTGGCGGGGGCGGTGGGTTGTGTCCCCGAAACAGTGGGTTGAGCATGAGAATGACCCGACGGTTGTTGCGAACTTTGGGGATGAGGAACATGCGCGCCAGTGGCTAGAGAAGCAACAAAAGTGGCTCAAAAAGTTGCGCGGCACAACATTATGAGGTAACGTTTGTTATGCCAGTGAGGGGATGCGATCCAGATTCCACACACCCCCACTAGGCCAGGACGGCCACCTGATACAAAGCCACATAGCCTACCCGAGAGGACACATCATGAACGACGGCATACTGCTGATTGTCAGCTTGCTACTCGTGATTCTTTCCCAACTCATCGGATAGGCAACACCCCGCGCCTGTAGCTCATTGGTAGAGCATTTCCTATAAGCCGCGTCATTAAGGGGGCTGGTACTAGCCCCGGCCACACTGGCATGTTGTGGCTACGCGCAATGGCCGTGAGCTGGTTCGATTCCAGCCAGGCGCACGCAGCTGCCGTCTGGGTTCCCAAAAGGGGAGTAAGCGCCCTGTGGTACGGGTGCCGAGAATTCCTTTGTCGGTAGCAGCATAGCCGCCCAACATGTCTAACCAGCATGAAGGGCGCGCACAATCCCCCATCGTCTAATGGCAGGACGCCGGAGTTTGGTTCCGGTAATCGAGGTTCGAATCCTTGTGGGGGAGCGCTTCGCTGGCGGAATTGGTATACGCGCCGCACTTAGGATGCGGTACCAGAAATGGTCTCCGGGTTCGACTCCCGGGCGAAGCACTCAGGCCAGAAAGGATATGAATTCATCACTTATTGCCTACAAAGCGGGTGGCTGAATTCTTGCAAGCACACTGGGGTTCGATTCCCCGGCTGGCCACTAGGGGTGTCAAGCGCATCTGTCCTGACCATTAGGCGAAATGGAGCGCCAAGGCTGCACCCGAAGGGTTGAACACTGGCCCTCCGGCACTGCACACCTGCACCCCGCCAATCTTCTCACCCAACCACAGAAAGAGAACCACCATGATTATCGCCACCACTATTCTGGCTGTCAGTATCGTCGTTATCGTTGCCTACCCCACGATTGAGGACTACTTCTACACCGGTCAGCACCGCGCAACGCCCCATGAGAGTTAGCATTCGATGATTGGGACGATTGATGTCCAACTCATTTCCTAAGCTGTGGGCATGAATCATATTGACCCAGAGCACCAAGCAGAAGTAGACCGCCTTTGGGCTTCAATGCCTGAGGAATGGCGCAACCTCCCCGATGATGAAGTCACCGCCTGTGGAATGCCACTTGGCCTAGTTCACCCGGACATCTACGACGAAAACAACAAACCACGCGAATGAACTCACACGTGTAGCAGCGTTAGAGTGTCAAGTTGAGCCAATCAAATTACACAGCAGTAACTCATGTCCACACGAGTTGCTACTGTGGCTGTCAGCAGTGGCAATCGCCGCTGCGTGAAACGACATCTCAAGAGGGAGAATTACATGAAAATTAGGGTTCATGGCGTTGAGCGTGGCCGTGTAAACGTCTACAGCGGCAAATCGCTGAGCTGGAAAGTTTCCAGCGGCTTTCTCTACATCTTCGACGGCGAGAAAGAGATTGGACTCCACAATCAGGGCATGTGGGCAAGCGTTGAGTTCGATGACGAATCCGACGATGGAAGCGGCGTGGTTGGAATCCTGTAACGCCTGCTAGACAATGCCCCTCGCCTTTTAGGTTGTGGGGCATGACTCTTGTAAATATTGCTGAGCTACGTTTCTACCCGGGCAACGCCCGCCGGGGTGACATTGACCTGATTGCCGAATCATTGGAGAAGCTAGGGCAATACAAGCCCATTGTCGTGAATGCGGATGGCACAATTTTGGCCGGTAATCACACGGTTATGGCGGCGCAGCGCCTTGGCTGGGAAACCATCGACGTGCATCGCGTGGATGTGGACGATGACACCGCCAAGCGCATAGTAATCGTCGATAATAAGGCCAACGACCAATCCACCTACGATGTGGAAGACCTCGTTAACCTGCTCACTGAGCTTCCTACTTTGGAGGCCACGGGCTTCACCCGCGATGAGGTGGATCAGCTCCTAGAGTCGCTAGACGATATTGATGCTGACATTCCAGAGCGCCCCGCTGAACCAACCCCGGAGGGCTTTAACCTGCTGGTAGAGTGCGAGAACGCGGAAGAGCAAGCCCGAATTAAGGCACGCCTGCTTGCCGAAGGTGTGACCGTTGGTGAGGTCTAAGTTGCGTGGCTTTGGGCGTAAATCGTCGTATCAGTGCCCGTGCTGTGGCTGGAATAAGCAGGTTGGCAGGCGTGAGGCTGAGAAACGCGAAATCTGGCTAGATGTGCTGCGCGGGGATGGTATCGACATGCGGGACAACGCCCCAAGGGGGATAGCGTAAAGGGTTGTTGATTAGACCCAGGAGGTTTAACTAATGCCCAGCCTGCACAAAGACCGCACCAAAGCCATCATCGCGGAACGACGACGCAAAGCCTACGAAATGCGCATACAAGGCGCGTCCTACCACCAAATCGCAGACACCCTGAAAGTCTCCACTGACACTGTGCGTAATGATGTGAAAGCCCACATGGATTACATTCCGCGTGAGAATGCGATTGAGTTGCGCGATATGGAGTTAGACAAGCTGAACCAAATGGAACTGGCACTACAGAAGAAGCTACGTTCCGGCTCCCCGCAGGCTATCAACGCGGCTGTGCGCATCATGCAGCACCGGGCGCAGCTCATGGGCCTGGACTCCATCGAGAACAACGATGGTTTGGATGCGGCTAAGGAGGCCATGACCCAGATTATTAGCGCGTTGCAGAATGGGCCTACCGCCAAGCCTGTGGAGGATGACCAGCAGGGTGATTGATACAGCGGAGGTCATGGGCTTTAGCCAGAAGCAAAAGGATGCTTTCGCAGGTTCGACGGGGCGTGTGAACATCTGGGATGGGTCTGTGCGCTCTGGTAAGACGTACACGTGGACGTTGCTCATGCTGGCTTTGGTGGCGGCGTATAAGGGCACTGCGGCTATTGTCATCACGGGTAAGAACCGTGACAGTATCTACCGTAACGTGTTTGAGCCAATCGAAACATTGGCAATCTTCATCCCTGTCAAGAAGTATGTGGTGTACCGGCAGGGTGCAGCAAAGGCCACTATCTTCGGTAGGCACGTGCACATCATTGGTGCGAACGATGCGGGCGCAGAATCAAAGATTCGCGGTATGACCATCGGCCTAGCATTCGCGGATGAGATTACCTTGCTGCACCCCGCCTTTTTTAAACAGCTGTTGTCCCGCCTGTCTAAGTCCTACTCCAAGCTATTCTGCACCACTAACCCTGATAGTCAGAATCACTGGCTGCGCAAAGACTATTTGGTACGTGTGCCGGGCTGTATGCACTACGACACCAAGACCCAGCCGGAAGACCAACTCGCGGACTGGACTTATTGGCACTTCACCATGGATGACAACCCCTCACTAACCGAGGGATACAAATCCAATCTGCGCAAGGAATACACAGGCATGTGGTACCTCCGATTCATCCAAGGCTTATGGGTAGCCGCAGAAGGCGCAATCTACCAGATGTGGGATGAAGCTAAACACGTAGTACATCCCGAGGATATGCCCATCATGCGACAGATCATCGCCCTAGGTATCGACTACGGCACCACCCACCCCACAACCGGCATCCTCCTAGGAATAGGGGACGATAACCGACTCTATGCGGTAGATGAATGGGCACCAGGGCGGCTAACCAACAATGCTTTAACCGCTGACCTGAAAGAATGGCTAACCCGCCACGACTATCCCACGTGGATTTACTATGACCCCGCTGCCGCATCCTTTGGCCTACAACTCCATGAAGATGGCATCCGCCGTATCGACAAAGCCAACAACGATGTGCTCGACGGTATCCGCACCGTGGCATCCTTGCTAGACAACGGCAACCTACTCATATCTTCCCAGTGTAAGAACCTGATAGATGAAATCCCCGGCTACAGGTGGGACGAAAAAGCAGCAGAGCGCGGCATAGACAAGCCCATTAAAGAGGGAGACGATTTCTGCGACGCTCTACGCTATAGCGTGTATTCGTCTCGCTACCTGTGGTCTAGGAGCATCACCGCATAGGAGACGTACATGAGCATGCCCGCCGCTAACACCCCGTGGCCCCCAGAAAAGTGGGCACCAGTAACCCGCATGGTGGGGGATGCTTCCCTGTGGTGGGAGGGGGACACTAAGCAGCTGGACTCGCACTATGGCGGCATGAACATGGTGTACCGCCCATCCCAGTTTGCTGGTGGGGTAGTGGGGGCGGTGTCTCGATTCTTCTGGGGCCAGCCCACTCCAAAGGGTCAATCAAACCGGAAGATGCACCTGCCTATCGCAGCGGACATTGCCGCCACGTCCGCATCCCTGCTGTTTGATACGCCGCCCACGTTCACCGTGGACGATGAGCAAGCCCAAGCCAACCTGGATGACATGCTCAACGATGATCGTTTCCCTGCAGACCTGCTAGTGATGGCGGAATCCTGCGCCGCCCTAGGTGGCGTATACGGGCGCATCATGTGGGATACCGACGTATCCGATGACCCGTGGATTGATTTCGTGGATGCTGACAGCGCCTACCCCGAATTTAGCTACGGCAAACTGACTGCCATCACATTCCATGAAGAGCTACCCAAGCAGGACGAAAAGCACGTCTGGCGCTTGCTATCCCGCTACACCAAGGGCCGTATTGAGTACGCCCTCTACAAGGGCAGGGAGCAGAATCTAGGTGAGCAGCACCCCCTTAATGACCACCCATCTACCGCGCCACTCGCGGACATTGTAGATAGCCAGGGTGGGGTGGACTCCCACACCATGGGCATCGCAGCAACCTACATTCCGAATGCCCGCCCGGTTGTGGGCTTCCGTAACGACGGCCAATTACGTAATATCGGACGCCCTGATATTAGCCCCGACCTGTTCCCATTGTTTGACATGCTGGATGAAGTGTGGACCGACCTAAAGCGCGAGATGCGGCTAGGTAAGCAACGTGCTGTAGTTCCCGAATACTGGCTAGAACAGCAGGGCTTCGGTAAGGGGCAGGTGTTTGACCTTGACCGCGAATTCTACGACGCGGTAGCATCCACCCCAACCGAAGGGCAGGGCGTTCAGTTTTACTCACCGGAACTCCGCTTCGAGTACTACCTGAACCTGGCGGACAAAATCGTGTTGGAAATTCTACGCCGCGCCAATTACTCTCCATCCACGTTCGGGCTGGCTGAAACCACCTCCACGGGGCAGAAGACGGCCCGTGAGATTGAATCCGAATACCAAGCCTCCATCCAAACCTGGAAAGCAAAGTCACGCTACATGCGCGCCGGGCTATCCGAGCTATCCAACGCGCTACTAGAAGTCCATGCTTGGCTGCACAACATCACCCCACCCAAGGCACGGGTCAAGGTGGATATGACGGCACCTGTACAGGAAACCATGTTGGATAAGGCATCCACCATCCAGGCCCTGGACGCGGCACGCGCTATCTCCACCCAGCAAAAGATTGACATGCTACACACTGAGTGGGACGAAGAGGATAAGCTAGCAGAGGTAGACCGCATCATCGCAGAGCAAGCGGGCACATTTGACCCACTGGGTAACATTAGGCCAGATGAAGACCCACTAGGTGAGGATTAATGGTCTTTGACCCGGCACGCACAGAGGGGCTAAACGATGATGTTGTAGCCCTGTATCGGCGTGCCGAAATGTATTTGATTGAGGTGATCCGCCGCGCCTTAATCAGGACGGGGGAGTCACCCACGTGGGCTGAGGCCCAACTGCTTGCGATTCGGCAAGAGCGCGGAAACATCGAGGGCATGGCAGACGCGCTGCACAAGCGTTTGGGTACCACGTGGCGCAGCACGATTGACGCGGCGTATCTGCGTGGGCAGATTGAGGCAGAAAAGGAACTCGCTGCACTTCCAGAGCATTTGCGCCCAACACCAGCCGCCCCAGTGTTTGAGAGTAGCGCGGCTGTGTATGCCCTTGTGTCTGAGGCAATTACCACGATGGAACCAGTGCACCGCAACCTTGTGCGCCGCGTGGATGACATTTGGCGACGTATCGGGGTGGAGGCCACCGGTTATAGCGTGACGGGGGTGATGACTACGCAGCAAGCGGCGCAGCGCGCTTTTACCCGCATGGCCCGGGAGGGATTACCGTTCTATGTGGACAAGGCAGGCCGCAAGTGGGGACTAGACACGTATGCGGAAATGGCTGTACGGACTATGACGAATAAGGCTTTGCGGGCTGGCCACACCAACACCATGATTGAGCACGGTATTGACCTAGTAGTGGTGTCATCACACAAGAACCCTGCCCCACAGTGCGCCCCGTATGAGCGTAAAGTACTGTCACTCACCGGTAAGTTCGCGCTGGGCACACATCGTATTGGTGACAACATCGTGAACGTGAAGGCAACTATGCGGGACGCTGAATCTAGCGGACTGCACCATCCTAATTGCCGCCATACACATTCTGCCTACATCCCCGGCTACACGAGGATTAGTGACGCCCCCTACGATGGCGACGATACCGGCTACAAAGCCACCCAAAAGCAGCGCTACTATGAGCGGCAGATTCGCGCCTCCAAACGCATGGAGCAAGCCGCGATAGACGAAACCGATGTGAGGGCAGCACGCCAGCGCACAAGGGCGTATCAGGCGAAACTGCGCGACCATGTGGCTGAGCATGACTTACCGCGCCGCCGCCACCGAGAGCAAGTCCGACAGCCAGCGAGTGGGGCAGTGGGATTGTCATTCGATGACTAATCCAGTAACATTTAGGACATTCCCCGCATTAGCGGGGGTGAGCCGTTTCTAATGCTCAAGCATTCAGGAAAGCTCGATTCTTCCCTGCCTTGGCAGGGATGAGCCGTTGCTGATGCTCAACACATCATGCAAATTGCTCTTATTCCCCGCGTCAGCGGGGATTTTCTTATTTCACCCAGCGCTGCACCGTCGATGGGGTACGACCGCACATTTTCGCTACTTGGTAGGCGCTCACATCGTAGGACATGGCAACCTGCACCCACTCAGAGCGAGCATCTTTCAGCTCTGCGGTAATAGTCTCTAGCTCGCGGATTTGGTCATCTGCCCATTTGATTTGCGCCATGTACACGGCTTCGTTGTAGCCGTCGCGCCCGGCACGCGCCATTTCGAGTGGCTTTGCAAACAGGGTTTCCACCCAGGCTAGCTGGTCGGGGGACAGCTCACCCATGACCTTTTCGTAGTCGTCTTCCGACGCGGCCAGGCCCTTACGGGCGGATTCGAGAGCAACCCGGTTACCGGTCGTGCGCACTGCGCTGACTGTCTTGGTGGCCATGCCGATGAGGATGATTTTTTCGCCAATACGGTTGAGAGTGTCGGGGCTAATGATTTGCATGAATCGGGTTCCTTTCTAGTTGTCGCCTTTGAGGGCGGAAATGTAGGTGGATGCGTCGCGGCGGGTCATGTTGGCGACTTCTTCGAGTGTGGTGGGGCCAGCGCTGAACCAGGTGGTGTTCTGTCCACCGTGCTGTGCAAGCAGGGCCATGATGTAGTCCACTTGGCGGTCGGTGGCGAGGGGGCCGATTGCTTTGGTTGCTGCGTCTTCTGCGCGCTCTTCTTCGCCCTTGGCCTCGACCTCGCGCTTGGTGGCGAGTTCTGCGCGTTGCTTGTCTAGGTAGTCCTGGCTGTTGTTGCAGAGTCGGATTGCGTTCTCGACGGAGTCCACGTCGCGGTGTTCTTCGCGTCCGGTGTTGCGGTTGATTACTGCGATTTGGTAGACGCGCTCATCGTTAATGAATCCGGTTTGGGTGACTACTTGGTAGTCCTCGGTGGTGTGGTGCTTTTCGGTGGTGCGCATTTGACGTGCCATGGTGGGTTCCTTTGTTTTGTGTTCCTTGCTTACACCTCCATTATAACGCGCTGCGTACTAATATGCAATGCGTACTATTAACGGGGGTAGGGGGCAGGGGTGGGCATGGCGAGATGAAGGAACCTCCACTTTTCAGACATGACGCAACCCACCATGGGGGGGATTGGGGGTTGCGGGTTGGAGCTGAGCTCAACAACCAAAAAGATAGTAACCCACGACTAGAAGGTGTGCATCTTGAAAAATAGAGAAAATCGCCCATGTAAACACATAGGCGATTAAAGTCACTGTGACAATTTAGGCGGCGTTGCCCACTGCTGAAAAACCTACTTTGATGGCTCGCATTCACCAGCCAGCTCACCATTAATGGCAGCACTCGCGCTATTCAAAGCCCCCAACTTATCGGAGTGCTCTACGGGTACTTCAAAATAGGCAGTTAGATAGTTAGAACCAAGGTCTACCAAAGTCGTTTCCTCCTCGGTAGACGGGTAGACCTGCACGAAAGAATGGAAATCTCCAGAGGCGTCATCCTCCATAACCATGATGCCATTCTCAAACTCTAACCGATAGCTGTATGAGTTGAATCCACTGCTCGACTTAGGCGCGAAGTAGAAAGTCGCCTCACCATCCTCCAGTTCAAAGTTCTTAAGCGTCTCTGGCCCGTTAGACGTGTTGACAACATGGGAATCGCAGCCCCAAGCGGAATCTGACGGGAGCTGGCTTGAAACATCCGCACCGGCCCCGGTGACTGTCTGAAACTCTGGGATGTCTTGTGCTTGGGGGCTATCCTGTTGCCCGTTTTCTTCTGTGGCACCGCACCCAGTAAGCAGTAGCGCGGCGATAGTAAGAGAGATTGCCTTCTTCATAACCTCACCATACAACAAATGTTGCCTCATCGTGTAATGGACAACGACAAAAATCACGCACACTGCCACCGTTCAAACATCCACCCAACACGTAGGAGAGAACGGTGCCCGAAAACACCACCCCGGAAAACACCAGCCAGGCGCAGGAAACCCCGGCAGGCCAGGAGCCAAACACCCAAGCAGAAACCAACCAGCCACAACAGGAAACTAATCAACCTGCTGGTGGTATCGATGACCTCCCCGAATGGGCACAAAAGGAAATCCGCAGCCTCCGCAACGAAGCAGCCAACTACCGCACCCGCAGCAAGGATGCGGAAGCCGCTAAGGCAGATGAACTGAAGGCCGCACAGGAAAAGGCAGAGCAAGAGCGTAACCAGCTCATCCAGGACATCGGCAAGAAACTAGGCCTAGTCGAAGACGAAACCAATGACCCGCAAAAGCTCATTGAGGCAGCGGTAGAGCGTGAGCAAGCCGCCGCCAAGGAACGCGACCAGATGCGCGACACCCTGAACCAGTATCGCCGCAACGATGCTATGCGAAGTGCTGTCGAAAAGGTAGACGGCACGGTTGATACCACACTCCTAAACGCGCTGCTCAATTCGGACAACGCATACACCCAACTAGATGTAGACGCAGATGATTTCGAATCCCAGGTGGAAACAATCGTCACCCAAAAACTTGAATCCCACCCGTCCCTAATCCAGGCGATTCACAAGGCATCCGGTGTGGATACGTCCAACACAAACCGAGGCAACCGAGCAATCACCATGGCCGACCTCCAACAGATGACCAGCAAGGAAATCTATGAGGCCCAAAAAGCCGGAAAGCTCGACCACCTCTACACCAACTAGGAGACCCTATGTCTGTCGAATCCTTTAAGCCCATCCTCTGGGCCGCAGCCCTTGACGCCCCCTTCCAGGACGCACTGGTCTACTCCCAGACCGGCGTGGCAAACGCCCGCTTCCAGCCGGTACTTCAAAACTCCGGCAAGAGTGTCAAGATTAACCGCCTTGGTGCTGTCAAGACCCGCACCTACACCCAAGGTGAGTCAATCACCTACGACACCCTGTCTACCGAGTCCACCGAGCTGGTCATGGACCAGCAAGAGTACTACGCATTCCTCATTGAGGATATTGACCGTGCTCAGGCCGCTGGCGACTTCCAGAATGAGTCCACCCGCCAGCACGCCTACGCCATGGCGGCAAAGGTCGATGCTCACACTGCCGGTGTGCTCAAGGACGGGGCTAAGACCAAGCTGGGTAACAAGGCCGTGTTTGACGGTGCGGACTTCTACCGACCTGCTGAGGGCCAGATGACCGCGTGGGATGTACTACGTGAGTTCTCTAAGCAGCTGAATAAGCACTCTGCCCCGTCCCTTGACCGTTGGGTTGTTGTCGGCCCGAACATGGCTGCTGCGCTGCTGGCTGACCGTCGCTTTACTGAGGCTGACAAGGCCGGTACTGACACCATTCTGCGCAATGGTCAGATTGGTGCCATCAAGACGCTTGGTTTCACCGTGTACACCTCTAATCAGGCTCCGGTGACTGCTGGCCGCGAGACCATTATTGGTGGCGCGCCGAACGCTCTGGACTTTGCTTCTCAGCTTCAGACTGCTGAGGCTTTCCGTCACCAGGATCACTTTGCGGATGCTTTCCGTGGTCTTCAGGTGTGGGGTTCTGGACTGGCTTACCCGGAGTCTGTGGTGACTCTGGAGGCTGATGTGAAGCCGGGCACGCTTGGTTCCGCTCCGGCTGCTGCCTAGTCGGTAACGCCTGATAGCGGGGTAGGGGATTATCACCCCGCCCCGCTTTTCGCATACTTAGGAGAAAATAGAATGCTTGTATTTGCCCAGCCGGATGATGTGGTTAAGTGGGCTGGCTACGAATTTGACGATGACGTGAAACTAGAGCCGCTTATTCGGCGTGCGTCGTCAATGGTGCAGCGTGCCGTACGCGCTGCACGGTTTGAGGTGACCCCTGCGGGGATGCCGGAAGACCCCGACGTGATGGATGCTCTGCGCGGTGCTGTGTGTGAGCAGGTCACAGTGTGGGTGGAGAATGACATTAACCCGACGGTGATTGAGGCTTCTTCGGGTGGGGTGACCTCATCGTCTATCGGTGATGCGAATGTGTCTTACTCCACGGTTGAGGCGGCATCGGTGAAAGACCAAGCTGCTAATGAACTGTGTGACGCGTCGTTGGACATTCTGTTTAACGCCGGTCTGATTGGGGGTTGGCCGTGGGTAAGGTAGCAGATGACATTGCAGCACAATGGTTCCGCCATGATTGCGTGCTCCTACGTGGGGCGGGCGCATCACCCTACGGCTGGCAAGAAGGGGAGCCAGTCCCCTTTAAGGGCTTTGTGCGCCAAGCCACCCGCCGTGTCGTAGGGCCAGAGGGGGAGCAAACGGTCACTGACACGATGGTGTATGTACCGCTTGGGTTAGTCGTGGAGCGCGGCGACCATGTGGAACTACCAGACCCGTTTGAGACCGGCCCGTGGGAGGTCACGGAACGCGCCGCCTTCGACGGGGCAGGGAACCAAACCCCAGACCACCAGAAACTAACCCTGACGATACCCAGCGAATCTTCGGGTGGCGGGGTGGTGAACCCTTATGGCTGAGTTGGATTGGCGCGGTCATGAGGTAGCCCGCGACATTAAACAGGCCACCACGAATGCTTTGCGCGCCGGGGCACACCTACTACGCGATGAAGCTGTACAGCGAACCCCGATTGAGACCGGCACGCTGCGCAATAGTGCCCGCGCCAGCGTGGAGGGCAACGAAGCCATGGTGTCCTACAACACCCCGTACGCGGCCCGGCAGCACGAAGAGGTTGGGTGGCAGCACAAGGAAGGCCAAGCCAAATACCTAGAGTCCGCGCTTTTGGATAATCAGACACGAATCTCTGAGCTGATAGCCAAAGAGATTGGGAAGGCGATGCGATGACCCCAACCTATGGAACACTGCGTGAGGATTTAGCCCGCCATCTTGCTAGCAATGGGCTAGCCCAGTGGGCACCAACCGGAATCTATAAAAAATTCACCCCACCCGCCGTGTATCTAGGTGTGCTACCGGATGAAGCAGGCCCAAGCATTGGGCTAGCCGTATACCACTTCGGAACAGAAGACACCGTACAGCAGGACACCGGCACACCCCGCATCCGTGTGCAACTCCGAATCAAGGGCACCCGTGACCCGCGCTATGCATCCCGCATTGCGGACGATGTGTACCAGCTACTGCATGAACGGACGAACTACCAGCTGGACAACGGGGTTTCAGTCTTACGCTCTGCGCGAGTCCTCACATACGAGGAACGGGACGAAGCCAGTGTTTACCACCGTGTGGAGTCCTACGAATTCGTAGTCAACCCCAACTAGGAGAGCATAATGGCTGTTGCAAAGGCACCATCTTCCTACGACCTTAATTCCACTCTCGCCCGCGACTGGGCACTACAGGTAAACGTAGGCACCCAAGAGGAACCGAACTGGATTTATGTTCGTGGCCTGTCCCAGTTCGCCCCCCAGTCTTCCCCGACGATGCAGGACGATTCCGATATTGACTCTGAGGGCTACAAGTCCCAGATTGCTACCGCCCTCGAAATGACCTTTAAGGGCGAGGGCAAGCGCAAGGGCAAGAAGACTGAGGGCAAGTTCAAGCAAGACCCGGGCCAGGCCGCTCTGCGCGAGAAGGGCCGCAAGATGGGCCTTGACAACGTGATTCAGGCTCGCTGCTGGCGCACCGACGGTGTGGAAGAGGGATATGATTCCTACTTCTCTGTGAAGTGGGAAGACCAGGCTGGCGGTAACGAAGACCTGGATTCTTTCAACTTTGAGCTGATGTCCCGTGGTAAGCCGGTTGCGATTAAGCCGGTCACCGACGATAAGGGTAAGTCCGTCCCAGTTGAGGGCGAGGGTGACGGCCCGATTATGTCTGGTGGCACCGCCAACGAATCCGGCGCTACCGAGCAGTAGTTGGACAACTAGAGGCCAGGGGCACCCTATGGGTGTTCCTGGTCTTTTGTCTATCTATAGGAGATACCCGCCGTGCGCGACCTGCGTGAATTCCACGACCCGAACCTGTACTTGCCGATTGACGGCACTGTGTACACCGTGAAGTCCCCGAACGCTGAATTGGGGTTGGAGATTCGGCGTTTTACTGCTGACCCTGAATCTGACCCGGCTGAGGAAATCTACTTTGTCGCCAAGCTGCTAGGCGCGGAGTACGACAAGGACACCGACAGTATGAGCGGTGGCCTGTGGGATGAAATGGTAGCCAACGGCGTGCCCTATGAGGAATGCATGCACGTCGGCAACACCGCCATGGCGCACTATGGTGTTTCTCCCGAGTTTGGCGAGATGTGGTGGGAGACCCGCCTGGGAAAAGAGCGACCGATCCAGCCGGAGGACATCGTGGCGTGGGCCAGAAGGGCGTGGGAGAAACCAGTGGAGAAGGAGCCAGTGGAGAAGAAACCGGCAGCGAAGAAGACCACCCGCAGCCGCAAGAAGACTACCTCCTAGACGGCCCCTACGGCCCCTATGACCCTAGGCCTGGAGCCTATGGGGATGATGACCCCGGTGGTGGGCCGTATGACCCGGAAACCGGTTTGCGTGACTGGTACGCCCCAGAGCCGCATGAAGCGCAGAAACCGGTAGGGCAGCAAAAACTCCAGTGGGTAGACGTACTCAACCAGTGGGCGGCGATTGAGTGCGACCTTCACGAAAAATACGCGGTCGATGTGGAATCCGGCGTACTCACGCAGCGCACGTGGCGGTGGCTGGAAACCAGAATCCTTGACCTGATTAACCAGCCTAGCCGTCTAAGGACAGCCCTCAACCTCACATCTGAACAAACCTCACACTAGGAGAACGCTATGGCGCTCGAAGTCGGTACCCTTAACGCCCGAATCCAGATTGATGCCGATGGGGTATCCTCTGCCCTCAGTAACGTCAAGCGTGACCTAGCAGATGTGAAAAAGTCCGCTGACAAGGTTGAAAACCTTGACATCAAGACCAAGGCGGACACCTCAGGTGCAACCAAGGCGAAGCGCGCCACAGACAATCTAGCAAGCTCTGCGGATAAGGCCGCGTCCGCCAGCTCTAAGATTAAGTTCCCTAAGGACTTCACCCCGGATGCGGAGCGGGCTAAAAAGTCGGTTGACCGTGTAGGTGATGGTCTTGCGGGTGCCGCCGCAAAAATCACGAAGTTTACCGCCGCGACCGCTGGCACCGCCGTGGTGGGTGGTGTTGCCGCCAGCCTACATAAGGGCTTCCAGCGCCTGGACTCCATCGACCAGGCCACCGCCAAGCTCGAAGCCCTGGGCAATAGTGGAAATGATGTGCAAAACATCATGGATAACGCGCTGGCCAGTGTGAAGGGAACCAGTTTTGGCTTGGGTGAAGCCGCCACCGTATCCGCCAACATGGTTGCTTCCGGTATCGCGCCGGGCAAGGAACTAGAAACTGTCCTTGGCACAGTGGCTGATACTGCCGCTATTGCTGGCACCTCTATGGAGGATATGGGCCTAATCTTTGGCTCCGTTGCGGCACGTGGCAAGTTGCAGGGCGATGACATGATGCAGATGCTGGGGCGTGGTATCCCAGTGCTGCAAATCGTGGGTGAGCATCTTGGCAAGACTTCTGCTGAGGTGTCTGCCATGGCATCCGATGGTGAGATTGATTTCCAAACCTTTGCGGATGCGATGGAGTCCTATGTGGGCGGCGGCGCGAAACGTATGGGCGATACTGTTTCGGGTGCGTTGAAGAATCTGGGGGCTGCGTTTGGTCGTGTGGGTGCTGAGGCCGCTAAGGGTGCTTTTTCTGAGGCACCGGCGGTTATTAGTGAGCTTACTGAGCAGGTTGATGGGTTGGGTGCTGTGGTTGGCCCTATGGCTGCTGAGTGGTCTGCGCGGTTGACCCCGGCGATTGCGGATGCGGCGACGGCTATCATTCCTCAGGCGACGGCAGCTTTGGGCGTGCTGTCCGACGGTGTTGAGGTGTCTTTGCCGCTTTTGCAGGGGTTGGCTTCTGCTATTACGTCTATCCCTACCCCTGTGCTGGCTGCTGGTCTGCTGACACTGACGGCGCGTAATAAGGGGTGGACTTCTGCGCTGGAAACGTCCACGGGTGCACTGAAAAACTGGGTGGGGTACGCCAAGAGCGCGGACGGCTTCGGCGGGAAGATGGCATCTGCTTTCCGTAACGCTTCCGGCCCAATGATGGTACTGGGCCGTGAGACTCGCATGTCTGCCCGTGAGCTGTCTGGAATGTCTCGTGTGGCTGGTACCGCGATGGGTGGCATGCAGTCTTTCGGCGGAGCGGTTAAGGGTGTGGCTAGTGGTGCCATGTCGGGCTTCAAGTCCGGCGTGAGTGGCATTATCAACATGCTTGGCGGGCCATGGGGTCTAGCCATCATGGGTGCCACCACCGTGCTGGGCATCCTCATTGATAAACACATGGAGGCTAAACAGGCTGAGCAAGAGCATGAGCAAGCACAGCGAGATTTGCGCTCCAGCCTGGATGAGACCACGGGCGCTATCACTGAGCAAACCCAAGAGCTGATTAACAAACGCCTAGAGGAATCCGGTGCTACCGCAGCAGCCCGCGAACTAGGCATGGCGCAGGACACTGTGCGCGACGCGGTAAACGGTAACGCGGATGCTATGCGCGAGGTCAAGGTAGCCACCGAAGGCGCTATCGACGCAGCCCTACAAAGCTCCGACACCTACCAGTCCATGGCAAAGGACATGGAAAAGGCTGGCATCACCGCCGACGATGTACGCGACGCACTGCTGGGCAACCAGGACGCAATGGACAAGATTAACGGCTCGTCTTGGGCTATGTGGCAGGGCAATCAAGGCCTTTGGTCTGCACTGTCTAATGAGATGGAGGATACTACCGGCGCAGCCATCACCCTTGGCAAGGAGGTTGGCAACCTCAATGGTGATTTGGAGTCTGTTAAGGCGGCTGCCCTCCAAGATAAGTTGAATGGCCTTCAAAAACAGGTTGACAAGACAGCCTCTGTGTTCGACAAGCTGGGTGACGATATTGTTGCCGTGCCGGATGAGAAGACAATTCAGGTATCCTCCATGGCCCCGAAGGTTAAGACTGAACTGGAAGAGCTGGGCCTAGAGGTCAAGCGCCTAGATGATGGTTCAGGCCGTGTGAACATCGAGTTCCCAGAGGGGCAATCAATTCTCACTACCCTTGACCAATTGGGGGCTAAGGTCACCGCATTGCCAGACGGGCGCATGGACATTAGCGACAATGCCGATGATGTTAAGCAACGCCTCATTGACCTTGGGCTGGCTGTCAAGGACGAAACTACTGGCCAGGTAACCATCACCGACAACATTAGCGACGTCATCGCCCGCGAAATCGAGATGGGTACTGCGGTCACCACCAACGGTGATAAGACCGGCCACGTCCATATTTTCGACAACATGGCCGACGTGATGGTGGGTCTCGAACAATTAGGCTTTGAGGCATCGAAAGACCGCAACGGCAACGTCATCATCGCTGACAACACCGGCGACACTATGGATCGCCTCAAAGCGATGGGTATTGAAGCGGAAAAGCAGCGCGACGGCAAGGTACGTATCACCGATAATGCGGAAGCTACCCGCCGTCATATTCAAAGCACTCTGTCCCGCGAGCGCACAAACACCGTATCTGAGCACATGATTAGCATTACGCGCCGCATCAAGGACATTTTCGAGCGGGCTAACGGCGGTATTGACAAGCCAGTCGAAACCTACGCTACGGGCGGGCACCGTGATAAGAATGTTGACCGTGCAGTGGCCCGCCGCGCTAACTCGAATCATGAGCCATCCCACCAAGCACAGATTGCCCCGGCAGGCGCATACCGTGTGTGGGCTGAGGCTGAAACCGGTGGTGAGGCTTATATCCCCATGGCCCCGTCTAAGCGTGGGCGTAGTGAGCGCATCCTGAATGAGGTTGCAAGGCAATTCGGATATAACCTAGTCGATGGGGAAACCGGGATGGTGCAAACGTTTGCCGATGGTGCCTTGCTGCCCGCATCTGTGGTGAAGCATCGCCTGTCCTACATGGACGGCACACCATACATCTTTGGCGGGTGGTCACCTGCTGGTGTGGATTGCTCTGGTGGTGTGTCCCTAGGGGTGAATGCCCTAGAGGGGCTGGACGAGTGGACAGAGCGAACTGGAACGGCAAACCAAGCCGCATTCATGCGCAAACGCGGCTGGACACCAGGACGCGGACACAGCGGAGACAACCGCGTCGCGTTCTACAACGGCGGGCCAGGTGGTGGACACACCGCAATGCAATTGGATGACGGAACCTACATCGAATCCGGCGGAAACACCGGCGGCGGCTTCACCATCGGCAAGACCGCAGGCCCCCTAGACGGGCGCGGCTTTACTGACTGGTGGTACAAGCCAGGTGCGGTACGCCTCACCACTGAGGGGTTGGACTCCCTGGACTCCCTCAACGGTGTTGTGGGCGCGCCGGGCTACAGTACCGTGACTGGTGCTATGCGCGGCATGGTGGAATCCACCTATAGCCCCGATGGTGGCGAGGCTGAATCCCGTGAGCTGAATGGCGGCGCGGGTACCCTCGTGAAAGACGGCTCATTCCTCGAATTGATGGCCGCACTGTACTCGAAGCAGACTGGCACCCCCATGGCCGATGATGTGGTTTCTTGGGGCACCGTCGTGGGCCTGTACTCCAAGGAATCCGAGAAGGCCCAGAAGAAGAATGCCAAGGACGCGGAAAAAACCGCTACTAAGCTGGAAAAAATTCAAGACCAGCTTGATAAAGCCAACGAGGATTTGCCGCTTGCTGAGGAAGACCTCCGCATCAAGAAGATGAAGCGCGATGAGGTTTACAACAAGACCAACAAGAAGGGCGAGAAGACCGCCACCGACTCACAAAAGGCGGCTGCTGACCAGTCTGTAGCTAAGGCTGAGAAGAAGGTGGCGGACACTAAGGCGAAGATTGCCAAGCTCGAACAAGAGCAAAAGGAACTCGAAGATGAGATGAAGCGCCTGCAATCCGGTGCAGACGGCCTAGACATTTACGGTGACCTACTGACCACCACGAAGGGCGTGGGTGGTACGTCCGGCAACAAGTATGCGGATGCCATCATCAAGGAAGGCAGGCGCAGGGGCATCACGGATACAGGTATCAAAATTGCTCTGGCGACCGCCATTGTGGAATCCGGCCTGAAGATGTACGCGAACAACGCTGACCCAGAATCGCTGAACTTCCCCTACGATGCGATTGGTAGCGACCATGACAGCGTGGGCTTATTCCAGCAGCGTAACAACGGCGCATGGGGTACAACCGCTGACCGTATGGACCCGGCCAAGTCTGCGGGCATGTTCTATGACCGCCTAGATGACGCTGATTACAACCAGGGCGACCCAGGCGCACACGCGCAGCGCGTGCAAGGCTCCGCATTCCCAGGCCGGTACGCCACCAAGATGAATGAAGCCCAAGGCTACCTGGATAAATACAACTCCACTAAGAACGCCAAGATTACTGCCATGGCAGACGGCGGCATCCTAGGAGGACTACGCCAAGCCCAGATTAATGAGGGTGATTCCGCTGTCCTGTGGGCAGAGGCAGGCCCAGAGGCGTATATCCCTCTGTCGTCTGATAAGCGTGCCCGTAGCCTGGATATTTGGGCTGAGACCGGTAAACGGTTGGGTGTGGATGTCATGAGCATGCTCAACTTCATGGCGTCCGGTTTACCGGGGCTTATGGAGGGGCGTCTCGATTTCTCCACTGGTGAGACAGTAAGCGCTGAGCGTCTTGGTGTGAATATGGATGCGGCTCAGTACCGTACGCGTCGTGGTGCACAGGCCACTACCCAGAATGCGGTGGGCGCGGTGTTCAATGGGCCGGTACAGATTAATGACCCGAAGAAGTATTTGCAGGGGCAGGTGGATAACGCGGGTAAGCAGCTAGGAATGGCGATGAGGAGTGTGCTGCTATGAGCCTGATACTGACTGATACAAGCTGGCAGAGTCGTGACGAATACCAATCTAGCGACCTGCTGCGCTTCTACCTTGTGGGTGCTGACCATCGAACCCGCTGGTGGTTTGGTGGGCCGGGGTCGCCGGTGCGGTTGAATAAGCCGCCGTCGGGGTTGCAGGGTGCTCCGGTGACGCATGATTATCAGACTGTGACTGGTATGGATGGTGCTATCTATAAGGGCACGATTGATGAGCAGGCCACTATCACGTTGCAGGTGTGGGTGAGTGACCCGCGTTCTTCGGCGTGGGCTAGGCGGCAGCATTCCCTATGGCGTGAGTCTTTGGGTCGGGGTAAGGACACTGTGAGGCTGTTTGCTGTGTCTAAGGAATCTGGCTATTGGTGGATTGATGCCCGCGTGGAATCCATCAGTGACGTGAACTATTTTGACCAGCGGCCCGGCTTGGTGGGGGAGATTGGCGAGCTAGTCACGTTGAAGACTGACCGGTCTTTCTGGCAGCGGTTTGAGGAACGCAAACGATTCGACCGCTACACATGCCGCAATGCCCATATGCTTAATCTGGGGGACCAGCCCGCATGGCTCAAGTGGGCTGTCACCGGCGACCATAACGGATGCTATATCGGCGTGGACAGGGAAGAGGTCTACCTCCCAGACCCGCGCACGCTGCGCACCGAAGAAGAACTCTTAGCAGGCATGAACCCCGTACACGGCTACTGGATTGACACGGATGAACTCTGGCCCTCGTTCCTCACCGCATCCGGTGATGACCTACAGCCTGATTTCCCTGACACGTATTGGACTAAGCCACTTCCTCCACGTGGCGTGCACAGGGGTAATACGGTGCCGTTGAACATTAGCCCGATTAATCCGGGTGAGAATTTTAGGGTTGAGGTGTCCTACATTCCGAGGGCGGAGCAAGCATGGTAGCTGACATTAACGAATCCTATAGCGCCAACCCGCTGAATCTTATGGTGCACAATAATGAGTACACGCAGCGGCACCGTATGCCCGGCTACATTGACGTAGAGCTAAACGCGGAGTTTGGGCTGAATGCTGGAACCGGTACTGTCACTATCCCCGCTGACCACAAGCTCGCGGCCCGCATCATGCAATGCGACCATGACGTTGTTCCTGTCACGGCAGAATTCAATGGGTGGCGGTGGACTGGCCGCGTGGAATCTTTCGAGGCCGCTGGCAAACCAGGCCGCGAGACTGTCACCGCCACACTGATTGATGACAAAGTGCAGCTAGGCAGCGTGCTGGCATTTGCTAATACTCGCACAGGGCTTGCATTGCAGGGCAAGCGTGACCACCAGGCAGGCCCACTAGAGTCTGTGGTGTACCACTACCTGAGTGAGAATATTGCCCGCTCTGGTCTACCCGCCTATATCGTCATGCCGCCTAAGCGGGTAGAAGACAAGTCTCCACGTATTGACCTATCGGCACGCATGACCAATCTGGATACTCTACTGCGAGACATTCTCAACCAGTATGACTATGACGTGGAATGCCGCATGTGGTGGCCGGGCCAACCCTTCCCCGATGGCAAGGTAGTTCCGCTGGTTGAGGGGGATAGGCGCGAGCGTCTACATAGGCTCACCCATGCGAACATTGACCAAGTATTTTCCCCCAACGATGACCCGATCCAACTACCCACAAAGCCGGGCCTAATCGTGGCAGTTCGCAAGGTGCGCGAGCGCCCACACGTAAGGTTCAGCACCCGTAATGGTGAAGTGGACTCATTCACCCTGTCCGGTAAAGCCCCCGGCGCTGCCCGCCAGGTGGTGGGTGGTAAGTCGGATGATTGGGTGAATGAGACGATTAACTTAGGTATTGACTTTGCTATTCAGGGCATTCTTACCGCGATTGGTGGAGTAGCCGCTGGCCCGGTTGGTGCTCTGGTGGGTGGTGCTGTGGGTGGCATCATCAAGAATCAGGTGGAGGATACGGTGTTGTCGTTCACGGATAGAACGGATGTTGAGCGGGCGGCACAGATGGGGCCGTTCCATCTACGTGAAGGCTTTACACAGTCCAGCGCGGGCACGTTCACGTTTGATACATCCACGTTGGCTGAGCGCGCCCTACTGGATGCTAAGGGTGGCAAGTCCGTCACTATGACGATGGGGCACAGTATTTCTAAGGTTCTGGGTGATGACCAGCGGCACAGTACCGGAAAGATTCGATACGGATACCGTATTGGTGACCGTGTGACCTTTGAAGAGCACCTATCGGGTGTGGTGGTGTCCGACATTATTACCGGTGTGACCGTGAAGGACAATCACGATGAGCGTATGCGCATCTCACCCCGCATCGGTAAGCGTAAGAACACGTCTAATCCGTTTATTGATTTCACTGACAAAATGAACAAGGTGACAGAGACCGTGCGCGACTTCGGCTTAGCGACCTAGACAACGCGGCGATTAACGCATCCTCATGGGCGAAACGATAGGAGGATGCATGGTCACACACCCCATGAAGCAAGGCACCTACAGGGTGTCCAGCGGCTACGGGTCGCGCTGGGGAACCTTCCACGCTGGCCTAGACTTCGCAGCGCCCATAGGTACCCCGATTTACGCGGCAGCGGATGGTGTAGTAGTCCAAGGCAAAGAGCGCTATAACGTAGCGGGCTTCGGTAGCTGGATTTGGCTGGACTGCCAGCAATCCGTAGGCAAGGACTTCATCTACGGTCACGTGAAGCATGACGGCATCATGGTAAAAGCGGGCGACCGCGTTCATGCAGGCCAACAGATAGGTGTTGTCGGCAACGAAGGTCAGTCTACTGGCCCTCACCTGCACTTTGAAGTGTGGGGGCATCCTGGTCGCCTTGGTGGCGCTCACCAAGACCCCGCGAAGTATTTGCAGGGCGCGGCACAGCCGGGAGGGGTAACCAAACCAGTAGCACGGCCCACCCCGACACCTTCTAACGGCCATATTTTGGGTGTGGACGTGTCTTACTTCCAGAACGGTATGAGTCTGAAGCGCGCCGCCAGTGAGGGGTTGAGCTTCGCTATCATCCGCACCAGTGACGGCACGCACCGTGATTGGGCCTACCAGTCCCACATGCGGGATGCAGAGTCAGCAGGCATGGTCACCGCTGCATACCACTACTGCCGCAACCCGCGTGAAGGAACCAGCATCCAGCAGCAGGTAGCCACCTCCGTCAACGTCATGGGTGACATGAAGCGCCCCATCTGGCTGGATTGTGAAACCCCCGCCGGGCTATCCGCACAACACGTACAGGAATTCAAGACAGAGTTTGAACGCCGGGGCGTGCGCGTCATCGGCATCTACTCCTACATCCCCTGGTGGGAGGGAAAGACCATCGGCGGGGAGCCTGAAACCGCACCATACGGCAAAGTATGGCTCGCACACTACGGCTCCAACCCAGACGGTAGCCCCGCACAGGTCTACGCAGCCCGTGGCGGCAACGATTCCCGCTATTGGAACTACCCGCTGGGCAACCAAAAACCAGTGCTATTCCAATACGGCAGCAAAGCAGAAGTCGCCGGATTCGCAGACGTAGACGTAAACGCATTCCGAGGAACCAAAGACCAGCTCAAAGACCTGTTCTACGGCACTCACACAGCAAAGAAAGAAGATCTAGATTTGTCCGACATTGACAAGAAGCGCATCAAGTACTCCCTAGACCAATTCGTAGGCTACGGCACCAACAAAAACGGCGAGCCTACTTTCAACGGGTGGGATTTTGACCACCTAGTCAAGGTGGCGAATGACAAGCTCGCCAATGGCAAGGGGCTAACCCTAGTGGAGATGGTGGCCCGCACCATGGACAAGCAACATCGCCAAGAAACGGCGATTACGCACCTGTCTGAAAGCTTCGACGAACTCATTAATGCTGTCACCGCCCTTAACGATTCCGTGGCGCAGCTTGCAGGCGCAAACCCGGAGGTAAAGTAAATGAGCAACGTTAATAAGGCTGATTGGCCAATCCGAAAGATTCTGTACATCCTGTTTGGTGCGGCCCTGTTTGTGGCTATCACCGCAGGCTGGGTGACAGATGACCAGATTGAGACCGCCCTGTCTACCACTGAGCGAGTCACCGCCTACCTAGCATCTGCTGGCCTCATCTTCGCAGCCACCAAGACCCACAGGGGCAGTGACGATAAGAGCACTGAGGCGGACGTACTCAACGCCGCCGTCAACGCTTCCAACCAGCCACAGGACACCAACAGCGAAGTGCTACTAGCCCAGCTACAGCGCCAGGTGGCAGACCTCACCCACCTTGTAGAGCACCCCGCACAGGGGCCGGAGGATGAGGTAGACCAAGACGCGCCGGGCATTTACCCCACAGGGGCTTAGCATGCAGTGGCCGAAAAACCGTGACAGCTGGCTAGCCCAACGGCAAGGGGACTGGTCGCCCGGCATGCCGTCCCTCATATTCTTCATCATTTTCGGCCTATTCACAGTCCAAGGCGCTAACCGTGGAGTGGACTACATCACCGGGGATAGGCCGGATGTTACCCAGTCGCTAACGGTGGTGGAAGAGGCGATGCCGCTGCAAGTCTGGGGTGTGCTGTTCCTCATGGCCTCCCTTGTGGTGGCGGTAGGAATGGTGTTCCGCAGGCATAACATCATCATCGCCGGATGCCTGTACTTCGTGGTGCTGTATTCGGGCATCACGTGGGGACTCACGATGAAGATGCTCACGAGGATGACCCCAATGTCTGAATTTTGGGCCGCGCTCACAGACCCCGATATACATGCCCCTACACCGTTCATGTGGGTGGTCATCATCCTCATGTGTGTGGGGTGTGCAGCGCTAACTGTGGTGGTGAAGAAACACCGCTTGCTTGTAGGTGCAGTGTCAGCACTCATTATCCTATTGACCTGCATGTTCGCTACTTACGGGCATCTCGCCACCTTCATCTACCACTCCGCACAAACATTCCCACTCGACGGATGGCGCACCCCCTCATCCTTCGCCCTCACTACAACCATTTGGGCGCTATTCGCCTGGGGTACGAAAGTGATGCAGAAAGCTAGAAGAGGTCAATAAAATTGGTACCACCAGAGTTGCTAGACCGCTTGCCCAATGATGGGGCATGGGGCATTTTCGTGACCGTGGTGCTGGCTATCTGGATTGGTGTCAAGACACTTGCGAAGGCTGATACCGACAAGATGGAGCAGTCCTTCGGCTGGTTTGGGCATAAGGCTTCTCAGGTTGTGCGCTGGTTTCGGGATAAAGAGCGCCGCCAGATTGAGCATGAGCAACGCCTAGAAGACGCAAGGGTGCGCGTCTTCGAGGACAAGATTAAATCCCTAGAGGGGATGATTAAGCGCGACCGCCAATGGTATGAGGAACAACTACACGTTGAACGCGAGCGCAACGAGGCGGAAACACAGCGCCTAGAACAACGCATTGAGGATGTGGTGGAAGAGCGCCGCGTAGTGGAGAAATGGATGGAGTACGCGATGCAGTGGGCTAGTGATGTGTATTCACTGGCGGTGCAGCACTCGTGGAATCCGACGATTACACCACTCATGTCTTTTTCCGTGTGGCGAAAGACGATGCAGAGCGACGTGGATTAGACAACGCGGCGGTGGGGCAACCATGGGGGCAGCTTTAGACGTTTCCCCTGTTAGGAGTCCCCACCCATGGCTGATAGTGTCCCAACTTACCGCGACCTTGAGACGAAGCTTATCCTCAGGTGGATCGATGTGGAGGACATTCTCGCTACTCAGCGAGCTTTGATTGAGGTCACCCCTGAGGCTGCGTTCCTGGAGCTGCCGCGTGGCCGTCGTGGCGAAAAGGGCGAAAAGGGTGACGCGGGTGCACAAATGTGGATTCGTGACCTCATCACGAATCGTAACCAGCTGCCGCAGAATCTGCGCGAGGTAGACCAAGGCGCATGCTACGTGGATACTAATTCCCGCTCTGCGTGGGTGTGGAACGGCAGTGACTACATCGAGATTCCTGAATTTGTGGGTGTGCGTGGCGAGCCGGGCATGACTCCACGTGTGCAGATTGGTTCCGTGCGCCCTGGCGGTGATGCGTCCGTGAGTGTGAATCAGGCCGCGTCTACTGAAGATACTTTCGTGCTGGATTTCGTGCTTCCGCAGGGGCCGGTGGGCCCACCGGGCGAAAAGGGTGATGAGGGTTCGGCGTCGAATGTGTCTAATAGCCCGGATGTGGATGTGACACGCCCCCCGGTTCCTGGTGAAGCCCTCACGTGGAACGGTAGCAAGTGGGCACCGCGTAATGTGCTTGCCCCTATTGGGCCGTGGGTGCTGGGTGAGGGGGATTTTAAGAGCGTGAGCCAGGGCCTTATTGGGTCTGGAAATGTGTCTGAAAAGATGATCGCCTCTTATACGGTGCCTGGTTTGCCTTATGACTGGCATCCTGTGGTGCTGGGTGGGCAGCTGCGTGTGGAAACCCCTATTGGTGTGCAGTATGACGCGGAGGTGCGTGTGGGGAATGCGCAGCGTGGTGACATTATTGGCCGTGGTATTGGTAAGCCTTTCCAGCGGCGTGAGGACCACACACAGATTTATCCGGCCACCGCATCCAGAATGACTCCGGGCAGTGCTGTGGGTGTGGTTAAGGCGAATACCGCCACGACTATCTATGTGGTGTTGAAGAAGACGCGGGGCACTATTGGTGGCTGGGATTTCTGGCGCGAAAATTCGTCTTTGTCGTTCTTGGCTATGCCAGTTAATCAGGCTTACGCCTAAGGGGGATGGCTCATGGCTGAGATGGATCCTGGTAAAGACCCGTGGTTGGAAGATGAGGCGGAGCGCCGCACCCTGGACTATGGCGGCACGCCTCCGAATCCGGAAAACTCGCGTACTCGTGCTGACACGTTTGGTATTCGCCCTGATATTTGGGATTCGCTTAATCAGGCGATTACGAAGAAGGCGACGGTGGATGAGCTTTTGGAGCAGGCGCGCCGCCGCCAGGAGGATGCGCGTAAGTATTTGGCGGATGCTGCGGCTGCACGTGAGCAGGCGGATAAGGCGCTAGCAGAGTCTGATAAGGCTGTGCAGAAGGCGGGGCAGGCTCAGCAGCAGGCTAGGCAGGCTGTGGATGCGTCTAATAGTGCGTTGGGGGATGCTGCGGCGGCGCGTGAGGATGCGCGTAAGTCTCTTCAGGATGCGCAGCAGTCATTGCAGAATTCACAGGATGCTTTGAATGATGCGCAGGATGCTAGGGCGCGTGCTACTACGGCTGTGGCTAATGCGGCTACTGCACGCACGAACGCTGATAAAGCGTTGAATGATTCGGGTAAGGCACTTACTCAGGCGGGGCAGGCTGTGTCTGAGGCGCGTTCTGCTGTGTCCACATCTGGGGATGCTTTGGCTAAGGCTAAGGCTGCTGATTTAACGTCTGAGGAAGGCCGTAAGACTGCGATTGAAGCGCTGACTAAGGCTGTACATGCCACGAATACGGCTGTGTCTGCTAACTCGACGGCGATTGAGGCTAACAGCACGGCTATTGCGTCCACGAATAAGGCTGTGGCTGCGCTTACTCAGGCTTCGGCGGCTAATTCGCGGGCTGTGGATGCTTTGTCACAAGCGTCTGAGGCGAATTCGCGGGCGATTACGGCGACGAATACGGCGGTGGCTGCGAACAGTAAAGCTGTTGAGTCAGCGCTGTTGTCCAGTCAGGCGAATAGTACGGCTATTGCATCCACGAATAAGGCTGTGAGCGCGGCTGTCACCGCATCTGAGGCGAATAGTACGGCGATTACTGCTACTAACCGTGCTGTGGCCGCGTTGCGTGCCGCAAACTCTGCTAACAGCTCCGCAATTAAAGCAGTCACCGATGCTTCTGAGGCGAACACGAAGGCGATTAGCCTACTGCACCTTTTGAACCACGGTACGTGGAACCTATCTAGCACCTACACGATTGGTACGAGTTGGAGGTCATTAGAATTCAACTCGCCTAAGGGCGAATCGTCGGGGTGCTCGATCTTCAAGTTTACCAACTCCGATGGCACTTACATCAACTTTAATGAGGCGGGGCAGTGGGAGGTCAACCTCCGCATCATTATTCCAGCTAAGCCACTCCTCTCCATTGGTGGTAGCTCGTATGTGAGGATTTCTCACATGCGTAAAAGTGAAGTGGTTGATAGTGCGGTCGCTACTGGGTATGACGATGGGTGGCCTTACACGCTCCCGCTCACTGCCATATTCAATGTGCAAGTAGGTGACTACGTATATGTGTCCGCAAAGTCGGACACCACACGTGGTACCTCGCCATTATCCAATGGTAGGCCAGACCATGAGTACACGGAATTGTCCGCACGCCAACTCTCCCGGGCCTAGACAACGCCCCACCCCTCGTACAACTACAGGCAGTCAAATGCTTGTAGGAGACGTGGATGAAATACACCCGTGTACGCCGCGCTGTCAGTGCCGTCGTGATTGACAGTTGGGATGAAGACCGCGACCCAGAACACATTAAGGTCAACGGGCGCGTCACCTTCACCCCACTGTTGAAGGACGGTGATGTGGTGCAGTGGGCTGGACCTAATGGCCCCGAATCCTTGGTGCTTGCCCCCATTGAGTGCCGTATTAGTGACGGTATCATCATGCACCGAGGTGGGGAGGGTGTGTACCTCGCTGCTGGTGGTAAAGGCTGCGAACCATCCCTTATTCAGTGGAAGGCCACATTCAGCAATATGCAGGCGGGTGGCTGGTCTTTCAAGCTGAAGCCAGTCATGTTTGATGCTGTGCCGGATGGGGAAGTAGACCTCACAATGGTCGCCCCCGTAGCTGGCGCATCCGAACCCATTGTGCGTGGCCCCGCTGGTACCGGTATCGACAACATCAAGGTTGATGGGGCGGAACTAGTCATCACCGCACGTTCTGAAGCCGGTGTGTTTGAGATGGCCCGCATCCCGCTAGAAGATGTGGTGAAGGCTGAGGCTGCTGCAGCTGCTAAGAGCGCCACTGACAATGTGCGCACCGAATTCAACGCCTCTGTAACCAACGCCGCCAACAGTGCTAAGTCTGCTGCTGCTAGTGCAAAAACCGCAACCACCAAAGCCAGCGAAGCAACAACCCAAGCAGCCAACGCCGCCAACAGCGCCAGCGCCGCGAAGGACTCTGCTGCCAAAGCCAGCGCCAGCGCCAGTGCTGCTACAGCAAGCGCAAACAATGCGTCTACATCCGAAACCAAAGCAGCAGGAAGCGCCAGCGGCGCGAAAGCATCCGCATCATCCGCAGCGTCTAGCGCCTCCAAAGCCGCAACCTCAGAAACAAACGCGGCAAGCAGTGCCACCAGCGCTAAGCAGGATGCTGACCGTGCCGCAAACATCGCCAACAGCACCAGCTGGAACGGCGACAAACTCACCGTAAACGGCCAAACCAGCCCCTCCCTCACCGGCCCCAAAGGCCCAAGAGGCCCAACCGGAAACGCCGGCCCCAAAGGCGAACCCGGCGAGGTCACAATGGCGGACTTTCGCCCGGTGCGTGATGCGGTGGAGGTGCGCCCGAACGGGTGGATCATCAAGTCCGCATCTGATTTAGCAGCGACGGAGAAGAAAGCCCGACCCGGCGACTTAATCCACGTTGTTGAGACTCGTGAAACATGGGAGGTCTACTAATGGCACTCAGACTGATTAGGCAGGCAAATGAGACGGTGCGGCTGGACGTAACCCAGGGCACTGGTTGGAAACCCGCAGCTCGTGGGAAGTTTGACGCAAGCGTCAACGCTTACCCGGAACTCGCCACCATCCAGGCCACCGGCTGCACCGGGTTACGCGTGTACGACTACGACGCACCCGGCCAGCCCTTTTGGGAGTCCACGACGGGCACGAGCCACACTGTGACGGTGATTAAGACGGTTCGCCGTCTTGTGGTTCGCGCCGAGAATACGACCGATGACACGGAGGTAATTATGCACGTTGTTCCGATCCCCCCCCCCTACTTCGTAAGACTTTTGCGCGCCTGGCGGGGTGCCTGCCATGGCGCTAAAACTGATTGGTGCCTCTGGTGGCGCAGTATGCGCGGGCAACTCCGACAGGTCGGACATGCAGCGCGCCTACATGACGTGGGACACAATGCGGGTTCCCGGAACGTGGAAAAGCGACAAGGTATCGGTGACCCCGCCGCCAGGATGGTACAGGTTCAGACTGTGGGTCAGCGAGAACCTGATTGTCTCACCGAACGGGGTCGGACTGCCCGGCGACGTTTCACTAGCCACTACGGGCATGGCGGCACCGGCTATCGACACGATTTGTCAGGTAGCGGATGTAGTGAACGTGCGCTACAGGGCAGACAGGCCATGCGAGTACCGGATGGAACTCACGCCGATCTAACCACCGTGGAGGTGGCGTGATGGCGTTGCGTCTTATCCGTAAACCCCTCGAAGTGCTCACCGGCACAACCGGCACCGGCACTGGGCTACTCACGGTCACCGGCTCGTGGGGAACCTACTTCACCGCCCCTAACGACGGTGTGGCTCATGTTGCTGTGACGGGTGATGTGGAGCAAATCTGTGTGTGGGTGCGTGACACGGACGGCCTGAACATTCAAACGTTCCGCGCCCGCCGTGGCGCGGAATCTATGGAGCAGTGCTGCCTGAACGTGATGGTCCCGTTGTCTAGGGGGCAGCGGTGGTTTGTACAGGCGGAGGGGCAGAGCAAGACCGTGACGGTCATGCACGACTTCAAACCCGTCCCCCCCCCTGCGTAATTGCAAAGTTCTGGCGCTGGTTGGGGTGGTGCTAAATGGCTTTACGCAAAATAGGCACCAGCCGCGACGTGGCCGCGTACACCCTCACCGGCGATTCCGGTTGGCGCACCCCCACCGGCAAGAATCAAACATGGGTAACAACTGGGGAAACCTCTATAACACTCGAACCGGGCACCTACCTCATCGAGGGGCCGCCAAGTGTCGCCCAGTACAACCGCTCACCGTGGACGAACGAGGGCATCATCACAACACCCGCAGTGGTGGAGTACTCCGAGGACAAACAACTGTACTGCCAGTACAGCGGAGTACTGAAGATCACCAGACTCTAGCACCCTTGGGTGGTGGTCGCCGTGGCGCTTAAGCGCATCAGTCAGCCGCTAACCGAGCTAGGGAGCAGCGAACACCTGGACAACCTCACTACCACCGGCGTGTATCACCAAGCTCTGTCAAGAAACGCAGAGGTAAATAATGGCTACCCGGAGGCACAAGCTGGCCTACTCGAAGTCATCTCCCCGTCAGGCGTACAGATGGTGTACCAGCGCTACACCATCTATAACTCCCGCGGCATGTACTTCCGAGGCTTCTACGGCTCCTCATGGGGGCCGTGGAAGAAAGTCCTAACCGAATAGACAACCAGTTTTCTGTGCGACCCTCTGACCGCCCCACGGTTAGGGGGACGCTCGCATTTTGATGGAGGAAACAATGACACTTGAAGAAATCATCGCCGCTATTAAGCAGCTCGACGACCAGGACTTTAACGCCCTGAGTGATGAGATGTACACCATGCGGGAAGAACGCCGCGCACGCCCCGCTATCGAGCAAGCAAAGCAAGAAGCTGAATCGGAAACGGCAACGAAGATTGCTCAACAGCTGGCAGAAGAGCACCCGGAGATAGTGGAGAAGCCGACCGAAACAGCAGACGGCAGTATCCGCGAGTGGGAGCCGTGGAACCCTCTAAAGCCCTCCACACACTACCGATATGGAGACCTTACCCAGCATGGCGGCAAGGTGTGGCGTGACGTGCTCGACCCCACCGGCGACAAACTTAACGTGTGGGAGCCAGGCGCGCAGGGTATAGATGAGCGCTACTGGATAGAAGAATCGGAGACCTCTGAGACCCCCGCCGAAGGTGACGCTAGGGTAGAGGAATTCGTACAGCCCACATCGGAGAAGCCTTACCAGGTGGGGGACAAGGTGAAGTTTGAGGGTGCGGTGTGGGAGTCCACCATCGCTAACAATGTATGGTCACCATCCGCGTATCCGACGGGGTGGAAGAAGTTGTAA